TACTCTTTGGATTAGATACTTTACTTCATACTCTTCGTCATCAATAAACTCTTGCGCCAATTCTAATGCGTTTTTATCATTGTACTCTTCAGCATACCACTTTAGTCCACCGATAATATCATACACAACATATTCATTAGGTGCTTCTTTCCATTTCTTAATCAACTCTTGCATTGCTGTTTTCATATCTCTTTAGTTTTAAAGGTTGAATCGTGCGGGTGAGGATGTTCTAAAAGATATCTATTCACCTCAAATGTTATCTTAAACAAATCCATATCAGAAGCAATACCTTCCATATGATTACCAATGACATTATCTAATTTGGTAAACAAGTCTGTTTTTTTCATCTGTACTTAGTTTTAAACTCTTCATCATAAAGACCTAAATCTTCATCTCCTTTTATTATTTCAATTAGCAACCGCTTTCTTCTATTTGGTAGTAACCAATTCAGAAATTTGTTGTAATGCTTTTTCATCTCTCTTTGGTGTTAAGGTGTAGACTATCACCACGAGGGGCTTCTCTGTGTCTTTTTCTTTCATCTCTCTTTGGTTTTAAAGTATTTGTCGTAAAACTCTGATATATTCAATTCTTCTTCGGGCTTTGGAGGTATAGGGTAGCCATCCATAGTCAAGTTGTCTAATCCGTAGACATAGCGGTGGTATGCCCCGCTAAACTTGATCATAAGCTCTTTCTCTTCCTTGAGTAGTTCTTTACGATTTTCTCGAATGTGGCAAAGTAGTATAACCCCTACGCTTACGTCAACATATTTTTTTGATGACTTTGCTTCTAATTCTAATAGTTCTTGCACTGGTGTTGTTTTCATCTCTCTTTGGTGTTAAGGGTGTCTAAATAATTGTCTACACATTCGTCAGTTGTTTGAGAGGTTTTATCACTCTCAGAGTAATCAGCAAAATCAAGCAGCAGTTCTCGTATACTTTTAAATGTATTATTTTTAGTGCGTATTTTCATCTCTCTTTGGTGTTAAAGGGTTTTTCTGCGTCAACATTTTGAACATTCTCAATAGCCTTATTTATAGCACTTCTAACTTCATCAGTCATAGGCTCTCCACTTAATATAACGCTCCTTAAAAATGCTAAAGTCATATGCACCTGCTTTAATCTTTTGTCTTTCATCTCTCTTTGGTTTTAAATTATTATTGGGGGTTGTAAAACATTAAAACGATTTCACAAAAATGTATAAAAACAATAAAAAGTTATTACTCCCAATAAATAGCCTGTAAATACTGCTGTAATCAAATCAAATCCGTTATATTTTTTCATCTCTCTTTGGTTTTAAAGGTTTGTTCTACTCTTTGGATTAGATACTTTACTTCATACTCTTCGTCATCAATAAACTCTTGCGCCAATTCTAATGCGTTTTTATCATTGTACTCTTCAGCATACCACTTTAGTCCACCGATAATATCATACACACCATATTCATTAGGTGCTTCTTTCCATTTCTTAATCAACTCTTGCATTGGTGTTTTCTTCATCTCTCTTTGGTTTTAAAGGTTAGGATTTAATATAAGTAATTACCATCGCTTCAAGTTTATCACCGAGCAACGGACTACCATAATTTTCAAACTTCATTTTAATACTTGGATAAACTTCCAACCCATTAGGGCATTGTATAATTAGTGGCAACTCCCTTTTGTCAGCACTTATGCTTTGAAGTTCTTTTATAAAGTCATTAATAGTTTTCTGTCTCATCTCTCTTTGGTGTTAAATCGTTATTAGAGTAAGCTAATCTGTTTTTTTACTTCTTTCCAATACTTATGATTTAATCTATCGCTATCATAAATATTTGGATTATCATTTAGTATTTCATCTACGCAAATAATAGCAAAGGCTTTACCTTGTTCTCTTTGCTCTTTTAGTTCTTCATCTGTCATATCAAAAACAGATTTGCTTATAAATTTATTTGCTAATTCGTTTGCTTTTTCTTTTGGTGTCATCTCTCTTTGGTGTTTATATACTTAATATGATTTGATTCTCTTGATTTTTTCAGCAATTCTATTAGCCTGTTCTGTCATTGCTTTGTCTTCTGGGTTCTTAAACGCCGCCCATAAAATATCGATGTTAAATCGACTAGCTCCGCCAATCTCTTTATCAATCCACTTACAAAACTCAAAGATTTCTTGAGCCTCATCAGCGAAAAGAGATTCTTCAGCGTATTCATATCCTTCGGTAAAATTTCCAGACATCCCAGCTCCCATTAAGAGTAGAGCTTTAGTTTCTTCAGATAGATTTGTCATAATTGTATCTTTTAATTACTATACTAATATAAACATTTTTCTTGACATAAAAAAATCTGAGGCAATTATTTTTAACTTTTTTTCCAGCAGGTTATACCCTCTAATTTGACCTCAATTATTTTAGAATCCCGTTCTACTATTTTTTTAATGTAGGACTGTGGGTACTTAATCTTATCATAGACTCGAAAATGATTCTTATAGATAACTTCGACCTTATATCCTCCCGGCTTTAAACTTAAGTGACTGGTTCGATATCCATCTCCTACAAAATATCCTCTATTCTTACTCATTGATTAATTCTTTTATGTCTGAAACTGCTAATTCGCATTCATTCCATTCAGATTCTCCATCTTCTACTTCCATTTTTGCAAGATCATAGAATGAATTAATTTCTTCGGCATGTTGTGGATATTTCTCTGCCATTTCGTTGCAATAATTGCGTAAATCTATTAGTTTCATATTAAAAATCTCTATTGTTTTCATAAATTGCCTTAATCACTGGGAATCTTAATGAGTGATTTCCATTCTGATCGGTTGTTTCTTCAAAGTATTGTACAGTAATGGTCTTGCCCAAGATCTCTTCTGGATTCTGATAGTAATGACGCTTTTGGTCTTGATTAAAACCACTTCCAACCTGGACACGGTTACCCTTATGCATAATAACTACATTGCGTAACATCTCCTCTTCAACCTCGCGACCTTCAACGATAACACGATTAATCGCGTTCTCGGTCTCGATTACCACATATTCAGCATCAAAGAACTTTTTCACCTTCATGATATCGCTACTACGCTTACCTTGATATGGTACATCTTTACGGAGCATTAGACCCTCCCAGCCAAATTGAGCTGCAGTGTCCATGTGATTTTGAAGGTCCTCTTCATTTTCTATCCATTCTTGTTTAACCAACTCAATAACATTTCCAAAATCAAGAAAATCAAATCTCATCTCCATTTCAGAAAGCCTTTTACTAAAGATTCTATTAGAGTAACATGCGTCAAATTCAGTTTGGTGCAACATATCAAACACTAAAAATTTTGGGTTTTGAATTGTGTGATCTTTACGTTTGATCTCCTTAATGATTCCCTGGAAGTCTTCGTCTCCATTCTCATCAACCATACAAATCTCACCATCAAAAACTATATTCTTAAAACCATGTTTCTTTAATTGCTCTGCAACTTTACCAAGGGTGTCGAATTCTTTACCAGCGCGAGAAAAGAACTTTGGCTCTCCAGACTCATCAATATAGGCAATACAGCGAACTCCATCCAATTTGCGACTAACGTACCAGTCGTCCTTAGCAAAGTCTACCTTTTTCTTAGTAGAATCTTTGTATGTGTCGGCAAGCGCTACGTCGAAAGTTGGAACCAGACCTGGTACGATCTTATTAATCATTGAAGCGGTCGATCTGGTCTTGAGATTACGGTCGATAATGTTGAAGATCAGGTCTTCATAATCAGGATTTGCCGATATAAATCCATTAACATAACTAATTGCAAGATGCCCTGTTATTTTACGATCGGCTAGCGCATCTAATAGCTCAAAAAGATCTTTATACCCATATTTAACTAGGTCACTTCTCTTCTTACAATTTTTAGAAGTAACATAATATTGTTTGAAGGGGGTATAGGTGTAATGTAGTGCTCTCATCACTTCAGCGTCATCACTAAAGTCCTTAATCACTTGCAACTTATCGCTATTTGAATTAGTTGCATTTGATTGATCTACAAATTGTTGAAGTCTATTTAGCATATCTATTATATGTTTATTTTAAGAATTTGTTTTAACCAGCCAAAGTTCTTCTGGCATCGAATTATTATACATTAATTGCACATAAAATTTTAGTGCATGTATGTTGATTGAATCGGCTGAACCTACAGCCTGCATCAAATTATTATTAACGACTGCCTGTACAAAGCTTCCACCAGGATAACCGATGTCCCATTTAGTACACAGAACCGATGTTCCGATGGCTACAATATGAGCCCTTTCACAAGTACGAGTTGCCTTATCTTTGATTGAGTATTCGGCATTGTTATCGAAATAGTCTTCGACAAGTTCTCTGACAATTCTGATTTGATCTTCTACTTTCATGAATATTTACTTATTAGGTGAAAAAGATGCAATAAGAGACCCTCCAAATAACATACTGACCAAAATACAGAAGAAAATCTCATTGAGAGGATCTGCGAATGGAATTACAGTTTGAATGGTTCCAGTAACCATACCCGCTAGGATAAGTATTGAAACGATTGCAATTAGGAAAGGTTTGATGTTGAATTTCATATCTTTATCTTTTATTACTATACAAATATAAACAAAAGACTTGATATAAAAAAATCTGGAGTGAATTATTTTTTTATCCGATTACTATATTAAAAGAAAAAGGAGAGTCAGCTTTACCGAAGCCAGACTCTCCTTGTCATCCCTCCGTCGGGGGACCCTCATACTAGTTTGGTTTTCCATAGGAACCGGTTGCACCTGTTAAGAACCTTTTTATGGGCAGATTACTGCCTCGGTCAAATTGGTAGTCTGCTCTCTCTACCTATAACCAAGCATCTACGTCTTTTGTTTCTAGGGACAATTCTGACGCTCTGCTCTGGAGCCATTCCTAAACCCTCGGTAAAACTGTTCTAGTTATTTTTGGGTATAATAACCTTGAACAGAATGTTATATATCCTTTACAGGATTTGTTTCAACACATTGGCAATTATTTTCGAGTAAAGTATAGAGTTCTTAGCTGTTCTCCTACAATACCATACTCTGTCTTATTTTCTATTATTAATCCGTCGACTGACTTATTAATAACCTTCCATTCTATATTTCTAATAAAAATACTCGTATCAACAAAAGTATATGAATGTGCATAATTGTTTGAATACATCCAACCTATAATTTCTACCGGTTGAATTGTTCCCTCAACAATTGTAAATACATTTAAGCTGTCAAAAAAGAATACGACATCATCAAACACTGTATCTGTGGTAAAGACTAATCCTGGTAAGAAATAGTCTTCTTTAGATTCTAGGCGGTCTAGGTTCCATTCTCCAAGAACGCTATATGGTTCTTCTTTAACACAAGAGAATAAGATCAAAAATAGGAAGGTTAGAAGGTATCGCATTGAATTAAATTATTTTTGTAAATATCATTAGAATGATTGTCGATATTAATCCAATCATAAACGTCTCATGGCTATCAAATTTGATTTTAACAGGACAACCAAGCTTCCATCCATTCCATTGAAAAAGACCAGGTCCTCCATGACATGAATGCCATTGCTTTTTACCAAAGATCCAATCTAATGTTTTATCAATTAGGTCAGGAAGGTTACCAAAAAACCAACCCAAGGCATATAACCATGGATAACCTGATTCAATTCCTAGAAGAATGAATATAATTAAGTATGGTACTTGAACTTTAAACAGGTTTATCCAGGGTCTATAGGGTGCTTCACCTAAATAGTCTAATAAGAAATGTGAAACATATGCCATAAAGGCTCCAGTTGCGTGTCCTATCATTGGCATTCCAATGCTATTAAATCCAAAAAATGGAAGAGCATATGAAATTGTTCCAGCTACTGCATGAGTATGTGGTTGCATAATTAAATTGTTTTTTTGTGGGCCCTGCAGGGCTCGAACCTGCGACCTACTGATTATGAGTCAGTTGCTCTAACCGGCTGAGCTAAGGGCCCAAATAACCGGGTATTTGTTTTAAAGCTACCATAACCATCGCGAATGGGTAACTCCCGGTATTTACTCCACTTGGACTCTCCTTTCGGTTGTAGGCGTGAGATTTGACGCCTCGTTGTTCGGCTTTCGCCTATCCAAGAGCTGGGGAGTAGGGGATTCGAACCCCTACCTCTGCCTAACCAACTTAATCACACCGTGTAACTAGTATGATGCTTTCTGTCTTAAGGTTGGAGCGTCGTACCACTTTGACTAACCCCCCGTATTTAGTGAACCAGACAGGATTCGAACCTGTGACCGTCTGCTTAGAAGGCAGATGCTCTATCCAGCTGAGCTACTGGTCCATTCATTAAATTTGTACTCGAGGACGGGCTCGAACCGTCACGGACATTACTGCCCAAGGGATTTTAAGTCCCTCGTGTCTACCAATTCCACCACTCGAGCATACAGGTCCTAATTTCGTTTAGGACCAGGACGTGATCGGTTTAGGCTCTCAGCTCTAAACGATCAGCAGCTTACGCTGCTAGTGCAAATTCGTCGTTTGCGTAGATTAACCCACTCTCACTATCGCTATCAACCAATGTCAAAAGCCGGTCATCCCCATTGTAATTAATGCCCTTGTGGAGATGGCGGGATTCGAACCCGCGTCCATCGATCCGCCAATAATGGTCATCGAAGATTAATTTGTGGAGAATATCGGAGTCGAACCGATGACCTCTTGCGTGCAAGGCAAGCGCTCTAGCCAGCTGAGCTAATTCCCCGTTAGTTGGCAGTCCAGACGGGACTCGAACCCGCGACCTCCGCCGTGACAGGGCGGCACTCTAACCAACTGAGCTACTGGACTATATTACACTTAGCGAGATTGACTAAGCTAGATTTTAACGGTTTAGTTTCCTCTTGAAACAAACAAACATTAGTGTCTTACCACATAAAACTAAAAGTCAAGCTTTTGGGAGGCTCTACTATCCACCTTGATTCCCAGTCCCAGTATTTTAATCTTAAAGACCAGCTACTACCTGTCTGATAGTCTTTCCTTCAATAAGAATTTCAGTTACCACCTGGGCATTAACTGAGGTATGTTAATGTTACCTAAACATCCAAGTATCTCTAACTTGGTTTGGCGGAAGATGTAGGATTCGAACCTACGGAGGTGTGACCCTCGCCGATTTTCAAGACCGGTGCATTCGACCACTCTGCCAATCTTCCATTGTTGAGATTTATATCTCATTAGTGGCGGGAGAGGGACTCGAACCCCCGACCTTCGGGTTATGAGCCCGACGAGCTACCAACTGCTACCATCCCGCTATATACTCTTTTTTTAAAATTAGCACTAAGAGAAACTAGCTTATCCTTTTAAAACTCTTAATACTTCGGGATTCAACCGCTCTAGTCTCAGGTTCAGCAGAACCATTCTGGTCGTTATTGACTAGCAACTCTTATAGTATATGGTGTCCATTTCTTCATCAATAGAGTGATAAGTCGTATTGATTACTCGAACAGTTTTTTGAGCCTCTTGAGGGATTCGAACCCACGACCTGCTGATTACAAATCAGCTGCTCTGGCCAGCTGAGCTAAAGAGGCAAAGGGGGACTTAGAACCTCGGTCTTATGCAACCTAGGATTTTCTGCAGCCTGTTCATAGTCCCCAGTAAAATTGAGCAGAAGACGAGATTCGAACTCGCAACTTCCAGCTTGGAAGGCTGGCGCTCTACCAATTGAGTTACTTCTGCTAATTGTGCGGATGGAGGGACTCGAACCCACAAGCCGTGAAGCACTGGTGCCTAAAACCAGCGTGTCTACCAATTTCACCACATCCGCATAAATTGTAGCCCCTAGGAGAATCGAACTCCTCTTTCCAGGATGAAAACCTGGCGTCCTAACCGATAGACGAAGGGGCCATGGTGCCAATATGTCAAAGAACTTCTTCTTTTAATTATATTGCTAATATAAACAAAGTTTTTTAAACCTGAAAATATTTTGCAACTTTTTTTTAACTCTTTTGAGTACACGTCTGAGTTGCGACCCTGGTAGGATTCGAACCTACGACCAATAGATTAACAGTCTACTGCGCTACCGCTGCGCCACAGAGTCTTTATGTATAAAATCATAAGATATTTGAATCCATTTTTGTGGTTCGTTAAACATATCTTTCCACTTTATTCTTAAAACTTGCCAACCATTTTCAATGGCTAACTTGTCTTTTTAATACTTGTGAGTATTATATAACCCTTTTCCTAATTGTTTATTGAATTGTATCGGAATCTAAGATTACTACGTCTGGAATAACGATCGGTCTTATTTCAATATGGTCCTCCTGTCCTCTAACTGGCTTTTGAGTATAGCAGTAGATTGGGTGGCCATCCATATCATAGTAAAAGTATTCCTTCGTTGTTGGATCTAAGAATGCCCTATAGATACCATTATTTTCATCAACGTATATAATTTTACCTGTTTCCGTGTCCGATCTGAGGCCGATTGAAAAGCTTTTACCTTTATTAGTCCTTGCCTCTTCGTAATCTTGAATGTGCTGTTCGATCTTTTCCATTGATTCATTAATTTGTTGGTATTGATGAACCAGTTTATTCAGATCGCTGGCATAATTAATTACAGGGCGCACATAGCTAATCAGGGTTATCAGTGCCCCGATTGCAGTGATTACAAAGATCACGTTGCTTGCCTTGTCTTTAAATACTTTAAATGCCATACATTATATATCATTTAGTTTGAGGCGAAGGTTGGATTCGAACCAACGAATAACGGGTTTGCAAGCCGCTCCCTTAGACCGCTTGGGTACTTCGCCGATGGGGTGACCGATCGGGTTTGAACCGACGACCTCCTGAACCACAATCAGGCGCTCTAACCAGCTGAGCTACGGACACCATATTGGTTGGAAGGGGCGGGCTCGAACCGCCGACCTCTACATTATCAGTGTAGCGCTCTAACCAACTGAGCTACATTCCAATCTTTTGTCGGGATACCAGGGCTCGAACCTGGGACCTCCACGTCCCAAACGTGGCGCGCTACCAACTGTGCTACATCCCGTGGTCCGTATTTAGGGATATTTCTTAACCACCTCCTCAGCTCGGCAGCGGACATATCTGTCTCGTCTCGGTGGTAAATACTTCATAGTAGGATTCGAACCTACACCTATTCCTACATTTGCAACTGCGGTGATAGTGCCAACTTTTCCAAAAGTATTTGTGGTTTCTACTGGATTCGAACCAGTGACGCTCGGCTCTTCAGGCCGACGCTCTACCAACTGAGCTAAGAAACCAAACTCGTTCTACTGTCAGACTCGAACTGACATCCAGCCTTTCTGGTACTCTATGTACTATAGAGCAATCGGAGTCGAAACTGATGTGTTGCCTATTACACCAAGTAGAACTTTGTACACCAGGAAGGATTCGAACCCTCAACCTCCTGATCCGTAGTCAGGTGCTCTATCCAGTTGAGCTACTAGTGTATTTAGTGGCAGGAGTGGGACTCGAACCCACGTCATTCGGCTTATGAGACCGAGCTGGAACCACCTCCAGTCCATCCTGCTATATTGTGGGAAATATAGGATTCGAACCTATGACCCCTTGCTTGTAAGGCAAGTGCTCTGAACCAACTGAGCTAATTTCCCGTTTGCTAGGGCAGGATTCGATACCTGCACGAAATGTCTCCACTCGAGTTGGACATTTTACGGAAGTCCGCGCCTCTATCTTGGGCTACCTAGCGCTTTTGCAAAATTTCTATGGTAGTGGCACCTTTACGCGGCCAATTGCTCTACTTGCGATGGTTGATATGAGAGGATTCGAACCTCTTTACCTCCGCTCAACTATCCGCTCCGACTTTTACCAGAGAGATAGGAGGAACAGTGTGCCCACTACACTACTATCAATCGACAGTTTCGAACCTGTCAGTCTTAGGTTAATTACTCCTAAGATTTGTTGGCAGGGAGGGATTCGAACCCCCGTACTCAATGAGAAAAGATTTACAGTCTTCCGCCTTTAACCACTCGGCCACCTACCAATATTTAAAAACACAACTCTATCTCCTTTGAGTGTTCAGGGTTGACATTGCCATTTTTCAGGTATTCTTACATATCCGTACTCCCTTAGTTGTGTTTGTGACCCCTCAGGGGCTCGAACCCTGGACTCCCTCATTAAAAGTGAGGTGCTCTACCAACTGAGCTAAGAGGTCAATATAGATGAATAGAGGATTCGAACCTCGCTACAATTTAACTCCATTATAACAACCTGAATCGAACAGGACACGACCAACTCGCTTCATCTATTAGTTGCGATTGAGGAATCGAACCTCGGAGGGGAGCTACCCAATACGTCTCATGAGAACGTCTCTGTACCACCATCGCATTAATATTTTACTTCTAAAACTTCCCATTGGTTTACCCAGAAGGAATCATTCTAAACCTTTACTGCAGTTAATCAGTTTAGCCTGGTTGAAGATCACCAATTTCTTACGAGCTTTCTCATCAACTCGGTGGTGAACCGAGCCTAGATACCAATACTAACTCTACAACTTTTAGAAGTCTTAAACTAAATTTGAGTTGCAAACGTTGTAGGTCTCTTTGCAAATCTATCCTACCGCTTCTACGTTCCCTTTCGGGCTCCATTAGTTTAAGAATTTGTTACCAGGCCTAGATTCGAACTAGGATTTTCTGAGTCAAAGTCAGACGTGCTGCCGTTGCACCACCCGGCAATTATTAAGAGAGCCGGTCTCTCTAAGACTTACTTAAGCATATCAGCTGGGCCGTTAGACCAGCGTTCATATCAAAAGTAATATCTGTATTTTCTTAATTTTGCCAATATGTCAAAGAACTACTTTGTTTTAATTACAGTGCTAATATAAACATTATATTTGACACTGAAAAACTTTTTTCAACTTTTTTTCAAAGTTTTTTGCGGAAAGTAGAGGATTCGAACCTCTGGATCCCTCTCGAGATCAACTCCTTAGCAGGGAGCCACAATCGACCGCTCTGTCAACTTTCCAATTTGCACGTCCACAAGGATTCGAACCCTGATCAACGGTTTTGGAGACCGCTATTCTACCATTGAACTATGGACGTATTATGTAAAGAACATTGTTTTCTAATTACTATGCTAATATAAACATTTTTTTTGAACCGGAAAACTTTTACTAAAAAAAGTTCAAAAAAAATGGGTCCCAATTTCTTGGAACCCATGTCAAATTAAATATGTTAAAATATACTACATCTTAACGGCAACACGGGTTCCATTCTGACAAGGACTCCAGTCCTTAGCCTGTTGAGAATAAAACGGAATATGTGTTGCGTTCAGTTGCATTGTTTTCTAATTTTTAGATAGTATATATAAAGATGTTTTAAAAAAGTTTCAAAAACTTTAGATTTATTTTACGACATTGCGTCAACTACTAATGATTTACCTCTACGAATTCTGTTCTTCACAGTTTGTAATGGAACATTATGTTTAGAAGCAATATCTTCATATTTCATTTTACCAATCAATCGATCTTCAAGGATGTCACGATACATTGGCTTTAAATTGTTAATACATCTTAGAGCGGTATTATATCTGTTCATTAGTTCATTCTCTTCTTCCCAATAGTCAGATTCGGTCATCATGCTTTCAGAATCTTCTAGCAACATCGCCAAATTTTCATTTAGAGAATTGTTTGAAGTTACCTCCATGCCAAACTCTTCCATTGTACTTAGGCTGTACTTCTTGTTTCTTTCACGAATGTAACCTAAGCTCTCATTGAATGCAATACGATAAAGCCAAGTTGTAATTTGATATTCTGGCTTGTATTGATCGATTTTAGTCCAAAGTTTTAGAAGAGTATTTGCTAAGACATCTTCTACTGCTTCGCTATCTTTTAAGATTTTCCATACATAGCTTTTTAGACCTGGGCGAACCTTGTCATAGAGTGCTTTGTAAGATTTTTCGGTACGATTGTTGTAGAATTCTAGTCCTAGTTGTTTGTAAGATTTTTCTTTGCTCATGTATTTTTTATTAGTTATTATAAAGAATTTATAGTTAAATAAGTTAAACAATCTTCAACACACTCGTCAATAGTGTCAAACCCGAACCAATTTGTTGTTTTTGTTCCATCAACATCCCAGACATATTTGTAATAAGTTTCTCCACTTTTTGTTCTTATCACCTTTTCAATCTTAACAACATTTCCTGAGTTGAAGATTGCTCTCATTTTTTCTTCTAATGTAAATTCCATTTTTTTTATATTTAATATGTACAAATATAATCATTATTTCCTAAACCGGAAACATTTATTGAAAATATTTTTAAAAAATTTACAGATCTTTGAAGATGCCTAGCATCTTTGATAATTCTTGAGGCTTAAAACTCCACAGATCTGTAGAGACGTTGATCGTCTTTTGCTTTGGGTCAGACTTATATTCTCTATTCGGGTGTCCAATGATTGACCAGAAGCCATCGCTCTTTTTTGGCCAATCGTTAAGTGGCCAATATGAAATAGTAACTTCCATCTTATGAAGAGGCATAATTTGTCTCTCAAGTTTAGATCCATTTGATAGCATCTTTTTAGCTGCAAGTTCTGCGACTGGAGTATCATGCTCTCCTGGAATAAACCAAATAGTTCCATTCATTCTTGAAATAGCATCTTGTGCTGTTTTAGGATCCCATGCAAAATTACCAAGATGATAGACAAGATCGTCTTTACCAACAACTGAATTCCAGTTCTCGATTAACTTTTCCGTCATCTCATCGACGCTATTAAACGGGCGATCGTAAATTTCTATCGCATTCGGTCTGCCCAACTGTAAGTTTGAAGTTACAAATCTCTTCATTAAATAGTAATGAACTTAATGTTAAACTGATCCCAAAGAAGTTCAACGAATTCAGTCTCGTTAACTCCTCCCTGGGCATTAAATATCTTTTTGTCTTTTGATGTGTCAATAAACAGGTAAAGTACAAAATCATAATGTGTTGAATAGATCATTGATTGACCTACTCCAGAACGAAGATCTGAACCCTTATCACCTCTCTTAAATTCAATAGCTATTCTAAGACCATTAATTTCAAGAACCATGTCAGGTCTATTCTGAGTCCCCATAAACAGGATGTGGTTGATTGTCGTTTTGACATTACCTTCCCATTTAAGTGACTTTTGAATCTTCTCTTTTGCCTTTGTTTTTTCAAGACCACCTTCTTCTACCAGGTAGTTAGTAAGAGACTCAACAAGATGAGGATAGATGAATTGCTTAATCTGATCCTCATTCTTGCTTCGATAGTCTATGACTGTAAATACGTCGTCCTGCGTAATTGATTCAGAAACAAGTTCCAGAAGTTCTATTCTCTTCTGACTCTTACTTTTCTGTTTCATCACCTAATACTTCTAGTTCAGGCTCTACCTGCTCTGTAGTGTTAGCATTTTCTAGCTCATCAATCTCCTGATCAATTTCAGAAAGCTGTTGATGAAGTTGGCCAATTTCTTGGTTCATGTCGCTCAATTCCTTCATTGCATCAGTTACCGCTGAACCTACATTAGTAAGCATCTTAATAAAACGTCTTGCGCTTTCGATTCCGGTTCCTTCTACATTTAAAAGTGCTTGATAAAGACCATTTAATTCATGACCTCTTAGCTTAACAATAGCCTCATCATCCGCAGAAAGCTCTCTATACTGATCTTTTAGGCGGTCGTGTAGTGTTACGACTACCGCAGCATTTTGAGTCTTCCAAGTGTAACCTTTGTTAAGGTGCTCGGTGATGGTCTTAATGTCAGCTCTACTATCAAGCTTGATTTCAAATTGATGTTCTGCTGATTTAATCTGAAGATCTTCAGATTGTGTGTTGAGAGTTGCTCTCTCTTCTTTTAGTTGTTCGAGTCTGTTGCTCATATTTAGAAAAATTAAAATTTAGGTTTTATATATTCTTAAAAATTTGGATTTGTTATGCGAATTTCAAAGTCTTTAAATCCTTTGAACTGTTCCTCATCTGCATTTAATCTACGTACTATTGTGTCGTTTACGTCATTGCGATAATTAAGCCTTTCAATTCTGGTTTTACGATCAATATCGAGATAGATTACAACGCATTGGTCACGATATTCTTTTGGTAAAATATCAAGGCCGTCCTTGCTCATAATCATGACATCCGCATTCTCGAAGTCTTCTTTAGTCTGACCATAGTACCATCCATTAAAATACATGTACTCTACAAATTGACCCTCTTCGATCATTTGTTTAAAAAGATCATCATCAATAAAGTGATAATCAACTCCGTCCTGTTCTCCTTCTCTAGGTTTTCTAGTGGTGTGACTAACACCGATTCTAAATCCTTTATGGTAAAGTCTGTTCTTTAAGAAGTCTTTGCCTGATGCTGCTTTTCCTACTAGTATTAATTTCATGCGTTTTTATATGCTTTTGGGTTAGGTAAGCCTGAATAGTAATCCCATTCAGAATTCATATCTATTGTGTCCCATTTTGGGTCATACCAAAATCTTCTACCTGTTTTATCCACAACTTGTGCCATTGTTTCATTTCCGTAGCATAAAAAGAATGTGGATCTTGTTCTAATATAGTCGGTGTCGTTTTTAAATGGATTTTTCCAGTCCTTGATTTCTCCACCTCCCATAATATATGCAAGTTCTGGAACGGCTTTACATAACATAAAGAGTTCCTTTCCGTGCTCTTCGATTATTTGACGAGACTCCATAAATGGATAAACGTCTTCCATTCGGTAGAGAATCTCTGCTCTAAGGTAATTACCAATCCCGTTAAAGTACTTTTGGTTCATTAGCACCTCATTGATTGGCTTATTAAATTCCTTTTTGTCCAGATTCGATAAGATATTCTCCTTAAAGTCTTCAAATTCTTTTACTGGACAGGGTCCTCGGTTTTCTGACCACTCAAATCCAGGCTTCCACTTACCAAATCGACGTACATCGACAAATGAGAGGGTATGGTTGTCATCTGATAGGAACATAAAATGCGCATGTTTATTCTCCTCTCCAGTCTTTGAAAGCCTGAAGTGGCCCGCCATCCCCATCGTCCATCTCACAGGAAGAACCTCGTCTGAATTATAATCATATAGGTAGACTATCAATTCTTTTCCTCGACTCATCGCTTGAATATTGAACTTCTCAAACGGAACTTCAAACATCTCACCCTTGTGTTGAGGATTCTTTTTAACGCCAGTATATGTTCTGCTCTCAGAGGCTTTATTAATATAATCGGCTGTTAGTCTAAGCTCAGCTAATTCAGGCATGCTCTGTCTCGTTTATCATTGATAGGTTCCAGTATATTATCCATTTACTTGACGATTTACAAGGTCAATAGGAAACTTATAACGCTTACCATCTCTAGTGTTTTCAACTAGGATTGGATATTTAGAGCTTCTGGATTTGTAACCTATAATGGTATATGTCCCACCTCTAAATTCGAAAGAATCACCCAGATTTGCTTGAATACCTTTGTAGTTCTTATAGCGATTAAAATCGAGAGCCTCTTTTGTCATAACTTGACCTCCTTCTGAAACTGTCATCATCTCAAATTTTGAGGTGGCATTACGACCAGAGAAACGAGTGTTTCCCATCTTGATTTCGAGACCATACTTAGCAGCGACTGCTTTCATTGCTTCTTCCATTTCATTGTTGATCTGGCGAAGATTGACTTTAGTAAATTCTTGTACTTTCATGTGTATTGCTTTTAATTATAGTACTAATATAAACATTTTTCTTGACATAAAAAAATCTGGATTGAATTTTTTTCAAATTATTTTTCAATCCAAACCTCTCCATCCTCTGCTTTACGGACGATTCCATAAATAGGGACTGGGTAGTACATTGTTCTGATATGACCTTGACTGCCCTTTTCTACGGTCATTGTAAACCAAGGTTCATTATAATACTCTTCTAGCTTTTCGCTTCTACACTTAAGAGTTCCCATCAAGGTTCCACCTGCAAATTTAAAGATATACTTCTCTCCAATTTTTGGTTTCTTAACTGCTACTACTTGTTTTGCCTTTTTAGCCATATTGTTTCTTTTAATTACTATACAAATATAAACAAAAAAGCTGACATAAAAAAATTTAAAGCAAATTATTTTAATTAATATCCTGGGTTATATTCTTTTCTTAGCAACAGGATTACGTCAACAGCGTCTTCAACTGCATCGTGTGCAACCTCTTCTGGAAGATTTGCCCTTTTCTTACATAGACCTAACCCAGGAAGACTATTATCCTCTTTCCAATCTACATAAAGAATGCTTGGATCTAAAATTCTTTGGCGAACCCTAATCAATTGTTTCCATCTTGGCAATTTCTCTAAAAACTTAAGGTCAAATGTACCGAAGTTCTTACCAGCTACTGTGATATTTACCGGTTTGGTGCTATTAGTAATCGCTGGTAACATTTTACCGTTCTCCATCTTTACATAACCGCCAGAATTCCAAGGAATAAAATCATTTTGAGCGAGCCAATAATAAAATGCCTCAACAATCTCGTTTTTATCGTAGAATTTCATACCACTAGTGCCTTCAAGTAAGTTTCTATCCTCTTTAGTCTTCGAGGTTTGGTATCTAACCATCAATTCAATTAGATCCTTATTCATATTAAGTGCATATGGATCTCCTGAAATTTCTCTGCTTAAAACAACACCGTGAAATGTTGGCAAATCTTTGACCGGCATGATATTATCAGTGTCTTCGATAACTGCACCAATACTTAATACCTGGCATGTCTCTGGATTAAGTCCAGTCGTCTCAATGTCGATCGAAATATATCGCATTTTATGTTTATTTTAATTGTTAAATTTATATCTCCAAATGAATCCTCCCGCAGATTTTCTATTAGAATTTATATTTGTCGAAGACGAAATGTTTCTTTGATTAATTTTTAAGGCAATAGAAGCTGCAGTACAACTTTCCCACTCTTTAATAAAATTAAACTCTTTATCATATTGTAGAATTGGTTTATTTGTCTTTTCAAAAAAAGAAGCAGGATGCTTCTTTCCTTTTCTAGCAATTGATATTTTTTCTACAGTTTCTTTAGAAGCTTTTTTGCCTTTTCTATTTGTATTTCCTTTCTGAGAATCTGACATTTTTTTTCTAGCTTCTTCTGAAAAAATATATCCATTTTCAACAATATCTCTATCATTTTTAATGTCATATTTTTTTCTATATTCGAGTATTAAAAACTCTTCTCTTCTTTTAACATCTTCAATGTCTTTATAATTTTCAATTTTATCAATAATTTCCATTATTGGTTTTAAATCTTTATCTAAAAGACTTTTAATCCATGCTCCCTTTCTATCTTTGCTACCATCTTTTTTACCAGAGTGTATATGCTGTCTATATCTTACTTTAGGTTGAACACTTCGGCCGACATATTTAATATCGTTTGTCATAGGACATTTAAGCACATAAAAATAAACTGGTTTCATTAGTAAAATATTTTTTATTTATATATCTCACCAATGTGTTAAAAATATCTATGCTTACATATTTCATAATCTTCTATTTAATATTTCTCAGGAAGTACTGTATGACTACAACGATCCCTGTCCTGCATTAATTCTAATACTTCTTCTATTGGAATTGGTTTAAAATTGTTTCCTTCAACGCCAACGTCCATTGACATATTGTTGTGAATTCTAAGATGTGGAGGAAGGTGTAGGTGTCCATGAAGGTGAATAACACCATGACACATTCCATTCCAACTTGCAATTGGATAATGGCATAGTACAAACCGATGTTTGGTACCCTCAATATCAAATACAGTTAGGAAAAGGTATTCTTGGACTGAATTAAATAGGGACTTCATCTCTTCACCATCCGTATTAAATCTCCAATCGTGATTACCCAACACTAAGTGAACATTTTTACAATTGATTTGTTTTCTAAAGTCCCGAACTGCCTCAATTCCGCCAAATGCAAAGTCTCCTAAATGAAAAAGATAATCGTCCTTACCAACACACTCATTTATCCTATCTACCAGTTCACCGTTCATCCGTTCAAGGCTACTAAAATCCCGTGTTTTGGATTTATCATCCCAGGTTGTAGTTGCCTTACAGATGTTGCCGTGGTTATAGTGTGAATCACTAGTAAACCAAACCTTCTGACCTTTCTTTAACTGTATCTTCACCTATATTATATTAAAGAGACTTAACAAGTTTCAAGTGGTCAGTAATCATTTTGCGAATTTTTTCGATTGTCTTTTTAGCCTGAGGACTCTCGGCTTTATTAAATTTAGAGGCATTGTACATCTTCATCATCTTTTGTTCGTACTTGTTGATGACTGCCTTTAAGAACTGGTCCTTTGACTTATATTTAATAGAACCGCCAAATTCATCTAAGTTATCAAGTGTATCAGCAAGAGCTTTTATCCCTCCGAACAATTCTTGCATCGATGGATTATGGGTGTCCATTTTCCAGTTAATCAGAGCATCGCCAGGCGCAAAAGGTTTTGTTGATGATTGTTCCCAAAAGAATTTTGCAATGTCAACCAGAAAGCTTCTGATGTCACTAGAGACTAATATTTCTTCGACACCTGCCCTTTTTGAATATGGCACTAAGATTCCATCCTTTACCTTTGCTCTAACGCCCTTTAGCTGAACTGACAGGTCTAAAACTTCACCAAACGCAGAGTACATATTTCCAAGGATAAATCCTTTTATATTTCTGATTGGTGTTAGTCTTGATAGAGCCCAGTCTTTATATTCTTCGTGACTTGCTACCAGGTCTACTTGAACGTAACCATCCTCTCCGTCAACATCAATCATAACTACAAGGTGAACTGCTCCCAAGTCTGAAACTTTACGAGTCTCTTCTGGATCGATTCCAGAGGGTCTAGCTTTTTCAAGCCAGTTCATTAACTCGTCATTATAGATTCTGACGCTTTCTGCCTCGTTCTTTTTGGTATTTTCACCATGGATTTTAAGAGTTGGGTAAATTGTCAAGACGTCGACGTCTCCATAAAGCTTATCTGGATAGTTTTCAAGGTCGTCCTTCCACCAGGTTCCTGAGCCTACAGGTTGGCCAAAGTCCATTTCTGGTAAATCAATTGATTTAAGATGTTTATTGAATTGAGCATTTACCCGTGCTAGAATCTCAACAGTCTTTTTAATTGCCATTGGGTTTAGGACAGTGTTCTGAGTCTTGACTGTACTCCAGCCTCCCTCTGTAATAAATTGCTCAAACAATAGTACTTTCTTCATACTGTATATATTACAATGATTTCATCAACCTTTCGATCCTCTCTTGTTTTTCGATAGTTCGTAAATGCTTCTTCATCCTCTTCAGAGCTCTTTTGTATCTGCGAGTCATGTGTGAGAATATGTTATAATTCTGTAAGAATCCTACCGTCCATCTAATCCTTCCGTTAATATATGCGCCGTTGTAATTTAGCGTAAATGCAAATTGTATTTTTTCTCCATTCTTATTAATATAATCGGGGCTATGCCATTCTGTCCAACTGTCTCCAGGACCTCCTCCACAGTATTTAATTTTCCATTGATCGTAGTCCTTCTCTAGTGAGTCAATCATGCGACTAAAATACAATCTATTAACTCTCTCTAGACTAACGCCTGTCTTCCATTTTTGACCAATCATATCTCTACAAATTTATCTTTATAATATTCACCAAGCATGCCATGGAGCATCCAACCCATAATATCGGCATCGATTAAAATAGGCAAATGAAACCCGATTAAAGCATCTAGATTGTTAATAGTAAGAGGCCTAGCATTTGGATTGCCACCCATCAATTCAATCTTTTCTTGGGCATTATTTAAATCGAATGCTAAAACATAAAAAGGTCTATCATAATGTCTAGCGCCTTCAATTGTCAATGTTGTATTACCTACTCTTCGATTACTTTTAATGTAACTTAGCAGTTTTTCTGCTGTTTTTATATGATTCATAAGAATTCTATTTGATTATTTTTTGGATCCCATTCTATAGTTAATGGATTATTTACCACGCTATATCTTTCGTTTAGAACAGATGCGTTGATAAAGTGCGTACCATTATGGAACTTATATCCATAGCTTCCATGGATATGTCCGAATACATGGATCTTTGGCTTAATTGTATCGACTCGATTTCTCAAGATTTCACAGCCAAGATCTCCTTCAAACCAAGGCTCTCCACTAACATCAAGATGTCCTTGGGGAGGTCCATGAGTTACCAAAATATCGACGTCTTCTGGAATGTTGTTCCAAACTTTTTCAAGTTCTTCACCGCATCTTGGAAGATTGAATGCCCAATTGTAAAATTCAGGCTGCCATGGGCTACCATAAATTTTTACGAAAGGCCTTTCTCCTCCTCCGAAGATAATCTCGCTATCTTGCATATAGTCAATAGTGTATTCATTAACTATCTTTGCAACTCGATCAGGGTCATCCTCAAACAAACGATCATGATTACCTGCAATAAAAGCGCACGTCTCATAATTCTGAGATTCAAACCAATTACAAAAATCATCTATTTCTTGAGCATTATACCCACTGTTCATAATGTCTCCGGAATGGATTAAAAGGTCTCCACCTGGTAAATCTAGTTGCCGATGTTTAGTGTGAGTATCGCTGATAAATGTTATCTTCATTTCTTTTGCTTATGTATTTAATTACAGTACTAATATAAACCTTTTTCTTGACATAAAAAAATCTAGAGGCAATTATTTGATCTCTTTGGTTTTAAATTACTTTATGGTGTTTATTGGCTTAGTTCCAATTTTCTTACCAACCAACCTCCAACATCAATTTCATCACTCTTCCTAAATATTCTCCAAACCCTACCTTTAATAATTAATTCATCATTAATTGGTTGGTAAAGAAAATCATCAATCCTTTTGGCTACTGTCCCGTCAGGGTAGTAAATTAAAGTCTGTACTTTTTGTGTCATAATTTCATCTTAAACTGTTTGTATGGTGTTTATTGGGGGTTAGCATTAATACTAACCACATTGGTCTAAATTGTCGTAAACCTCTTTGCTTGGACATATTCTAATATGGAATAGGTACAAGCTAATTAATATAAATTCAGAACATTTGTAATAATCAAATATTCTTCCTTTTCCAACTCCTTTTCCTTTAATAAATTTTATATACATAGTAGGGTGTTTATTGGGTGTTGTAGGAAATTAAAAAAGACATACAACACAGAATATAAATAATAAAATTACTTACCTAACTGCTTTTTAAGTTTTGTGTGTTCTTCAACAAGCTTATTGTGCTTATCAATTAATTCCCTGAGTATTCTTGTGGCTGTATTTGCCCAATCTTTTGTATTTGGTAAATCTTCTGTTATTTTTAATTTTTCCATATCCGTAATTTTATCTTAAACTAATTGTAGGGTGTTTATTGGGGGTTATGCACATGCGTACTATCAACCCACCAATCGTTGTAATCATTATATCTTACACTTTTAGCATTTGCTATTAAGGTTTTCCCATTTTTAGGATTGTATTCTTTAAAGAAGTATTTTTTACCTTTATAAGTTACTTCTTGGTTTTCAGCAAAAGTACGTGTGGTAACATCTTCAAATTCATTCAGCATTTTTATACAGTTTTGTACTATCCAATCAGGTGTATTAATACCTAGATGCTTCTTAATTAGTTTTTCTTTTTCACTCATCTCTCTTTGGTTTTAAATTGTTATTGGGGGTTAGCAACCATTTACCCACCAAGTCAAACAATTTTTACAAGCGTATGAATTATTGGTTAAGGTAGTTTTATAACCTTTACTTCCACAGGTAGGGCAAACAGGTTTGCTAACAACACCTAAACTTTTAATTTCTTCTTCACTCATCTCTCTTTGGTTTTAGGTTTAATAAGGCACTTTGTGCATATTCTATAGAGTGGCAAACTTTGTGGTATTTTATCTCCACACTGAACGCACCTCTTTTCTTTTATCTCTTTTTCATTCATTGTTTACATTAAACTTTTAGGAATGTAAAGAACAGTTGGGTTCTTTTTCTGAATATCAATCTCAGGATAACTTTTCTTAAACTCCATTACGTCAAACCTTTCGGTAATTAAATGTACTCCGCTTTTAGTTGGAATGGTTGCGATAATTTTATCGCCTAAAGGTCTACATAATTGAATCGAAAGTATAATACTTGAAACTATAGAAGCATCTTTAGTATCTATATCAACGACCCATCGTTTTTCTTGTGTCTTAATCTGACCAACCACAGAGTTAAAAACATGTTGTTGATTAATCTGTCCACTCTGTACTCGGTCAACAATAGTCTTAATCATATTCATGCCGACATCAAAGTGACTCTGCTTTTGAACGTGAATATATGCTCTGGCTTTAAAGACTTCACATAGGGTTTTAATCTCATCGTAGCGTTTTTCGAGGTACTCAACTGAACTAATCGTATAGGTCTTGATAGTCCTTACCGACTGATGGTTATCACGTTCTCCTTCAGGTTGGTCCTTCTTGCGCTTCATTACATAAAGCATATAGAAGTCACCCTCTTTTTCGAAGTTGAGTAACTCTTTAATCTGTTCTATGTTGTCTATTGCTTTCATATTCTGTTTAATTATAGTATAAATATAAACAAAAAAGCTGAGATAAAAAAATCTCAGCTTAATTTTTTTCAATTTCTAACTCTTCGCCATTCCATTGGTCGTCCCAGTAAATAAAATTATTGTCCATTATTAACTTCTAAATTAATTTTATCAAATTCAAACTTACCTTTAATAAATTCATTTAGAGCTTTACCTTGTGATTCAGCATTTACAAAGTCAGAATGTGTTTGTGGATCGACATTATGATATGCATAAGTCGCTCCAGTAAAATGAACTGTAAGGATTTTGTGTTTAAAATCGTAAGAGCTCGATTCGATCATCGAGGAATCGTAATGGTTGGTCTGCTTCGTTACCATAAAATATCAATTTAGAACTTATATTCTAAATCTTTAACGAAGTTTCATTTTTGGAACTGAAAATTTAGGAATGCTTAACTTTGGTCCCGTCTTTCCCGGCCCAGTTGAAATATTAGGGGTTGTAGGATGTGGTCTTTTGCTTATATCTGGAACGCTAGTCTTGTCCCTGTTTCTATCAAGTGCTGGAACCATACCAACGCTCGTCTTTTTACTTTTTTTGGTTGACGTATCAGGGTCCTTTGGTTCTTCTCCATCCGTTTCTTTCATATTTGAGCCCGCATCGGCCATCCAGCCATTAATTTTTCTCATTGCGGTTCTCTCCATCCAGCCCTGTTCAGAGTCTGAATTTTCTCTAGATGTTTTAATTTCGGTAGTTTTAACCTCACTTGGTTCTGGTGGTTCTTTACTGATATTTTCTGTTTGAATCTCAGTATCGATTGCTTTTTGAGGATTTACCGGGTTTGGATTCTTAATATTGTTATTAATCTCTTTATTTGCATCTACGTTTGGATCGACCATCTCTTTTTCTCGAGTAGATCTATACTCTGAATTTGAAGAGTCCATCATTCCTTCAGCCTGAGTTGTTTGGCTATTTATTCCAGTAGTCGTATCAATGTTTGAAGAGAATTGTGTTGGGCCCTGTCCCTTAAGAGAAATGGCTTCCGGCTCTCCATTCTTATTTAACTGTGCAAATACACTTCCCGGTTCATTAAATCTTGTAGATTGTTCAGCCATTATTAAAATCCATTATTTCTTCTGACGATTCTTTGTAGTTCTTCAATTGCATCAACAACTGGCTCAATATCAACATCGACTGTTCCTCCAGCAGATGAAGATCCTCCACCGTCACCTTTAGATTTATTAAGACTTGCAGCGGCTTTTGAAAGTTCAGAAGCACTCTTCGTACCGGCTTCGGTTTGTGCATCAACACTTCCACTAAACTGTCCAATCATTGCTGATAATTCTTTAACTGCATTTATAAGCGCGTCTCCAAGTTTTGCCATTGCGTTGTCACCTCCAACTTCATTAAGGTATGCAAGTGCTTTAACAAGATTCGTAGTCTTTTCTAAAATCTGACCATCCATTGATCCTTGTGCCTCTGCGATATTCATATATCCGTCTGCAACTTGATTTAAAAATCTAGGATATGCATTAAAGTAGTCTCTTACACTAAATCCATTCGTCATCATCATTCCTAAATCAGTAAGTAATGTTGCCTTTATAAGATCATTAATTTTTGTAATATTTCCTAATGTTGATAATGATACAACCCTAGCTAATGAACCTGCAAGGGTGTCCATTCCATCGGCAAGAGTACCAATACTAGGACCCATTGTTACAAGATCTTTTAGAATGTCCATCGGTCCCTTTGATTTCTCAGCACCAAAGAAACCTGCAATACCATCAAAGAATGCTTTACCGAGGTTTGCAACACCTGCAATTAATCCACCAGCTGCAACACCAGCAGTTGCACCAGCAAGGGCTAAAAGAGATACTGAAACTGCAATAATACCTCCTGCAAGGGGTAATAGGTTCTCAATACCAATTTCATTTTTTAAACGGGCAAGAACATCAACAATACCGTTTACAGGAGCAAGAAGAGCGTCAGTTAATCCTGCAGCAACCTGTGCTAATTTTCCAGCAGGTATGTATGATAATATCCAAGAAACTGCAAGAATACCAGCTGCAATAATAATCATACCAATAACTCCAAGTACAATTGCTCCAAGTCCAGCTCCTCCTCCAGTGGCTTGAAGAATTGCTCCAATAACTCCAACAACAAGACCAAATCCAACAATGGCTACAACTGCTCCAAGAACCCAATCCATTGGTGGAGCTAAGAAAGTACTTGGTAAAATACTGAAAATCCAAGCAGTTGCTAGAATAGCGACTGCAATTGCGGCGACTGCGACTACCGCAAATATCATTGTTTTTAGTGGAAGTTTTGCAACCGTATATGCAAGTATTCCAAATGCAAGTCCAAAGATTCCAATTGCTGCACCAACCTTAAGAGTCCAATCATATTCTGGAGCTCTCATGTCATCCGGTAGCCAGTTAAATACCCATGCAGCTGCTGTTAAACCAATTGCAATAAGTGGAATTGCCGCGGCAGTCATTAGCATATCTTTTATCTTCATACCTTTAACTGCCTTTGAAATTAACCAAAATGCAGCAGCTGCTGGAATCATAACAAGGCTAATTAAAAATGCGGTATATAGTTTATCCTCCTTTACTGGCATAATAAGTTGCATGATCCAAGAACTTACCGTTACTGCTACTGCCATACCAACTACAGATAAGAGAGCACCTCCAATAACTGAGAACATATCCTTTGGATTAAACTTACCCTTTTTACCACCTTTAGTATTTTTAAGAGTTTTCATTATCATTGAATAACCATACGCTAAACCAACGAATGAAAGCCCAATAAAGAATGCTGTACCTATTTTAGCAAGAGAAACTGGCATAATAAGCTGCATGATCCAAGAACTTACCGTTACTGCTACTGCCATACCAACCATAGAAATTAGGGCTCCGCCAACTGCTAGAAATAGGTTTCCAGGGTTTATAACTCCAGTCTTTTTATCCTTTACAAGTGCAAGGGCTCTAACTACCTCAGCATATCCATATGCAAGTCCAACCATTGCAAGTCCTATAAAGAATGCCGTTGCCGCCTGTGCTGGACTTATTGGAACAATCATCTGCATAATCCAAGAACTCATTGTTACGGCTGCTGCCATACCGATCATCGAGATAAGAGCACCTCCAACCATTGAGAATATATCGCCAGTATTTACAGCTCCGGTCTTTTCATTTTTTACCGATGCAAGAGCAGTAACTACTTCTTTATATCCGTATGCCATACCAACCATTGCAAGTCCAATAAATATGGCCGTTAATGCCTGTGCTGGAGATACTGGAACAACATATTGTAAAATCATTGAACTTAGCGTTACGGCCGCTGCCATACCAATCATTGATATTATAGCCGTACCGGCTAATCCTAACATTGGTCCAAGTAGACCAGTTCCTGATGCGCTAACTCCAATTCCAGCAATATCTGCTTTTCCTTCGGTCTTTATTCCTTTAAGAACTTGAGCTATCCTCGTGAAAGCCATTGCCATCGGAATAAATGCCACTGAAATTGCGATTGCCGTGAGAAGTTGCATTGGTTTTACAACTGGTATAAATGAGAATATTCCAGCTGCTGCAACAATTGCAGCCGCCATACCGACCATTGCAAGTGCAGCTATACCAACATCTGCTGCCGTAAGTTTACCAAACCCGGCATATGTAACAGCCTTTCCTTTTCCACCCTCTTCTTTGCTACCTTTGGATTCAGTAGCTTTTTTACCCTGCAGAACATCTCTAATTTGCTTTAAGAGGGAAGTCTGCTCCTTCATTTCAGAAGCATAGGTTTCGCTACGTTTTAGGCTTTCAACTGTACACTCATACAGCATCTCAACCTTTTCTTCAACCCTTTCAGATATCTGAGCTAGTTTTTCTACAGGCGAAAGTAATCGCACGAGTTGTTTATCGGTCACAGTACTGTTTTATTTTTCTAAAGACCATATAATCTAATAGTATATATCAAAGAAAAGGGGAGTTTAACTCCCCTTTTTTAATTTAGAATTTTGGAACGCTCATTTTAGGTACTTTAATATTTGGTACCTTCATGCCGCTCATCGCAGAGCTAGTCTGCTCTTGTTGTCCTTTTTGTGCATCGCTTTCCTTCTTAACAAATTCTGCCAGGTCTTTAACAACATAAAAATATTCATAGTATTCCATGTTATTAAGTTCGCTAGGCTGGATATGTAAATGTTTATAGATCCAGAATCTAATCTTAAAGAAGTTCTCCAGCGAGATCTTGAACAATGAAAAGAGATTTGATGCCGTCGCGAAAGTTAATAGGAATAGAGGCCTCCTCGTCCTCTATGGTAACTAGCAACTCAGGCTTGATACCAACTTTTACTTTTTCAGCTAACTTATATAGCAATAAATACTGCCCGTTAGACCATCCATTCATCTCTACTTCAAGTTCAAAAAGTCTTTTTTGGTTAAATCTTCTCCAGTCAGTAGCGACATATGGCGCAATTTGAATAAGAGACTGATCGATTTCTTGGCCACTGTCTCTTCTGTCTCTGATGTATGTTGTAATTTCCTGCATTACACCAATTGATGGTGGTCGCATAAATATTTCACCATAACTCTTTGTTCTAATTACATAACCTCGAGCCTCTGCATCGTAGTACTTTTCAACATCAGCTGGAACTCTGAAGTAGTCAAAGTATTCTCTTTTGATTTCAACTTCATGCTTCTTTCCAGTTTTTGAAGTATAATCAACCTTTAAACTGTTTTCTGGTTCAGGGAATGTAAGGTCTCTGATCTGAAGAATTAAAATAAATCTGTCTTCTTCACAAATATCCTTGTAAGATACTCTAGTAGACTTTGAACTTACCATTGTACATGATTCTACAATTGCATTTAATTTTGAATCAACATCTAAAATGTTATTCTCATCAATTGTTGAGAAATGTCTAATTTCAGCAACTTTAGCAGCTCTAATTTTAAGCACTGTATCTACTGGATAGAATCTACCCTCAGATGGTAAACTACTCATTGGAATTTCATGCCAGCCAAGTGCAAGATCAGGAGCCGTAGCAGTATCAGGCTTAAACTTATCCATATTTACACTTCCAAGACCCTCTCTTTCGATTGCCTCTTCCATTGCTTCTACATCTGGCGTTTCAACTGTGGTTTGTTTTTCTCTAGCAGCTAATTCTCTTTCTAGAGCTTCATTATTATTGTTTTCTTCTACCATTTTATTTTTCTTTTAGTTTATTAATGTGTTTTTTAACGATTGATTCTTGTTCTCCTCTCGAGTTACTTTGTAACTCCTTCTGTATTAGTGACCTAATAAATGCACTTACCGAAACCGGTCTGGTTTGATTTATTAATGCGTCATTTAATATCAGTCGATTAACTTCATCAACTTCGTCCTCTGTTAGGAGAACTTGAAGTTTCTTAGTTAACTTGTGATTTTTTATAGACATAATATCTTGATATTTTAATATGTTTTCGGTGCAAAAAGAAGGGAAGGACCCTGGGACCCTTCCCTTATTTAATTAATCTTAGTTTAATTCTTCTGAGAATGTATCACATCTCCAACTTACCTCTAGCGTTTGAGGATCTGTTGTTTCGTATGATAATTCACCAGTAAATCCAAGTGCTGAAGTAATGAAACAATCTTCAAGTGTTACTTTTCTGTAGATGTCTCCAGCTCTATTGAACTGTACAACAACAATTGTTCCAACGTAGTCTTTCTTAAGACCCATCTCACCAGTTTCTGGATTGTACTGTTTTCTATACCATTCTCTCATTGTTTTGTAAACATATGCCTGATTTGAATCATTCAGGTTCAATGAGAAGTTGATGGTTACATCATTCGCAGTTCCATCTGGCATACCAGCATAAGAACGAGTAGCGAACTTGTATTTTTGTTCGACAGCTGCAACTTCTCTGTAAAGTGTCTCAAGACCAGAGATTGAGTTGACGTGTTGTAGTAGCAAATCAGCTCCTGCTACTCCATCTGGAGGAAGAATACTTACTTCAAACAGGTTAGCCTGTACTGGCTCGAAGTGTTTACTCTTCTTACTTGTTTGATCTTCTCTATAATGTGGTAAAGCCATAATTCTTTATATTATTTTATTTATATATCTTTCTTATCCAAAGTTACCTGCTTCGATATCTCCAGTGTTTAGTACTGTTACACGAGAAACTAAGATTTCAAGACCTTTAACTGGCTCGACGTAAGTATCAAGGATACCCATGTTATTGTCGATTACTTCAGTTGTGTTGTTAGTCGTGTCCATGATATTTCTATAGTCGTAAATACCTTGGTCAGTTCTTACTGATTCCATAAATGAATCTGCAAGAGTCTTAATTTCAAGTCTTGTCTGTGCAGTGTTAAACTCAAACAGATAGTTCTGTAAGATCGCTGCTAGACCATCTTCTATGTAGATCAATACCTCTCTTACGTGAGCTGAAGAAAGAGCTGATTGAATACTTTGTTGAGCTGTCTTGTTACCTTTAATTACGATACCTGCACCTCTTTCAAATACGATTGGGTTGATACCAAATGGTTCAAGAACGTCTCTGTCGTTTTTATCGAATGCATATTCAACGCCTTGTACTCCAGATCCTCCGACTGCTCCTCTTCTTGGACCAGCTACGATTGACCATGGTAGAGAATCAGTGTACTTATCGATGTAATTGTTCGATACGTAAGCTGCTGGTGGAATAACTTTAGTTTTTCCATTCTCTAGTACATTTAGACCTGGACCGTAGTAGAATCCATAGCTTGCTCCTTCGTTAATAGAAGGTAAAGTGTATAGTGCTTCTGGGTTCAGGTTTAGGTTACCTCCAGTTCCAACGTAACGTGTATTAAATGCTCCTGTATTTTCATTAAGGAATGATGGGTTAGTAGAAGCTTTTAGTTCTTTTACCATTGGTGCATTTAGAATCGCTGAAACATTTTGTCTCTCTTTTGCAAGTAGAGTAAATTGTTCTTTGTTTAGGATTCCGCTTGCAGCTTCGTAAGATCCAAAGGTATCTACTAAATATCTGAACGTGATTGCGTCTTTGTCTGCTAGTGTATTTGAAACTCCATTTCCAGGTGTTAATACGTCTAGTAGTTCCTTGATTGTTTTATCGCTGTTTTCAGCAGCTTCAAGAACAAATACTTTATAAGCGTCTGATGCAGAATCAAAAGATCCAAGTGCATATCCAGGAGCTTGTGTTACGTCTCTGTGACAGATGAATGTATAAGTGTATTTGTCATTTGCTCCTCCGTTAATTCCAAGTTCTGCTTTCTTTCTGATCTCTAGGATTCTTGCAAGTTTATCAGAACCTGTAACTGGAACGTACATTCCAACTTTAATATTGTCACTAATAACTGTAGATTCAGCACCTCCAGCCGTAGTAGTGTAAATATATTTGAATTCTCCAGCAGTTGCTGCATTTTCAAATGTCCATCCAGGAACATCATTCGGGAAGAATACTGTTCTCTCGTTTACTGCAATTGAGAATAGGTCAAATGCCAGCTGTGGAGTTTGGTCGTAAACTGCTAATTCTACTTGACCGATTGAAGGTTCAGCGAATTGTCCATTTCCAACAGGTACGAGTGTAATTGTACCTGCGCCATCGTCAGTTGCACTAAGAATTTCAACATATTCTCCAGCGTTTGAACCTGCTAGGTATTTACCTCCTGCAAGTGCTCCAGCTGCAGCTCCTGTTAAAACTAAGTTAGCTCCAGAAAAACTAAATCCTGCGAATGTTGCGTTATTTTGTTCGTCTGCAAATGCTTCATATTTTGCTTTGCTAATGTCTTCGATTGCAACAATTGTTACATCTTGTACCGCGTCTGACCAGCTTTCATCAGCAACCGATACTGAAGCAATTTGTGTATATTCTCCATCAATTGAAGCATATAAGAAGCTATCTTCTGCAAGACCTGATGAAACCATTGCACTGTAGTGTGCTAATGTAACATCTTTGATAGTCATCGTATCTCCATTAACTTCAACAACCTTTTCAAATGCAGCGTCTCTACCTTCATTTAGGTTTAGAGGCTGTTGTTGAACCACAACGTGAGAAAGAAGTTCGTAATCTTGGTGAATATCAAATGATTCTCCTACGAAATCAATTCTACTAAGTGCATCTTCGTTAACCGCACAGAAAAGTCCAGTTCTTCTTGATTCAGCATTGATTAGAGTCTCAATGTAGTACATTCTTCCTTCGTTATCTTGGAAGTCTGGAATTAGAGAACCAGTGTATTTAGCAACTAGAGTAACTTCTCTTAGGTTAGTAAATGCATTGAATTGTTCTGGGATAATTCCGTTTGTATTAAAGTAGTTACCGTAAGTTGGATCGTTATTTAATTCAGAAGTTACAAATCTTCCTTTGTAAACAAAAACATCAATCATATAATCTGAGATGTAATCTAAATCATCGATTCCTTCTGGTACATTTCCTTCTCCGTACCATTCTCTTGCGGTAACGTTAAAACCTCTTGTATCTCCAGCTTGTCTTGCAACAATTGTGATCGGGTCTTGTTTAATGTTAGTAAATGTAAGAGCGTTATCTGAAGTTTCAGAAGTATTACCTGCTAAATCAAGTAGCTTTGCGTCTTCTGGAATCCAGAACTTATCTCTATTAAATACATTTTTATAGTAGTCTGTACCTTCAACAGCCTCATTGTCTTGCTGAGAACCATTTGTTGTAGGTGAAGCCCACCATATCTTGTCAGTATCATTAGCAGACGTAAGGTTCAGCGCTAGAATTGGACCTCTTGAAAGAGTTTCAATTGCTGATCTGTGGAAGTACATTCCCTTTCTTTCAAGTGCCTTGTCAATAGAACCAAACACTTGGATAAAAGTCTCAGTATCTTCAATAAAAACTGGTGTGTTATATGGTCCCTTCTTTGAGTGACCCACCACCAATCTAATAGTCTCTGCAGGAATACTTACAGTTTGTGACTTGTCGAATTCAAGACGGTAAACACCTGAGCTCTTGAATTGCTGTAATTGAGGACTTAATGCCATAATTTTATCTTTTTATTTTTTTTCGTATAGTATATATCTTCTAACATCTTGTTTTATTTAAGAAGATCGTAAATATCGTATTGTAAGTCTCCGTCGCCGTCCAGATCTTTATAAAGAATCCTTTCCATCGATTCATGGAGTTGCGGATCGATAAAGTCTAAAAGTTCTTCGATATAATCCGCGTAGTCAGTAGTATTAAAAAATTCAGTTGCAGTAATGCAAGTCATTACAAGGTCATCGTTACCCATTTGAGCGCCATAGCTTCCATTTGGTAGAACTCCAAATAGACTTGCCTCTGTTACCGTCTCTTCATCAGTTATATCGATTCTATTATTTTTATATAACTTAGCAAAGTTCTGACAGAAGATTGTCTTATTGTCTGCTTTTAGTTTTATACCCGGTTTTAATGATCTACTGTCATGTCTGTGTTTAAATCTAAGAATCATCTCGTCCTCAAAGTCATTTTTCTGAGGAAAGACTGTTCTTAAGTAGTTAAATAGAGTTGTTCCATATGTATTATATTCAACAATCATTTTAACATTTTCAGCATAAAATATATCAATTGCCAATGTGTATAATACCTTTGCGAAGTCTTCAATAATATGTTCATTGCTTCTAAATCGGGCAACTTGTCTTAGCTTGAAAAAGTCATACATCGCTCCTGGATTACTTATCAATTCAATTTCTTTTAAGTCCATTGGTGAAATTTGAAACACATTGATTACTGAATAGTCACCTCCATTTCCTTCGGCAATATCAACATCAAATAACCAATAGTTTTCACTATATCTGGCATCTTCAATATCAAAATCAGGATCCCATGCTAGGAACCCTTCAATGTCAATTCCAATATTTTCAAATTCTTCCAGGTCATGATATACATATTTCTTCATTCGCTTTCTCATCCTCTTCATATCTACCGGATCCATTAGCAGATTTGAAGAACTTACGAATTCATTACCATATTGCTTATTAAATGCTTCAATTGAACCAAGGTTTCCAAGTTCTCTTTTATACCAAGCGTCGTCTCGATCTGGATGTTCCCACCAGTCGATTCGCATTGATGTATATTCGTTATCACCTCGTTCGGCGGCAGCATAGATTTCATAGAACTTATTGAAACCATTTGGTGTTGAAGTAATTGTCAGCCTCGATACCTTTGATGCTGAAAGCGTAGGATAAACGTTTTCATAGAAAGCATCGGCAATCGATGGATGAATATGCGCAAACTCATCAATGTATAGATTATGAATTGTAAAACCGATACCAGCCTTTGCGGTTGTAGATTGTCCCATTAGACGACAACCATTATCACAACGAACATTCATTACATCGTATTTGATAATACCTGGCTTCATAAAGAAGGGCAAGTTCTCAAGTACAACCTTTGCTTTATCAATGATTTCCTTTGTCGTATCACTCTTGTTCGCAAGAAGTAGTGTATTCTTATCGGTATTGAACGTAACATACCATGCGTTATAAATCGATGCCGTTACTGTTTTACCCATTTGTCGAGATGCAAGTACAATATTAAATCTCTCACTTTGGAAGTTACGCAACATTCTCTTTTGGTATTCGCGAAGTTTTACCCTTTTGATACCGTCATCAGTCATTACTACTGCATATTTCTCAGCAAAATATACGATGTCTGTCGCACATCTTGCCAATTCTGCAATTTCTTCGTCAGTATATTCAAAGACAATATTACCCTTTCTTAAGAATTGCTTACCCTCATAGAACGGCATCTTAACCTTTGGTCGATACCCTTGGTCAAGTGCAAGTAAGAGGTCATTAATTTGTCGGGTAGACCAAACGATTCTTGACGATTCAACGTCACTTTCCTCTTTTGGAATCCATCTATTATCTCCTACATAATCACTCATTCTTCAGTCTCATCTATTTCAACGTCTGTAATATCGTCTTCTTCAGATCCGCTTTTAATTCCTGCTTGAATTGCTGCCATTAAGTCTTTTGTACCTCGTTGAACATTACCATCCTTAGAATCTCCACCGCTTGCTTCAATTTCTCGAGTGTCGTCTCTCTTTTTATAGAGTTCAATATCTCTTGCAATTCTCTTGGTAGATTCTTCAGCTGCCATTAAATACATTGTTTGAGATTTGATAATATCTAACATTGACTTTTGTAGTGTTGCAAGCACTTCAAACATTCTTGGTGCAAGTTCTCCAGCTTCAATTGTTTCTAATAAGGTTGTAAGTGCTCTTTCACCAGCTTGTAATTGATAAATGAGAGAACTCATTGTCATCTCATCCATCTTTTTCTTAGCTTGAATGTATTCGTCCTTCTCAATAATATCTGCATCAAGATAAAACTTCATTAGACTTGTAATAGTCTTTTTAGCCTTATTGGTTGAAGTTGACTTTATATCGGCATAATTAACTGGAGGCAAAGAAGTAGGCTGCTGAACTAGACCCGTGTCTTTTGGATCCTGCTCAACGTCTAATCTTTCATCATCTCCAATTAAATTATCAAGCTCTCTACGGATCTCGTCGGCTTGATCTTTTATTGTTCTCTTGTTTTCACTCATAAAATGTTCTTTAACAAGTTATGTATCTAAATTATTTGGGATTGCTATATCTTCTTAACCTAATTGATGGAATCGCATTATCAGTAATTATTGCTAGATCTGAGTCTCTAACTACATATTGTTGAATTACATTTATTTGCTGCTCCTCTTCAATTACTCTTTCAAAGACTCTAAAATTACTAAAGTTGATTGGTGCTGCAGAAAGGCTCCATCCTTTTTCAGCATCCCATTCTTGTGCTCCATTTAGGGCAAATGTCATATCAACAATTCTAGCAAGAGTTCCTGCCTTTTTGTGTGAAAGTCCTCTATTAGAATCTGGATCGAGTCTGTAAAGAGCGACTCCAAGATCGTTTGATTCATTATTTAAGTTAACCACTAGACCATACCAGACATTCTTTTCAAGTGGAGTGTCATATGTTACTAATTTTGTGACTCCATTAACCTTGATTTCCATCGCAGTCTTACTAGTCGCAATTGATATTCCAGAATTAATGTTTGTCTCTGCGGTACCATCAATAAATACATAACTTGAATCGTCAGCATCGGTAAACTGGGGTCTAATCCAACCAGTAACTGCTAGGTTCTGAGATGCTGTTAATTTTGAGTGTGCCTTATATGTCAGAGCAAATCTTTCTCCAGTAGTAACCTGGTCAAGTGCATAGTGATTCTTTGTAATCATTGTCCACTTATTTCTGATCTCAGTATCTATGATTGTTAAGCTAGAATGCTTACTAAATCTAACATTATCCTCAAGTTCTTGATACGTTGTCTTGTACTGGTCTGGTTTAGTGAACTTTTCAAATTCTTGCTGAATCTCTTCACCAAAGATTTCTTCAACCCCAACGGTCAAGTCATCTACCTCTTGTTCAATTGCGCTATCGGTATGAATTGAACTTGTTCTGTCTTCCCATTTTCTAAGTTGAACTCTCCAATATGTCATTTGAAGATTAAACTCATCAGCAAGAGCAACTGTACTTACTTCATACATTCTATTAATTAATGGAAAATAAAGATAGTCTCTGCTTCTTGGTTCTTTGTTTAATCCAAACTTATTTGTGAACTCATCTCCTGTAATATGAACCTCAAACTCTTCAAAGTCCATTCCAAAAATATCGAAGTTGAATTCTCTGGTAGGAAAAGAATTGTCTGGAACCATAATTTTTAGAGTGTTCTCCGCAACGACATTGTAAAGTGAGTACTCTTTCAGGATTACGTCTCTACTTCTTTGATCTGGCTCGACTCTAAAATATTTTACATCATGTCCCCACATTTGGTTTGTTAAGGCGCTTAATTGACGATAAATAGCAGTTGGCTTTCTTAAGTTATATGGGTTCCAAACCTCATCTGTACAATCAATTATGATATTTGCACATCCATCCATTGCATATGGATCTGAGCAGTCCTCACACCAGTTAGGACACGATTCAATGATTCCATCACTAGTCTCAAGTTCAAATGTAATACTAAGTAGAGAAATTGAGTGACTGTCGGACAACCTATCGACCTCTAGTCGAATGTCTAACCAAAGTGGTAAATTATCATCAAATGTCTTTCCAAACAGATCACTCGGGTCGCTATTCTTATTTAAGTCTCTAAATTCACTAAACTCTCCTCCATCTGGAAGTTCGCTTTGTGACCATCTATACTTATATGTAAAGTAATTATTTGGATTTTCTGGAAGATAGAAGTTAAAGTCTCCACCAACTGGAGCCTCTTCTGTAATTGTAAATTGAGTATCACTAATTACTTGATCTACGGTAAAGGTCAGGTTACCAACAATAAATTTGTCTCCAGATGTAAGGTTAAGATTTGTTCCTATTCCAGTTACGGTAGTATTTCCAAGCGCAAGTCTTAATTTTCCAATAGTATTGGCATTGCTCACACCGACCACAATGGTCCAGTCAGTTACTCTAACTACTCTCTCATAAGGATCTTTTAGCCTAGCAATAAAATTATCGCCTATTTGTGTTGCTGTGAAATTATTTACCATTACGCTTTAATCTTATCTTGTGGCGTGTAAACTTCTCCAGCCAACCAGCTAGCTACAAAACCAGTTAGTGAAACAAAGTAAACTGCCAAGTCAGTAAGACTTGAACCAAACCAAATCGCTGCTCCGCCTGCAATAGCCCATAAACCAACGACTGCGTAAATCATCACCTCTCTTCTGGAATTAGGACCCTTTTGCATGATACCTGTCTTTCCAGAAGGTCTCTTTGATTCTCCCCAAATATATGTTGCTACGTATGCAGTTAGGGATCCAAAATAAACTGCAAGTTCTTTAAGATCGGTGCTTTTGAAGGCTCCTAGAACACCCATTATAACCCATAAGATTACCGTAATGTAGACTAGTCCCTCTCTTTTTCCGAGATTTGACATAATGATTCAAGATCTTTTTCTTTATATATCTGAATCATAATCAGTAATCACCAATACTTCTGGGTTATCGTTTTCATATGCTTCTAATACCTCGATAATTCTCATTATTACCGTTGCATTTTCACTGGTATTATGCTCGCTCAAAAAGATGTCAAGTGAGCGCAACATTGATTGCAATTTAATTACACTATAATGTTTATTGTCTTTTAAGATTCCTGATCTGAGAAGAATCATATTGACATGAGGCAACTGCTGTAACGGAAAATAGTCAAATGTCCTAAAAGTACCTCTAATTATTTTGATTGAAAACTTAATAGTCTTCATTTCATCAACCGAAACTATTCTCGAGTAGCCTGCATTTCTGATGTAGTCTATTTTAATCCATTTCAGGTTTGGCATATCCTCCAGCATTCTCCATATAAAGTAGGTTGAAGTTGCCTCCTTGTAAATCATCGCAGTCTCAATTGCTTGAAACTTATTGATTTCTTTTCTGAAATTATTTAGTAGTATAGATCTTACAGCAGATGCTTCTACAAGAATTGAGTCACTATCAAGATTTCTAAAACTATTTGTTTTTCTTATTAGCGCCCAAATCCTTGAGTCTACAGAATTATACCGGTAAAGTACAATATCTGTAATTTCTGAAAAAGTATCTCTATTTTGTGTAAACATTAATTTGCTCCTCTATTTTCTGTAAGTCAGAATATAGATCTTCTTTCGCGAATTTTTTCATCTCTTCAAATTCGCGATTTCCAATCTCATTACGATCCATGTATATTTGAACTGCAGTTGGGTCCGGAATATATTTATCCTTTTCATTTTTTGCAGCCCGTTTGGTCCTTGTATAGATCCATCCTGGAACGCTTTTAAATCGAGAAGCAACTAGTGACCAGCATTCAACAACATTTCCACCATCAATTCCATTGATATTAAATGCTTGTGCATTTGCTGGATATTTAATAGCAAAGAAACGATTAATCATAAAGTGATGTCGCTTCTTGTTAACCTGCTTAATCTTTTTATAGTCTGATGGCCTCGTGAACATAATCTTCACGAAGTCAAATAGTTTAGTTTCGTCCAGCATTAAAACAAATTGTTTAGATTTTTAGTCTTTGGTTTTGCTTTTGTTTCAACCTTCTTTTTTCCAACCGTCTTTATTGGTTTTGGTTCTTCAGGAATGTCCATATCTGCGAAAGGATCCGAACCTGCTGGAGCATCTGAACCTTTAAGCCATGGCGTTCCTTCAAGTATTTTATCTTTATCAAATAAAACATTCATATTTTCAACAGCACCTTCCCATTCCTGATCAATCTCTTTGTAGATTGCCTTTTGAATAGCTTCTGGAATAATTCTATTGTGAAGAACCATTAGTGCAAGATTATTATTAAGACTGCTCTTAATCAAACCTTTAGAACTTTTACCGATTACTCGATAGATTACTTCTGATAGGATATTCTTTTGTTCGTCTGAAAAAAGGTATTCAATTGAGAAGTTATCAAACTCTTTGATATATTGTTCCCATATTTTAGAAGCCATCTTATCAGTAATTGAATAGTTGCGAAGCTTTCCATTCTTAAGCTCTTTTTGCCAAGTAACTACTGAAGGAATATTATCGCTACTGTCACCTGTTAAAACCTTCTTAAAGATAAACTCATCACAATTAACCTCAGTTACTTCAATTTTATATTTATTGATCCAGTTGAGAATATTGTGTTGATATTCATCACGTCCCATATGTTCGCCACCCATATTGAATAGCAGATCGTCAGTGCTTAGTTGTTCTGAAGCCATTAATTCCATATCGGCTTTAAATCCTTCATAAACATAGAGAGACTTTTTAGTATTCCAATACCAAATCGTATGAGCATCGTTTGCCTTTGAATGATTAACTAATTGAATTAGGTCACGATCACCTGTCCAAACAATACATGATTTGCCACGACCATTTAGTGCAACTGACCAACCAAAGATAACATCATCTGCTTCAGCGCCAGATGTTTGCTGTACTGTTACTCCTCTTGTCTTTAGAATATTTTGAAACTCTCCATATACCTCATAAACATTTGCCCAATCAACGCTGCTGTCGCTCTTTCTTGTTCCCTTATAGTCTGCTTCTGGATAAAGATCTTTTCTCCATGACTTAGAGTCGACTGCAATAACTACGTCATCGACAAAATCTTGTAGTTTTCTTAATTCTGACGCAAGATCGATCGACAATTTACGCATAAATTGTGCCTTTTGCTTTTCGTCTCCTAGTAACTTACCAGTTTTTGGTCTAGGCATGACAAAAAGTCTACTATATACAAAATAGTTACCGTCTATTAATAGTGTATGTTTTCCCACTTTCATTTTAATCTTGTTTTACAGATCTAATATAATCATTTTTCATGACATAAAAAAATCTGGATAATATTTTTATGACCTTATAATTGTCTGTAGAGAATAAACACAACTCAACATTGTTATTACCGGGTCAATTACATGGACTCTTTGTGCTTGATGTTGAGCCACTGTAATAATAATTTGAGGAATATGTTGTACATTCTTTTGTTTCTCTTGTTGTATGTATTCTATAAATTCTGCACCAAGTGCCGCAAGAACTTCATCAATTCTATTTGAATAGTTGCTTACCAACATTTGATAATTCTTTGCTGGATCAGTTTCATTAAATATCAATTCAAATACATCTTTGAAAACAGAATTGAATCGCTTAACGTCATTGATTGTAATATTTGTTGTTCCTTGTGTCTTGAATCCTTGAAGTTTATTCAGGGTATTTCGAAGATCGGGAAAGTTTCTTCTTACAAATTCTACAAGCGCGTCCTTTTCAATACTTAGTCCTTCATTCTTACAAACTTGATAAACTCTCTTAATATACTTTTTTGTAAGTTCGCTTTCTTCTTCCTTATCAAAGTCAAAATTAATTACTTCAAAACGCGAAAGAACTGGATCTGGTATTTTATTGATATAGTTACAAGTCGCAATAAATCGAGAGTTACTTGCAAATTGTTCCATTGTAGCACGAAGTGCTTTAAAAAACTGATCACTTACACCATCAACCTCATCTAAGATTACCACCTTAAATGCTCCAGGCTTATCCATGATCGAAACAGTAGAACAAAAGTCTATAATTCTGGTTCTAATCACATCAACCGAAGTATCTGTAGATGCATTAATATAAAGATATGGAAGTTCAAATTGATTTACAATTGCTTTCGCAGTTGAGGTCTTTCCAGTACCAGGACTGCCTGCAAAAAGCATATTCTGGACTAAACCATCGTTAAACTTCTTCATTACTCGATCCGGAAGGATCAATTCGTCTAAATTTTTTGGACGATACTTCTCAGTGAAAAGTTGATTTATTGATTGCATACAAAAGTCTTTGATAATTATATTAAGAGATGTTGCTCTTGTTTCTAAAATAAATATAGAATATGGCAATAAATTACTCAAAGATCACGATTAAGAGAACGACGAATCCAAGGGGTGGCAGCAGGTTTGGTGTCGTTCTTAAACACTTGCCAAAATCGTTTCGTCAATTTTTAATTAAGAATAAGAATATGTCAAGATGGGCAGAAAGTGACCAATGGGTTGAGTGTGCCTTGAAAATACAGAGACCCAGGGTTAAAGATTCTTCGGCATTAAAGATATATTGGGACTGGGAAAGTAATGCAGCCGTTGATAAACAGACACTTAAGAATAACTACAATACAATTGATTGGATATGCGCAGTATCTGGTAAACCAATCCGGTCTAAATTTATGAACTTTGACCTTGAAAACTTTATTCACCCTGAGTATCTTGATGTTCTTAAGGCTCCGATGGTTGATAGCCGAATCCTAAAAAGTTCGATTGAATTTCGTAAGAAATGTAAAGAACTCCTGCTCAATGAGAGACAAGAGTTCCTTAATATGGCTCGTAAGAACGCTAAAAAGAGGTTAGACTAATTCATATTCTAATTCTAACGTTGAAATTTGTGTTTCAAAAATCATTACGTCAAAATCATATTCATTCCACGATTCTTTCATCTCAACCTTCTTTCTAAGATCTGTTAACTTCTTTAATTTTGGATTTTCTTTATCTAGACCTTCTAGCTTCTTCTTTTCGCTTGCAATTGCAGCTTGAAGCATTCCTATTTTATCTTTCGAAGATTTATCCTTTTTCGACTCTAGATCTTTAATAGCCTCTTCGTATTCTCCTATTTTTGTCTTTATTTCTTCAGACTTTTTAGTAAATTCAGGCTTCTCTTTTTCTTTCTTAATTAGATCGTCGATTCTCTGTAGCTGATCCTCTTTAGAATTTTTCTTAGTAGGATTAGTATCTTTATCATCTTTTTTAGAAGTTAATCCCTCTTTATCGGCTAATTCTTCTCTTTCTTTCTTTAACCCATCTAGTTTTTTCTGAGCCTGTTCGATCTTTTCAGAGTCTCCGGATGCTTGTTCCTTTCTCAATTCGGCGGCAGCAACTGCAATTTCATATGTTTTAATCACAGACGGAGAGTTTGTATCGTCTTTCTTTGCAGCTTCAAGCTTTTGCTTATTTGTTTCAATTTGCTTATTTAGCTTATCGATCTCTCCTTTATTTAGATCTGCCATCGCCTGATCTAATTCTTCTTGGTTTTTTTCGACCTCTTCTATTTGATCCTTTGGAGCTCCGGATTTTGCTTTTTTGCCAGATTCTTTAGTCGCTTCGGATTCATCTTTAATTTTAGTGACCTTTTTAACTGCATTGTTATACATCTGCTCATATCTTTTTTTCTCAGATGGTGTAAGTGCTTTTTCATTATCAAGCATCAATTTTGCAACTTGCATGTTTGAATCTGCATTAAGAGCTGCGATCATATCCTTATCTTTTGGATATTTTGAAGAAAGGGCAGTTGTATAATCTTCTGCCGCCTTCTTTAACTTTTCTATCTTTTGCTTGTACTGGTCGATGGCTTTCTTTTTTGCAGCTGCCTGTTTATCTTGTGGGTTTACAGGAGCTGCTTTCTTTGGAGCTGCTTTCTTTGGAGCTGCCTTTGGTTTTGTGGCAACTGCATCTGATTCACTTAAATTATTCATTGCTATCTCCATCTTAGCAGCCTCTAACTTTGGCTTTCGTACATTCTTCTCAAAATTCTTTCTAATCTTTGCTCTTCTAATAGCCTTCTTGATTAGGACTGTAATACCAACCGCTGCACCACCAACAACACCGGCTGCAATAAGCGGGATCATATATAATTCAGCAGACATCATTGAAGCAACTGCGCCGTCGGCCTCGGTAATTAAGACAGACTCATTAGCCTTTTCTTCTTGACCAATTCCTTTTGCAAGATCTTCTAACTTATTAATAATTGAATCAACGTCGCTTACAATATCTGTTCTAACAGAATCAGTTGGTTGAGAAACTTGCGTTGTTGTATCAACAGCTACTTCGGTTCTAACTTCTTGAGCCGATTGTGTAAATTCTTCAAACAACATTAATTTTTTAGATAACTTCATTACTGTGTATTTGTGTTTATTATAGTCTATATATCTCTAAATCTAAAGGCAAAAAGAAAGGGACCCCTTGCGGAGTCCCTTAATATCTAAAGTCTTAACTATTTATTATAGTTCTAGACCTGTTACCTCGAATGAGTAGTACATAGTCTCTGGGTGGAAACCTGCTTCAACTAGAGCGAATCTAGATTTAACAGCTACCTTAGGAGCCATTGTACCTTCAGCGATAGCTTGTACGCTTTCAGCCATTAGGTAAGGCATGAATACAAGACCAGCACCGTTTCCATCACCTTTTCTACCAACGATAACTCTGTGAGTCTCTTCTGCTGGAGAACCAGCTTGGTAACCTGAGAATGGAATTCTTGGGTCAGTGTAAACATTGATACCAGCTACAGAACCTACTGGGTAGATTGCACCTGCAACTTGTGATACAGTGTTTGCCATTGGGTTAGGAACGAATCCTGCAACTCCTTGTAGAGCTGAAGCTACTTTAGCATCAACAACTGCGAAGTTACCAGCACCTCTTCTACCTCTGTTAGCGATTAAGTTAGCAGAAGCTAAGATGTGAGTAAGGATTCTTCTGTTTACGTCACCGTAAGTGTTACCACCAGTACCGTAAGAAAGAGCTAAATCTAGAGAAGTACCAGCAGCTGCTTTGTTCTCTAATGCTAGTTCGTTGATTCTTCCTAGGATGTAGTCGTTGATTGACTGAGTTAATTCGTTAGTTAATACAGCTTCTACTTGAGCTACTGCGTCAACTCCGAATTGCTTAAGATCCTGAACCTGCTCTCTAGTTACTGCAGCAGCAACTTGGAAAGTTTCAGCCTCTACAGACTTGCTGAATAGAGATAGACCCATTAGCTTGTCAGCAGTTCTTTCACCACCTTCTCTTGAGAAAGGCTTAGCGAAAGTTGCGTAAGGATCGTTACCAGTGTTAACTCCATCACCAGAGAATCCTGGGATGTGGTCTTCTAGAGCCTTCACTAGTTCAACTGCTGCTGAACCATTACCTGAAGCCGCTCTAAAGTCAGCTAGTACGTTAGCCTCAACTAGATCACCAGTTACAGAGTAGATAGCGTATCCATCAATTCTTGAGTAACCTACTCTTGTGTAAGTTGCTGAAGATGCTGGAGAACCTGGACCGAAAGATGCAGCGTCCTCATCAGACTTGATGTAAGTAGGAGCAGTTGCACCTAACTCGATAGTACCTCCTTCGTAAGTGAAGTCTAGGTAAGAAAGTAATCCCATAGGACCTGCCATTGGAATAACTGGTACAAGGTCAAGAGCGATAGTTTGAGCTGCAACTTGCATCGCTAAAGGAAGTAGAGTTGGAGCTTTATCACCAGAACCTACAGCACCAGAAGTATCACCATTCTGTGCAGTTTGTGTTGGGAAAGAAACCGCGCCCATACCTGTTAGGTTCATTGGGCCAGGGTTGTTGCTTAATGACATGATGTTAGCATCTTCATAAAGCTTGTGATTGTGACAGTAAGTTGACATCCATGCCAGCTTTTCAGAATCGTTAATACCTGTAGCCTCCTCGATAATTGGAGCCCAAGTTGTTCTGATTTCTGCCTCGTTAATTAAATTAGCCATTTTATCATTTTATTTTTTTTTAATGGTTATTTTCGACATTATCGGGGCTTTCTGCTTCTGTCGCCCTTATCGTCGATATTTTTTATATATTTACTTGTTAAATCTTTTCTTTAACTCTGTAGCGTAGTTAGAAACATCGTAACCAAGTCCGTTAGTCTCTTCCTCCTTCTTAGATTCTGCTACCATTTCGATTTTTTCCATCTTTGGTGCAGTTTCTCTAAGGTCTCTAGTTTGCCAGAAGTTTCTTACTTGATATTCTGTCTCTAGTCTGTGGTAATTAGCCTGAGCCTTGATTTGATTTTGTTTTCCTTCAGAAAGAGCTTCCCAAGTTTCTTTATATTCAGTTGGCATAACTTCAATAAAGTATGGTGCTGCATTTCTGTTCTCTACGATTAGAGTTGAGCTCTCGATAAGTGATTCGATTTGAGATTCAGTCATAAAGCCTCTCTTAGAAACATTATATCTAACCTCTTTCTTCGCATCTTCGTTAAGAGCATTGTATTTCTCTTGTACTTTAGAAGAAACAACTTTAAAGAATGAAGGATTTTCGTTCTCCTTCTTCGTAGCAGCTTCTACTAGTGTGTTAAGTTTTTCAGAAATTTCATTTTTATATGCATCAGTTGCTGAAACTTCTTCAGCCTCTGCTACTTCTTTACCAGCAGCATCAGCTCCACCTTCTAGATCTGCTTCTAGTTCAGCTGATTTGTCTTCAGCATCATCTCCTTCTGGAGCAACATCTTGATCGCTGTTATCTAGTTCAGAATCTAGTTCTTCAGCTGGTGCTGCTGCTTCTTCGCCTTCAACGTTTCCTTCTTCAGAATTGTTTCCAACTTCAACATCTTTTTCAAGATCTTCAACTTCTACACCGGCTTCAACTCCTTCTTCTTCAACTACTAAGCTTTCGTTGATAGATTCAGCGATATACTCAGCATATTCAGTAACTGATTGTAAGTTTTCTTTCAAGTAGTTAGTGTACTCGATAAGTTTTTCAGCTGATGTTGTGTTTTCATTGTGAGCCTCTGCTAAGTAATTAGCATATTCTTTAAGGCTTGATAGGGATTCAGCAACGTGCTCGCTATATTGAATTGACTGATCTAATTTTTCAGCAACATGATCTGTGTGTTCAATAGATTGATCTAATTTTTCAGCAACTGATTCACTGTACTGAATTCCTTGATCTGCCTTTTCAGCAACGTGCTCGCTGTATTGAATCGCTTGATCTAATTTTCCAGCTAAGTACTCTACGTACTCTGAAATGTTGTTTACATTTTCAACGATATGATCGTTGTGAGCTTTAATTCCATCTAGCTCATTGTTTTCATTTGCTTCAGTTTCTTTTGTATCAAGAGCCTCTTTTAATGATTTAATCTCATTAGCAAGATACTCAGTATACTTATTAAAGTCTTCAGCTTTTACGAAATCTGCCATGTCTTTATTTTCTATGATTTGTGTTTGTTCGTTATTTGATTTATTTATCTCATAAATGTAGATACCGTTATCGTTATTAAATCCATAAGATTCATTAACTCTTTTCAGCTCTGCATTTTCGAATCCAGGGTCTGCAACTAAGTCATAAGTAAATAGTTGCTTAATTTTAACTTTACCGTTTGATTCAACAGCACCGGCCGCCCTAGAAGAAATTTGTAGAGGAACACCAGCATCAACAAGAGCCTTCGCCTGTCTACCCGCATCAGTATCTAATAGTCTAATACGACCTTTTACCTGCTTGGTATCTTTCTCATAAAATAAATCTTCAATGATGTGTGAGACGTTCTTCAGAGATACGTCAAACTGTGATGGGTGATCTAACTCACCTAAAAGCTTTCCAGACTTAATTTTATTCTGAAGAGACTCTATTTGTGGAACGTATTCATCCTCGCTGTAAATTCTTTGATTCTTATTCTTTACGTCGATTTCTCCGAAAATACCTTCCAAAACGTATTCTTTTGATTTACCATCTGCCACCGAAAGTGTTTTCGAAGACATTTCAACGATCAAAAGATCCTTTATATTTTCCATATTTTTGGTTTATTTGTTTCTTTATATATCTAATGACAATTCTAAAGTTTTTTACATGTTCTCAAGGTCTGCTAACTCACTTTCGATATCGTCTCCGCCCTCTTCAGAATCTTCAGCTCCCGCCTCTGCTTCTGCTTCTGCTTCTGCTCCGGCAGGTGCCTCTTCCTCTTTCTCAGCATCGGCTTCTTCTTCTTTCTGTTCAGCATACCATTCGTTCCACTTTTGCTTGATTTCAGCTAGTTCACCTTGTTTAAATGCATTTTGACCATATTTGTCGAAGAAGTATTCTTCTAATTGCTTTTCATTCTCAGAATTAACAATTACTCCAACTATCTCTGCGGATGAAATTGTTTTACCATCCTCTAACGTAATGTCGTCTATTGTAACCTCAGATTCTTCTCCAGGTTTCATAGTTTCTTCCTTAATGAATTGTTCAAATAATTTTACGTATCTCATTTTGTATTTATCTTTTTATTTACATCATTCCACCCATCATATCCATTGCATCTGGTTCGTCTGCGCTTTCGGCATCATCTTTAGCTTTAGCTGCTGCATTTGCTGCCAAGTCATCATCAGATACTTTAAGATATTTTTTAACAAGGAAGTCCATGTCAAAGAAGTATTCTTCTTCCATTGTCGCTGGATTTGTTGTCATTAAGCTGTCTCTCATTTGTCCAATAAAGTCTAGTCTACGCTCCATGATCTCGTAGTTCTTTAATTCGGCAAAAACGTTCTCCTCATTAAATCGAAGTGCAACTTGCGTTTTGAATTGTGGATCGTTCTCGAACTCAGGGTATTTAAGACACATTTGCAAGTAAAGTGGTTTTACCAATACCTCTTGGAAGGCTGATCTAAGTCTATTAACAAACTTAGAGAATTTGATTTCATCTCTAATCATTCCGTCTGCTGCAAGGTTAAAATCACCACCTCCGTCTTCATATAGGAAACGTGAGTAAGGTATTTTAGAAACATGCTTTAATTTATCAGAGAAATATTTAAGTGCTTCTGTATCTGAAAGATCGGGTCCATCACCTCCAAGCGTTTCAATTTCAGGTTGTTCTCCATCTTTTGATGGTAACCAGTACTCTTTGTTAAATTGCAACATTGGTTTACCATCAGTTTGAAGTGATGCACTTTCCCAGTCAAATTCAACATTCTCTTTATATGAATGCATTAATTGAGCAAGTGATTGTTTTGCTCTTGTCTTTGATTTACCGCCAACAGGAATAATAAACTTCATTCTAAAGCTCGAATTTGTGGTTGCCCAAATAACTCGAGTGTGTTCCATAATTCTCAATAGGTTAAATGCCCTAACAAGTCTTTCAATATATGAAACTCTACTTGCTGTTGTAATTGAGGAATATGAAATATAGATAACTTGAGAGTCGTATAATTTTCTCTCTTTTACTGGGTCGTCTTTGTATTGTACCCATACTTTTTTACCGTCTTCATGGTTATATCCAGGAATAAGTGTAATTGGATCAAGTTCTTTAAAACCTATAATCTCCTTTTGGTCTGGAGAATATACAATTTCAAATGCAAGATAACCATCAACTAAGAATTTTCTATAGTAATACCAAGCTGATTGGTCTTGTGTAAATCCAAAATACTGGTAAATTTGCTTGTAGTATTTGTTAAGATCTTTTTCAACTTCATCGCTAACCTCCATTCCAATAATTTCAGGTTGAGCAAAGAAATTTCTTTCGTCATAAACTACAGTTTCATCACACATAATATCGAGAATATCCTCGATCTCATCATTAAGTGAAAATCTTCTTAGTTCGTCCCTTTTACCAGCATAATCTTTATCAAAGAATGGAATGTTCTTTTTTAGATTAGTATCTGTCATTGAAAGGGCTGCAAACGCACCATAAATATCGTCGTTATCGAGACCCATTGGGTTCATTTGGCCGTAACCAAATTGATCCTCCATCGGTCCAATTGCTTGAGACTGTCTAAGTACTAAATCATCGTATCTCATTCCAAACGAAGAAAGATTTTTCAATGCGTTTGAAATTCTGAAAGGTCTTCTTCCAGTACTTAATGGTCCATTTCTGTCAGTAAATCCTGCCATTTTTTTACTATTATATTCTGTTTATATATTCTTAACTACCTAGGTGCTTTCTAAATTGTCTTCGTATCTTTCCGACTGTAGATCCATTTAGATCAATGAAGTCACAAAGTGCTATCGTACTCCAATTTTCATATGAAATCACCGCTTGGTTACTTTTTAAATTTGGTATATATTGTCTAATTGCAAAGTCAAATCCAAACCTACCTAAAAACTTTTTTGCTCCTGAATATGAAAGGTTTATTTGTCCCTGTCTAATTGCATCTCCAGCCTTACGGCCTTTCATTTGATTTTTAATTTGGTTTTGCATAATTCCATACACATAATCAAGCAATTCTTCCTTTACTTTAACTGGAAGTAGATTAAGATTAATGCCGACATCGTTTCCATTATATGGATCGAGAGCCAATACCACTGGATTTTTATCCCACCATTCTAATTTATCTGCCCATTTCGGGGTTGAGTACTCAAAGACATAAATCTTTCCAGGTCTAAATCTTTTTCCGGTAGCGGCAACTGACTTTTCATTCATTACCTTTTTGCCATTCTCAAACCAAGCATGCGCCTTTACTCTAGCAAGTCTTTTACCTCCAGCCTCTTTAATAAGTTTTCTAATTTCAGTTTTAATAACTCCCATTATTTAAGAGATTTTTCAGTTAGAACTACAAACCTCCAGCCTCTTTCTTCTGCCCATTTTTTAGCATATGCATATTTATCTCTATTTTTAACAAACTGCTCTGCTAGAAACTTATAAGATGCAAGTGCTTTCTTTGAGTTCTTTTTTGGAGGCTGCGGCTTTTTGATTTGCTCTGAGGGTTTAATCTCAACTAAGAACTCTTCATAACTATCCCCTTTCTGGACCTTCATATAAAAGTCGGGATAGTACCTACGCTCTTTTTTATCAAGAGTAGACCAGTATTTGATTTCTACTGGTTCAGATGACCAATGAACAACGTCATCTCTATTGTCACATAAAACCATAAACTTTCGCTCCCATGAGGAACGAAAGATAATTGGGGTCTTTCCTAAATATTTGTTTGGATATTTTGGTTCGAAATAACCTTGTATAAACCCTGAATTTTTAGTTGGCTTTACATTCTTTATTGACATTAAATATTGAATAGTCCTCCCTCCTCTCCATAAGAGCCGCTTGATTTATCAAGACTAAGGGTAGACTTATATTTTTTAGGATGGATTTTATTCCAACCTTTGGCATATCCGCGTTTAGCGATTTCAGTAAAATATGCAAATGCATTCGTATACTTAGGATTAAAGTTTCTCCAATATTTTAAAAGATCTAATAGAGCAAATTGTAAACAATCTTGCCTGTCATCTTCATTTACATAGGACAATTTTCTAATAGCCCGCTCAGCAAGGAGCACCAACATTTTTTCTGCGTCTGGTGTTAATTTGTCCTGTTCTTTTGATAAAACTATTTGATCATACAGGTCTCTATTATTTAGATAATTCTTTTTTCTTGCCACGGTTGGAATATTATTTTAGTTTTATATACAAAAAAGGCCAATTGTTTCCAATTGGCCTCTAGATATTATATGTATGAATCAATTAGATTGAATCGTCAACCATAAGGTCAACGTGTCTCTTAACAACCTTCATTGGTTTATCTTCTACAATTACTGTAATCATATCATCCTTTGCAGCTGATGTATAATCAAGAGCGTCAACTTTAATTGCTGATCCCTTTGGTGCTCCATTATATTCAGATCCTAAAGTAGCGTCCATATAGCCGTCATTCTTAGTTAACTCATCATTCTCTAAGATTGAAGCAATTGTCTCAAACTTTTTAATCTCATTGTTAATCAGCTTGTCCGCTTCTTTAATTTCAGTAATGTTCTTATTTGCTCCAGCAAGAATATTTCTCTGGTCCTTTAAGAATGCAATTAACTCATAGGTCTCTTCTAACTTTGCATCGATTCTTGACTTTAAATCTTCACTTGTTTGAAGTACATCTTCAAACATAAATGTTACATCTTCTCCTGTTTTTTCAGCAACATAATCAATTGTTGCAAGTGGAGAAAATTCATTGAATTCTTCTAGTTTAGTTTCTGTGTTATTTCTAAAAGCGTATCCTTTATTTCCAACTCTAAAAGTAGAATAAGATACACCTCCTTCCTTAACCTCTACTAGGTTTTCTACAACTGAAAAGCTGTTAAAGTTTTTAGCAGCTATTTCAAAAGCAGATAGAATAGATTTGTTCTTAAGATTTACATATCCTGTGGCGTATGCTTCGTCTGCAAATCCTTCAAGAACTACTTCTCTGCTATTTACATAAACTTTATTTTCTTCAGCAACATATGTGTATTTTACATAGGTTGCTGCTTTTTTAAGTTCTTCAATTTTAGCAGTTAATCCATTTATGATGTTATTTGCTTCAGATACTGCAACTTCATTGTTTGATAGTTTATGGGCTTTTCTTAGCGCCTCAACCTCAACTAATCTTTCAGTTAGTTCGCTAATTGTATCATGTGCTGTAACAGACTCGTTTAGTTTATCAGTTTGAAAATCTACAGATACACTTTCTACCAAATGCTTAATGCTATTTGCTTTAATATCGTAGTAGAATTCAATTCCATCTTCAGTAACGTTAAAGTTTTCAAGTACCCATGCTAGCGTTGATTCTAGTTGTGTAGGGTTTGTTAGAATTACCTCATTTTCATTAACCTCAAAGAATCTACCAGCAGAATAAACTCTACTAATTGAATCTTCATTAACACAAACTGTAAAGACATTTTTATTTAATGCTGTCATTTTATCGTTTTTGATTTTTTTTTATATATCTCAATGTTATTCCTTAAATGGAAGCTCTCTTCCAGTCACAGTATAGTTATCTCCAAGGATAGACTCACTGGTCTTACCTGATCCGCTGTTTCCTACACTTCCAATTTGATACATTCTATTTCCAGCATGTCTCTCAGTGCTAAAGTCAAATGATGGAATAAATGAATTAATTTCAAGAGCAAAAGTTACCCTAAAGTCCTCTTTTTCACCAAATGCAAACTCAACAGGTCTTTCAATAGAATAATCGTCAGGCACTGCATATTCAGATGATATTCTATATAGACCTTCTTCTAAGTGTCCAACCTCTACATTATAATAATTAGAGCGATACATCTTTTTAATGATTCCTTCTGTTACTTTAAATATATCTAGCTGGCTTGAAAGTACAATTACAACATCAACTCCTATCACGATTGGTATCATATCGAACTCAGCCATGTAACTTTGCATTGTTCCATTTTCGTCAAGCTTTGCATAAAATCCCTCGTTTCTTTTATTGACCAATTTTGAAGGGTCAACATTAAGCGATGTAACATTAATTACACCTCTTGGAATTTGGTCGTAATTACCATCTGCCTTACCGACACCAGGAACACAATTTACTCCCTGTGCTGTCGAGAATAAGAAGTTGTCTCTTAAAAAGTTTTCATCTCCTGTAATGGAATAATAGAAAGGTACGTCAACTTCAACCCTCTGGTCATTAGAGACCTGACGATAAAAGCTCATCTTTTCATTCAGGTCTGCAAGCAGCCCGATAATTAAGTGACGAACTACACTGTCGTCTTTGTTAAATTTAAGGTTATAAGTTGCCATTTAATATAGAATATTTCTACTAGGTATATATCCTATTCAATTCTTTCTATTTCGAGCTTTGAGAATCCATTCTCTCTGTAGATCTGGATCTTTTTATCAAATATCTCATGTGGTAAGACTGAGTGATTAATAACAAACGTATTAATTCTGTTCTCTTTAATTACCTGAGAAAGAATCTTTAAGATGTTATGTACTCCATCATTATCTACTGAACTCAATAACTCATCTAGGAAAAGAAGGTTTAATTGTGGGAACCTTAACTTCAATATCTTAATAATTGCAATAATGATAATAAAGTCGGCCTTCTTACGTTCACCTGTAGAAAGGGTCATTGGATTAATCTCTTCTCCTAAGTGATTGATGATACAATTAAACTTTTCGTCAAATCTAATATGAAACGATAAGTGCATCGTTTGAGTCATCGCTGCAATATTGGTATTAAGCCCAGGTAGGATAGTTTTAACCGCTAAATTCTTAACACCATCTTCTCCCAAGATATTTTCAACCATCTCAGTAAATTGATACTCATTCGAAAGTTTACTAGATTCTGCAGACTTATCAGCCTCTTTTTCTTCGAAGTCAGAAATAAGTTTATTTAAATGCTCAAACTGGTCTCCGTCTGCGGTCTCCTTAATTTTAATTAATTCGTTCTTTAAAGATTGCATATCATACTTAATTTGAGAAATCTTTGACTCAATTTCTCTCTTACTATTATTAAGTTGATCCGTCTTTTCTTTTGCGACATCCATCAATTCTTTTTGCTGCTTGATTTGATCAGCACTATCTTTGAGTTTGTCGTTATATGTGTCTAACTTTTGATTATGCCATTCGCTATCAAGTTTAGTCTCACAGGTTGGACAGTGACCCTCTTCATAAAGATTAATCTTTTTCTTTAGGTATTCAATTTCGTGCTTGAGTTTGCTGGCCTCACTTCTAGAGTCTTCATACTCCTCCTTTGAAGTTCCTATCTGAGCGACTAAATTATCTCTGTCGGAATTCAGACCTTTTACCGTATCGTTTAATTCCGTCAACTCATCTCTTAGCTGCTTAATTCTCTCCTTATTTTTTTGTGAAGATTCTTCAAGCAATGTATTGAGTTTAGATCTAACCGATTGGATTGACTCCATTATTTGATTGAGTTCACTATCATATGCGCTTATCTCAAGCTTAATGTTTCGCCTCTCCTCTTTAATCTTTTGTTGCATTTCATTCAAGACAGAGAATCCAAACATCTTATCAATAATTTGCTTCTTATCACTATTATTCATTGTCAAGAAAGACTTAAAGTCATTAATTGATAGGATAATAATGTTCTTAAATACATGGTACGGAATTCCATACACCTCTTCTTCAAGATACTCCTGTACACTCTTTTTACCAGCCTTATCAAATTCAACCCCGTTTAATTTAACTGTAAAAATACCTGGATCTAGACCCCTTTCAATGTCTACGTCTATTGTTCCACATCTTAATTTAATGTGAACCCATAGCTCTCGATTAATTCTATTTGGAAGATCGCCGAGCTTTACACCTTCTACCTTGCCATATAGGGCAAATATGATAGCGTTTGCAATAGTTGTCTTTCCATCTCCGTTTTTACCAAGCGTTAGAAACAACTCAGAATAGTCCTGTTCGAACTCAATGGTCTGAAGTTTGTTTCCATAACTTGCAAAATTCTTAAATGTTATCGAATCTATTCTCATTGGTCAATATCGTGGTTATATGCACACAGATCGTGCAATTGTTTTAACTTGTGCTTTAGTTGTTCTTTCGTCTCATCATCATAATTTAGATTATCAACGTAACTATCACACAGGCTAAGTATGTTATAGTTCTTATAGATTTCCTCGTCAAGGTCATGAAAGTCCTTGTCGATTATATCTTCGTCCTGGTAAATGTTTGGTTCTAGTCTTCGACCTATGTTCTGTATCTTGTTAATTAGCTGGCCAAGAGAATTTGACGCTGCAATTTTACTAGGAACAAACAAGTCAACAAAGTTATTCTTTATCTCTTCCTTAAAAACACCTAGAGGAACATCGTACAATTTAGTTATATTGTATTTTAAGAACTTTGGTGATATATTGTTGGGGAAGAAAGTTTCTTCCATATTGTCTAAATCAACTAGGTCAAATCCTTTTTGATTCCCTCGGTCTGAACGTGTTAATTCATATGGTGTTCCAACCATCAAGAGCTTCTCTTTTTCTTGGCGATAGTGAATATGTCCACTATAGACTCGAGTGTATTTACGATATGTTGAAGGTCGGGTACCGTGGTCATTCTTAACCTTTTCGTTTAGATAGAGTCCACTTACCTCAGAATGACAAAATACTATCTCAGCATTTGGAAACTCTGCAAGAGTCTCAATTTCATGGTTAACGTCACGCCTCCAAGGCATTAAAAGTACCTTTCTTCCGTTCCATTCTAATTGTTTTGGTTCTTTATATACCTGTACGTTTGGGATCCATTTCAAAGAGTCAATTGAACTTACGTCGTTACTCTTTTTTGCCCAAATATCATGGTTTCCGACAATAATATGAACTGGTAAAATTTCACCAAGTCTTTCAAATACTTCAACCGCGTAGTTTAGTACTTTAATATTGATTGATTGTCTGTTATCAAAAGTGTCTCCAACCTGGACTAAAATATCTCCAGGTCTTACATTCTTTTTGAGTGTTGGGATAAAAAGGTTCTCAAAGAAGTCTTTTTGAATCTCAAGCCATTCTTGGGAATTTGCTCGCACTCCAAAGTGTAGATCCCCAAGAATCCACACTCTTTTTACCCCTTCACTTAAATTTCCATTAATCATTAGAATAATTTATTGATGTTTTTACGGTCTAAAATTCCCGTCTTTCTATCAAGTTCTTCGATTAGATCCTCTTTATATACGTTTGAAAGAGAATTATAAAACTTAGTTGGATTAATATCAAAGTATGTGCACATCTCGCTAAAAATATCGATTCGGCTGTAGTTCTTAACCATCTCTCCGGCAACGTATCCATATACGTCGTTAATCTCAACCTTCTTTAACTTTGTGTTTCTTCCATGTTCATCAATCTCATTAAATTTTTTAAATCTAGAGTTGATAATTAATTCGTGAATTGTTGTTGATATTAATTGATAGTGAATCTTCTCCTCTTCTGACTTTGAATCAGTCCAACTAGGATCCAGATTAAATGAGAAGTTTGGAATTATCTCAAAATCTGGTGAATCAAAATTATTATCAAATATTTTATCTCTGTTTTCCATTATATTCCGTGTAGATTACTGTTTGTTATTTCGTCTGTTTCAATTAGACGCATATAATTCCAGTTTATGTTTAATTTACATTTAGTTCCCTTGCCTTCACCATCTCTCATCTTTAAGATTTTGAGCCAATATTCATCACTTGCTCGCATTAAGTCGTCTTGAATAATACCAAGCATAACATCTGCGGTGTGTGAAAGTCCTGCAGATTCAGCAATATCACCCATTGTTATATCGCTTGAATTATAACCATTTCTAGTAATTTGCGTAGCTGTTACAATTAACCAATCGTGTCTTTGACCCATTGCTCTTAAATCTTCTGCGATTTGCTTAATCTTTAAGTACATGTTTTCGCTGTTTGGGTTTCGATAGTTTGCTAAGATATTAATATAGTCAATTACAACCGCACCGATCTTAATCTGCTTTTCTTCTTCAAGCTGCGTAAGATATGCATCAATATCAAGTACTGTTGCTTGTGAAGTTGGCATTTGCTTAATAAAAAGCTGTCCAGGAGGAGTAAATCCATCACCAACTGTCTCAAGCCTTCTTTTTATATGTTCATGATTTTTAGCCTTTTCTGCATAGTCGTTAATGTTGATTGAAAGTAAATTTGAACCAATACGTTTTACAAATTTATGAGCTGCCATTTCTGCTGTAATTACAACAGTGTTTACTCCCATCTTTACAAAATTAGCAGCATCGTTTGCTAAATAAATTGACTTACCAATATTTTGCTCTCCAGCATATACAACTAAATTACCACCCTTATCATAACCACCATTAAGTACTCGATTAATAAAATTATATCCTGAGTCTATTTTTTCAGTTTCTTTCTGGTCGTGATCTTCTGCATTAAAGAAGTTAAGTCCCAGGTCTGAGTTAAATGTAATATTATTTCTATCATTTATTAGACCTTTTACCTTCTGAATAATACTATCAGCATTCTCAGGTGTAACCTGTGTTGTTTTAATAAATTCAATAGTATCAATCAAAGAAGTATCGAAGGTTCTCCATTTGATCCATGATTCAGCTGTCGATGTCAACCATTCTTCATCGTATTGTGCAAGGTCAACGTCAAAGATGACATCAAGAATTCCGTCGGTAATCTTTTCTTTTGCCTTCTTGTAATTTTGTATTAGGAGTTTAAGTTGATCCTTTCCAGGAGTCTCATTAAACTTAACATAGAATTTATTCGCAAGATAGCTTAAGACATCAATTTCTTCCGAAGTATAATATCCGGTTTTAATTGATTGAAGGTACTTTGGCTTTTCTAATGATAGGCGAAAGAATATTTTTTCGAAGTCTTGTCCGAACTGCATATTAATCTTATTTAAAGGTTATAGAGCGGACTAGTCCTCTGTTTCTTCCATCAATTCTTCATAATCAAATTCAACTTCAGTGCTGTAGTTAAATATTGTTTTGATTTTCTCTTCTATTTTTTCAAGAACCTCTTGTGTAAATACCTTCTCTGTAAAGAATTCACTGTTTGGTACTGTGTGGTCAAGGTGCTTACAGATCCAATTACGTGCTGTTTTCTTAGGAACATATTCACCCTTTTCAATTGTACCTTTTGTGATGCCAATGTCTTCCCAGTCGATGTATTGCTCAAGGCCAACAAAACGGTTCATACCCTCGCTAAAGTGCAGGTGGAATTTAATATTGGTTGGTTTCGCAAAACGATTTTTGTTTGGTCTTGCCGTAACAATAATACCGGCTTTTTCTCCGCTTGAATCTTTAAGCTGTGCTTTTCCTAAGAATAGAACAATAGATGCTGCGTATTCAGGACCGGTACCACCGCCTGCAACTTGACGACTAATAAAGTCCTGTGTTTGGTATGTGTGATTCGTAAAAATAAAAGGTACCTTAAGATCTGCAAGTGGAGTCATAATAATACGGAAGATTGACTTAAGAATCTTTGAACGTGTCATATCACTCTTTTCAGAACCACTAACTGCGTCATCAATTTCTTTTTGAGTTGCAAGGTTACCAGCAGAATCAAGGATAATCATCATCTTTGGAAGATCAGCTCCACCGCGTTTTGCCTCTTGCATTCTTTTTGTAATTGTAGTCACAGAAGATCTAAACTCTTGAACAGTGTTGATCGGCTGATAGTTAACTTTATCAGTATCGATTCCAAACTTTTTCATTAAGGTTTTATCAACTGCTGCTTCTGAATCATAGAAGATCACGTTATAACCCATATCAATTGCTCTACGGATAGAATTTAAAACTAGATATGTTTTACCAGTACCTGAAGGACCGGCGATAGAACACGACCTGTTATTTGGCCATCCGCCAAAAAGACTTCCTGATACACATGCATTAAGGTGATAATTACCAGTGTCAATCCACTCTGTAACATCACTAAATGTTGAATTAGACATAACAGAACCTAGCGGGTTTAGCGTTGCTAGCTCTGCATTAATGTCATCAAAACTAAATTGTTTACTTTTTGCCATTTTTTTCGTTTATTTTTTTATCTTTTTCTCGAAGAGCTTCAAGCTTTCCGATTAGTTCCTTTGCCTCTGCGCTTAATTCTGACATCTGAGACTCAAGATCTTGTAATCGAGAATGAATTTGTTGGTATTCATTAACGATTTGTTTTTGTTCTTCTGTGAGTTGATTAAAATCTATCATCTCTTCATTGAATCCATTTCTTCATTTGAGAAGATTGTAAGTTGGTTTGGGTCTACTTCTTGTTTCTCAAGAGACCATGCAATCTTTCTTACTTCTTCACCAAACTCAATATTATTTGGATATTGGTTATGTAGCTCTACGATAAGTTGTTCTAGGTTTTCCATAATTAAAATAGTGCTGAAGCATAAATCAAATTAGTGTCGAGAGTTTGAAGTCCGATTGCTTTTAACACACGATTAAGCGGGTCAATCATTGACTTTTCAAATTGAGTGTCATAATCTACAGGTGGAGCAAATTCATAAGGATGTTCGCTTGGCATATAGGCAAACATATCGCTAATATTGCCCTTAACATGGTAGATTTTTAACTTCTCTCCGTTACCAATCAATTTATACTTGTTTTTATATTTTTTGTTGTTGTTTAATAGATAATTGTAGAATCCTGCCGCTTTTACATTTGGAGGACATTTAGATCCAAATTGTAACTCAATCTGATCATCAACAATATATTTTTCAATATTGTTTGTTCTCTTGTTAAATGCTATATCGTCAACATCTGCTAATTTAAACTCTTTCTTTGCCTGTTTCATAAAATTAACCAACTCTTGTAAATCTTCTGCTGTTGGCTTTTCATGCTTCTTAAATAGAATCTTAAGCGCATCTACAAGTTTTGCTCTTGCAAATGAAGGAGTAGAGGATTGTATTGTATCGAATCCAATTGTCTTAACTTTCTTTAGAGATGGATGCCTGTCAGTAACTTCAAGTTTATCGTCCCATGCAATATTTTGAATGTACTTCTTTTTACTCATCCAAATACCGCCATATGCGATCGTTTCAAGTTCAAACATTAGGTAGTTATCAGTATTTCTCTTCTCAGCATACTTTTCCATCGCTTTAACGATGTATTCTCTAAGTCTAAGTGCATATAATTCTATGATAAAAGTATCGATGCTTAGTTTATCGCCAAGCCATTCAATAGAATTATACATTTCTTCAAACTGAACATAACAAGAATCTGTATCAATATAGATTACTGATGGTCTTTCAAGCTTATGCTTTACTTTAATGTTAAAGTGCTCATGTACAACAGTATCTTTATGAAAGAATTCTTGGAAGTATTTGTTTAAGATAGCTTCAGAATAGAGGATGGCATCTTGACCCTGTAGCGTGATCGATTCGGCCATGTCAATATTAAAGAAGTGAAACCACTTGTTACCAAATGCACCATAGATAGAGTTCAAAGTTACTTTTACCGCCTGTTCATATGCCGTATACTTAGCAGAAAGCTCCTCATAGTGTTTAATGAGGAGTTCTGCTTCGTCTTTAGTTAATTGATCAGTTGGTTTATTCTTTAACTCTTCTAGAATCATATTAGGCAGTTTGGCAAGTAGATACGGTTAGAAGCGTTTCGCTATCCTTTGATGCGAATAGTACTTTTGAAGAAGAGATAAAAACATTTTGCTCTTCTTTATCAAGAAGATTCAAGTACTTCTTATAAACCGTTACATCACCACTACCGTTACTTTCTGGATTAATTACAACGTTAAATGATTTACCTTTAACATTTACGCCGCTACCATTTGCATTGATTGCAAAAGTTTCGTCTTTGTCAAGGCTAAATAGATTCTTAACTTTACTGATTGAATAAGTGTCCAATTCAAAGTTAAATTCACTACCGTCCTTAGAGAAAATTGCTTCAATTTGCTCTTGAGTAAGATCTTTGAAACCAAGAGATGGTTCAGAACATGCAAGAGTAATTTCAAGCTCGTCATTAAATAGACGAAGTGTTGAAGCTACCATGTCTTCATCATTCTCAATGAATTCAATTTCACCTTTAATAGCGTCGCTATCAAAATGCTTGATTGCGTCAATAACTTTTGCGCCATCGAAGAATGCAATCTTCATCTCTTTATCAGTCTCAGGTACTGCATTTAACTTAAAGATAGCATCTGTATTAACAGCATGGTACTTAACAGCATCTCTTTGTGGGAGATAAACTGCCGACGTAATACGATTCGAATCCATCTTCATATAGATGAATGAATCAATTAGCTTAACACGGTTGATAAAATCAGTCAAAGCGTGTTGGTCAACTCGATCAATTACTAGTTTCATATTTTTTATTTGTTTAAAGAATTTAGAAGTTATATGAGAGCTGAACAAACTGTTTCACTAAAATAAAAAAGCCAGGAAGTAGCGAACCTTCCTGGCAAAATCCGTGAACTTTCACGGTCCTAAGACGAGGTCTTCAAACCTCACCGTCTTTATCCATCACAAGTCATCACCCGTCGCAGCTTAAACAATCTGGATCCATTGCTCTAGTTGCAATATCTCCTCTTAGAACGCTCTCCGTTCTCATGTAATAGAGTGTCTTAATTCCTTGGTCATATGCTTCAATATGAACCTGATTAATAAACTTAGGTTCGGCTTCTTTTGGAAATGCAAGGTTTAATGATACTGATTGGTCAACGTATTGTTGTCTAACTCCCGCCTGTTTTACCAATTCCATTTGATTGATTTCTTTAAATGTTCTAAAAACATCTTTCATTGGAATAAAGTTATCTTGGTCTGCTGTCAGTTTTGATAACTCTTTTTTATGAATTGGCTTGCCTAGCCCGTTATCATCATTATGTAATGTTCCATGGTATACAAAGTAATCATTCATCCAGGCAATTCCTTGAACACTTCCTCCATCCTCTAATATCCTATTCCAAGTTGTTTTTGTGTTCTTACCAATTGCCTCAAGTGCAGTCTCAAGGGTTGGGTTCTTACGAATAAATGTTCCCTTTGCGGTTTGTTCAGTAAATACGTTTGCTGCCCATGGCTCTACACCTGGAGAAACATTACCACTTAACTTTGAATTAGAAACGGTTGGCGCAACTGCTCTAAGGTGAGTATTTCTCATTCCAGTACCAACACACCAGAGCGGCTCTCCATACTCTTTTGCCATATCGCGGCTAGCCTTCTCGCTTTCAGTCTTTAACTCGCTAAAAATCTTACGAGTTTCAAATTGAGCTGATAGACCCTCAAATGGAATGTTTCTGTCCTGTAGGTATGTATGCCATCCTAAGACTCCAAGGCCAAGTGCCCTTCCCTTTTCTGCTGAACGGATAGAGTTCTCAAATCCACGCATGTATTTTGCCTTCTGAATAAACTCTTCAAGAACACCATCAAGGAACCAAGTTGCCGTGTAAATAAGATCAGTATTCTTCCACTCATCGTATTTTGCAAGGTTAAGAGATGATAAACAGCATACAAATGAATGGTTTTCATCGGTGTGTAGTGCAATTTCAGAACAAATATTAGTCATAAATACCTTTAGACCGTTATTCTTATATGCATCTGGGTTTGCGTTATTTACATTACCCTTAAACATAATGTATGGTTCTCCGGTAGCTCTGCGCTTTCTAAGAAGAGCTGCCCATCTTTTACGAGCCTCACTGTCTCCCTCTTTGATCTTTTGCATAAAACCATCAGGAACGATAACACATTGGTGGAGATTTAGCGATTGACGGTTTACGTCTCCTTTTGGTTCGCGGATCTCTAGCCATTCCCAAAAGTCTTTGTGTTCAATATCAATATTTACCGAAGCTGCGCCTCTACGAACACTACCTTGATTAGTAGCAAGAATCGTTGAATCATAAATCTTACAAAACGGAACAACACCATCACTAGTACCATTTCCTCTAATTGTGGATCCTGCTGGTCTGATCTGGTTAATTCCAATACCAACTCCACCTCCATGTTTTGCAAGCAACATCATCTCTAGGTTTTTTGAACCAATATCGTGGATTGAATCGGCAACATCAATACCAAAACATGAGATTGGTAATCCTCGCTCGGTTCCAGTATTAGATAAAACTGGAGATGCAAGGTTTAACCATCCCTTCCAGATATAATCAAAGAATTTACTTGCCATTTCAGGTTTTTGAAGTCTCTTTGCAACGGTTGTCGCTACTCTCCAATATGCATCTTTTGGAGTCTCACCTTCTAATAAGTAACCATTACTTATGGTCTTAACATAAACTTCCGTGTTTGCCCAAAATGGAAAGTCTACACCAAGCTCCCATCCTAGAGCCCCGCCATAGTCTTTTTCTAGTTGTTCCGATAGGCTGTTACTAATCGCTACATCTTGTATTGCTTTTAATTCTTTTGAATATGCTTTGTCTTGTCTTTGCATTTCTTAAATATTTTAATTTTATATAAACATTAAGAAGACTGTTCTCTTGCCTTCATGTGGTGTGACCATATGCCATTCATCTGACGTGTGAGCACATAGGTCACCAATTGATCTTTCCTGCTTAACAACGTTGGTTTTTCCTTCATCATCAGCATAGTATGTTTCTCCTCCTGTAAAAGATCCATTTAATAGAATCGAAACCCCGACCTGGCACCACATCATATGATTATTGCTACCAGTGTCTCTATGCCACCCATGTCCTTGTGACATCGTCTCTACTCTCCAATAAGATTCATTCTTAATTTCAAAGTTAAAATGTTCTCTTAACCTATCAATTACTTTTTCTGCCACAAGATTCTGGACCCTATTAATTTTATAGGAACCTGGCTTTGTCCCTAGTAAGAGAGATATTTCATCCTTTGTTAAAAAATCTGTCTCGAATATTCTCATTGTTAAAACAAATCGTCTTCGTTCCAGTTTTCATCTTCTCCGGCCTTTGAGTAATCGGTCGGTCTAATTGCAAAAAAGTCGGTATGTGTTGTTCCTCCAGTTAGATGATAAAACCAATCTAATTCAGAAGCTTTTTCTTCATCAAACTCCATAAATGGTCCTTCAACATATCCAAGTTCTGCGATCTTTTCATTTGCTCTTTTTGTGATAAAGTGCTTTAGGTCATCAGCTTTTAAGTTTTCTAGGTCACCCATTTCAAACATTTTATCGATAAACTTATGTTCCATTTCAACCATTAATTTAGCTGCTTTGATAACGTCGTCCTGTACTTCTTCTTTTAGTTCAGGATATTCTTCGCACATATGACGGAATAGTTGACATCCCATTTTGCTATGTAGTGATTCGTCTCTAACTGACCATTTCATTTGTTGTCCTATGCCCTTTAATAGGTTTCTCATTTGGAAAGAGTATAGAACAGCGAATGAACTGTAGAGAGAAACACCCTCTGCAAACGCCGAAAAAATAGAAAGACTTCTTGCAACTTGTTTTCTGGCTTCTGGATTTGTTGCTAAGTCTTCGTGTGTCCAGTTTGCCTCAACTGATGTTAAATGTTCAAATTTATCAGCAATTGCCGGTTCGTGTAGAAATGCTGTGAAGTCTTCAAGTCCTAGCGTCTCATTTAAATATGAATATGCGGTTGCATGAATTGTCTCTTGTGACCCGAACATCATTGCCATTTGCTTAATTTCATGCTTTGGAAACCAACTAGTAACCATTGTAGTCCAATAATCTGAAACTGCACATTCAGTTTGTGCAAACCCTAAAAGAATGTTACCTACTAGATTCTTCTCATGTGATTTCATTCTTTCATTCCAATCTTTTACATCTCCTTGCATAGAGATTTCTGTATGTAGCCAAAATGCTTGTGCTTGTTTAAGCCAACCTTCTGTATAGTAAATTAGATATTCAAATGGTTTAAATTCTACTCTGTATTGAAATAATGACATAATATTCTTATAATACCTTATTTTTTAGACTACAAAGGGTCTAAATGATTTAGACCCTTTGTTTGTTTGTTGTTTTTTATATATCAAACTCTCCAAAGGGATGTTGCACTTTTCTACTTAAATTTTTTTTTAAGTTCATGCGCTTTTTCGTAGTATTCGTATGAAGTTTTCTTATAATCCTTACGTTGTGCGTAGAGATCACTCAGGATCTTTTTCAAGATAGAGTCCTCATTTGAATAGACTACACCATTTTCACAGACGATTTCATCAGTGTTCTTCCTACGTTCTTCGATTTGATCTTTTTGTATCTTATCGATGTAAGCATCAGGAGAGATATTAAATTGTCTCATAACTGACGGATATAGAGATGCAAAGTCAAATGCGCTTACTCCAGAATAATAACCAACAATTGGTTGTTTAACAAATGCTCCGGCATATTTACCGTCCTTCTTGCCCTCTTCTCGGTTATAATCAACTCCAATTTTATGATTTGTTTCGGCAAGTTTTCTAGCCATTAAGGCTTCTGTTACCGCAACCGGAGAAGCTGCTTTATAAAGTGGCATTTGCGTAATTGTTGCAAGCGTCAAGAGTACTTCCATCGACTTTAATTTTTGGTCAATGTAATATACAAGTATTGAATCGACTACGTTATAGTAAATGTACTTAACAAAATCATTTTCATATAGATCTTGCAAACCTCCAGTATACTTAATCTTTGCAACATCAAGAACTTGACTTGATACAAAGTCAAGTTTATTCGACTCTTTTACTTTTACGCTTCGATCGTACTTATCATAAAGTTGCATATAATCAAGGATTCCCATGTGTAGCGGGCGGCTATCATTACTATCAAGAGAACCAGTGATTGCCACATCGGTAAGGTCAATTTGAAGACGCTTACAACGATTAACAATATACTGCCAGTCATAGTTAATAAAGTTCCATCCGGTCATCATTGGAAATTTTGGCAAGAATTTGTGAAGGAAAGTATACACCATATTGTACTCGTCCTTAAACTTATAATAGCTAAATTCCCAATCTTGATCGTAGTCCTTAAAATGTTTATTCGTATCTTCTTCGATCTTTTTAACTTTATCAGGATCCATGTCTTCAAGGCCCAATACAATTACCTTTCTCTCTGGAGTAACAATCGAGAAGGCGAGTATTCTTGTTTTAGCCTCTTCAGGTTTTGGAAAACCATCAACAATTTCAGTTTCAATGTCGACAAAATATGTTCGTGGAATGTTAAACTCAAATATTTCTTCACGATCTTTCTCTGGCAAAGAATCCATAAAATAGACGAGCGAGAACTTATTAAATGATCTCGCTCGTTGTCTTTTAATAGGCCTTCCGTCCCAGTTTGTGAAAGTACTGTCTTTCCACTTATCTTTATTCTCGGTGACTACCCAATTTTCAAATTGACTGACAGGGTATCTCTTAAATGCTACTTTACCCTCTTTGTTATAATATGATACGATTACCTCTTGGTCTTTTTGTTCTATATCTAATAGCATTCAATTTATATTTTAATTAGTGTTTATATGCGAGGATCTTGAGATGTTTCCACGCGGTTACTTAAATATTTAGCAATAATATGGGCGGCTTTATAATTTGTTGCGAGCGGTACATTATGAACATCACATAGTCGCATTAACATTGAAATATCTACATCATGTGGGTGTTTGTCAAGAGGGTCTCTAAAAAAGATAACTGCATCCATTTCTCCTCGAGCAACCATTGCTCCGATTTCCGCATCTCCCCCAAGAGGGCCGCTGTTTACTCGCTCTACTTTTTCGACACCGGCATGCAAGATGCTGGATCCTGTTGTTCCCGTTGCTACAAGTTCTACGTCTTTCCGATTGAAGAAGTCTAGTCTCTTCATCACAAAGGCAACCATGTCTGCCTTTTTTCCATCGTGTGCTATTAGTGCTATTTTCATTTATTATCATTTAAAAATTTAAGTACTTTATCCTTTATTCCACATTGCTTAATACCTTCTCTAGATCTTGGAGTGTGTACAAAATTGATTAGACCTGGTTTGTTATCAGAGCCATCCGCCGCAGCAAACCGATCTCCTAAGAATTTAACTCCCATATTTAAATCGTCAATTGCAACCCAATCTGTAACTTTATTGTTATCTAGCCAGTGCTGAATTTCCATACTTCGCTCTAATTCAAGATCTGCTTTAAATCTCAACTTTGACCATTCATTTGGAAAAAGGTCTTTGAACCTACCAGTCATTGAAATTGGTCGCTTAATAATGCCTTGAGACTCGTAGTAATCACCCAGCTCTTCAAGGTTTGCATGAAATCTCCAATCTGATGATACTACTATCTCCGCTCCTGTTTCCTCTAGGATTGAGTTAAGTACATCTACCGCCTTCTTGTCAAAGTCATCAAAACGTACCTCAGCTGGACCGTTCTTAGCTAATCCTTTACGTGGGTTATCCTTGGTAAAAAAGGCGCGTTGCTTTTTAAACCTACTTCCCCAGTTATTTGAAAGACAGATCACACCATCATTATCAAGAAAGATTACTTTCATATTTCTTATATTAGTTAGTTTGCACTTGTTTCCTAAGCTAATATAAACAAAAAAGCCGAGACTAAAAAATCTCGGCTTAAATATTTTCAAAGGTAAGAGTATTACTTAAGGTCCATTCTAACCTTAAACTTTCGGTCTTTAATAACATTATTCATCTCGTTAGAAAGGTGGGCTAAAATCTCCATCTGAGCATTTTTAGCTGCTTCATCAATTGAATCTTCTGACATATATTGACTATAATCTTCCCAGTTATTGGCAGTAATTTTGTACCATATCTTAAATTCCTCAATTAGGTCAGTTGTTGGGTCGTCAAAACTTGGCATTTCAATATATTCTTCGTTGACTTTAGATTCGAAAACCGTAAGTTCATATCTATACTTAAAGGCTTTATCTGCTGTAGATTTTGACATCTTTTTAGCTTTAATACCCATCTTTTTAAGTCTGGCTTCAGTTTCTTTGCGACCGTAACTATCTGTAAATCTTAAAACTAATTGATTGCCCCAGTTTTCACTTTCTTCATATTCAATAGAATCTGCACCTATGCCGTACGGATTGTCTTTATACTTATCTACAAGTTCTTGGAACGTGGTTGATTCATTTAAACCCTCGTTTAAAAAGCTTTCGAAGTTCTTTAAATGTTTCATTTTTCTTTTCTTTTTTTCATATTCTTCTTCAGCATCTCCTTGCCCTGCAGGAACATCACCAGAACCGTTCTCTGTAGATGTTGGAAGCTTGACTGGTCCCATTCCGCCGACGTTACCAATTGAGATATTTTCAACAACCTCTGGGAGGCCTTCGTGTTTTGTTTCTGCAAAATCTTTTAATTTTTTCAGGGTCATACCGTCAACTAGATCTTTTACCTTATCGCGGTAATCAACATCAACGTCAGAAAGTTGCATATCGCCTTTCTTAACAGCGTATGCAACTCCCATTAATCGTTGTTGTGATTTACTTTGACTAGGCATATTACCAAACGTAATCCATTTTTTTAATCTTACCGATTCTGTCTTTAATAGATTTAGCGTAGTTCTTTACTTCTCTTGTGTAGTATTTACTGACATATCCATCCTCTTCTTCACGTTTTGCTTGATTTGTATAGTCTACATATCTGTTAAAATCATCTAGAAGATTTTGCATTACATTTGAAGCATCTCTTAGTTTAACCTCACGGCCTTTAGGATCGTGTCCAATGATAACATCACCGTATCTTCCTTTTTTACCTGCTGATAAACCATCTTTAATTTGTAAAGAGACAATATCGATTGCATCTAAGACTTCTTTATCGATAGGCATCTTAGCTGCTCTATCTGCTAGAATCATGTGGTATCTGTCAAGATTATCTTTCTTAAAGTCTTTATCATTCTTAAACGCAACTGCTCCTTTTCTTGCTGAAGTTCTTGCATTGCGAATTGGTATTGTACCGTATCTTGCTTCTAAAATGTCAAGATCAAGAACGTATGCTCTATCTGCAAGTTCAGCAACTTTAGTTATACTTGAAATACCAGTTCCCCATGAGTCTCTAGCATTAGATTTACCGAACCCAACTGAATCCTCTTTTCTAGACGTTTTTAGTGTTTTCGTTCTTCCGTTATATCCTCTGCCAGCATATGCCTGTGCAAGCCATTCATTTTTTCCATTAGTTGCACCTAATAGAGTATTTGCTGGAATTGTTCCTCCACCAAACTTTCCTGCCCATTCGCTCGCATATGGGTTCTCCTTTTCATTGGTTGTAAAGTATAGGTAAACTGCGTTTTTTCTCTTTTCTTTTCTTGCCTCAGCTGGATCCATTTCGATAATATCTACATCTTGAATCTTATCAAGTTGGATTTTAGCCATATTGTAGAAAGCTTTAGCAAAGTCTTTTTCCATAGAACCCGCACCTGCTAAGATTGATTGTAATTTCATTGAGCTAAATGCTTCAGAAATCATCTCTTCAGATTCGTTGGTTGATTCTTTAATACCTAAGAATTCAGCAGCTGCTGATTTAAGCTCATCATATGTATATCTTCCTGTTAGAGCGTCGTCTAGAATAGTTCCAGTATTTTTACCACCACTTGCATAAAGAGATACGTAGTCAAAACCTAACCAGTCTCCACCTCCAAATTCATGTCTAGGATTTAAACCTAGGTCAAGTGAAAGCGTTTTAGAAAGAGACTGTCTTCTGTCTAAAAACTGATCGTTATAACCAAGCTTACCCGCGCTTGCATATTTGTTCTCATTTAGTGATTCTACAAAGCCATTAAATGACTCGTATACGAATGCGTTTTTCATTTCTTTATTATTATTTTTTGATTCAATTTGTCTTTTATTAACTTTATAGCCCCTGTTTCCTGTTCTTCCAGCATCGGCTTCCATGTGAACTTGCCAAATGGTTGATAAATTTCTAGTAAAATTATCTAAATAACCTCTCCATGATGTGTTTGTAGTAACATGTTTAAATTGTTTATGAGCGGCTTTCATCCAGTCACTATGTATCTTATTAGTAGTTCCGTGGTCGTTATCATCCTTCGCTTTAAAATACGAATCACCTCCTTTTACAAACTTTTTTAGTAATTTATCTAAATCTTCATCAAAGTCATCAAGATTGTATTTGTCGGGCTTAATATTACCGTAAAGTGTTTTTGTTGTTTTAATTAAACTTGTCAAGAATTCTCTATCATCCTTATCACCAACAGTCTCCCATTTGAATTTTTCTTCTAATTTAGATTCAAATGTTCCTGTAGATGCTAAGCTGTAGAGATGATCGGCAATCTTTTTAGCTTTTGCTCCTTTATGTCCATAGTTTGCAACAGTTTCTAGTGCTTCTTCTGGCATCATCTCTGTTAATTCCCACGGGTCAAATTCATCCATTAAATCACTTAAGATTTCTTTAGCCTCTTTCTCGAATCTGTCGGCCTCGTGAAGTTGATCATCTTCTTCTTCATCTTCGATACCATCGCCGTCCTCATCATCAATTATACTAGCATCAAGACCAGTTCCTCTTGGGGCACCAATTGTATCTGCTAGAGCTCCTGTAAGTCCTGGAGCCAGCTTTTTAGCTAGGTTTGGAGCTTTTTCTTCTAACTCTTCTTCTACAAACTCTTCAGCATTTTCTTTATCTTCAGAGTCAACGTCTTTAACTTTAAAAGTTTCTCCGTCTACTGTAAATTCTTCTTCTCCATCTGCGATAGCTTTTGCTCTTGCGGCACCAAATGCATTACCTTCTTCAATAACTGCAATTTGTGATAGCGCTCTTTTTCCAAATGTAGAAAGTGAAATACCGTCTTCTGAAACGTTAAAGTATTTTGTGTTTCTCCTGATCCACTTTGAAGTATCTTTAGAATATTCTTTTAAGATTGCATCGAATTCTTCCTGTGTAATTTTTCCATCGGCAATCGCTTCAAGCATTTTATTTCTAACTTTAGCGCTTTTTCCAACTTGTACTGCAGGATGATTTTCGGTGTATCTTCTCTTAAGAGTTATTTTACTTCCCTCATTTAAAAAATCTTGAAAATTCATATTTAATTGTTTCTTTGTTTTTTTATATATCTTTCTTATCTAAAAACTGAGAGAATGTAAGAAGATTAGCCTCATCAATAGGACTCTCTTGTGTTTTTAATTTTTGATGGTTCAAATACGTCTTAAAGGGCATTACGCTCGATTCGTTGCTCTTTAACATAACGATTGCCTCAATTTTATCGACAATTGCATTAATCTGCTCCATTAAGTCAGCATTTATAATATCGGTCTCTTTTGCTCTTCTCTTTCTAAATGAGCCAATTGCAATTTTGTATAGTTCTGAAAGAACTTTATTGTTTACATATTCAATTGTCTTTTCATTCTTAATGAACTTAGTATTCAATTCAAATTCAGGGCGATCACTAAAATCCGCAGAGTCAAAACTAACACCAACGTATTTTGCTGCATTCTCATTAACATATGCGTTAAATGCATTTGAAACTAGTTCAATGTATCTCTCATCTGCCTGATCCGATTCAAGTTGAATATTATCGACATCGTATTCAGAAAAGAACTCAACTAGATCTAATAGTGAAATTTGATACGTGTCGCTTGGCTTTCTAGCCTCGCTAATCTCAGTTCCTGTTCCGCTAAGTTTAAAGTTTTTTACTGTTTTGCCGTCAAAGAAATTAATAACTAAAGAGTCGATATCTCCATCAAGGTCTTCATTAAGGGCTGTCTTACTTAACGTATTGTTAAAAATGTTATATGCTCTTCTAGTAAAACTTAACGACTCATACGCTCTATTTCTTTCAGCATCATTCATTTCTAATAGTTTTACCAACTCATCCTTCTGATGAGAACTCAATACTCCTTTAAAAACAACTTGTGGTCTTTGAACATCTAATTTATCTGCCCATTCAAAAAGAACTTTTGGATCTCTAATAACCTTCTTTATCAGTGTATTATCCATAGGGTTCATTACTTGAATATGGGTTAAAATAAGTCCATTCTTTGGAGTCTGATCATATTTAATATCTATTGTTTGACTGTCTGTCATATAGTCAAACCCAAACTTCCAGTCAAGTGGCATTTCATCTTTTGTTACGTCGTCGATTGATTCAAAAAATTTAATTGCATTTTCGTAATATTTAACGATAGTGCGATCTACTTTATCTAGTGGTTTCTTTTTACCACTCTTAAAATAGGTGTAACCAACTGAATTGTTTTGAACGTGAAATGAAGATGCCTGTACTTTTTCAGTAACAACGCATGGAGATTTTAGCATCTCTATAAAATCTTCTCTATTCGTTGATTCAAAATATGTATGTAAGCTTTGTAGTGCCATAGTTTTATTATTTAGCGATGTCTTCTGGTATTGGCAGACCCGACATTCCTAGTTTAACTTCAAATTCTTTAAAGATCTCGTCTCTCTTCTCAGGAAACTTAAACATTGATGAGTTAATTAAATCTCTTAAACTTTCATAAGTCATCAAGTCTTTTACTTTTGCACCTTTAAAAAGAAGGTCTGCAATCTCTTCCGGTAGTCTTGTAATCTCATAATCAAATTCTTTTAGTAATTTTGCATTTTTAACTAAACCTCGTTTTCCAACAAATGATTTGCGAACTCTAACGACTCCTTGGTTTAATCTAATAACAAATGCTTCGTATTCTTTTGTTTGTCCCTCTTCGGTTTGATCTAAGATTTCAACAAATGATTTACCAATTGCTGACATTAAAAGGATATTTCTGTATGCACCTTTATATTTTGACTCGTCTTTCGTAAAATCTGGAGAATGGTACATAAATCTACTCCAATTAATATCTCTTGATAACATTAAATCTACTTGACCTACTCCATTATTTGCTTTACCTTCAATAGGAGCTGCAATTGATACCTGTTGGAATCCCACAGCCATTGAGGTGTCTAACCCCTTTCCTTTTAATAAATCATTCATATCAAAAAGAACTTTACCAAGTGAAGTATTTAAGTGTCCTGCGATCTTATCGGCTGAAACTGCAATATCAATATCTCCACTAGTCTCTCCTGGATTCTTTTTTCCAGCACTACCAATAACTGCAGCATCTTCTCCAATGCCATCGATTCCAAGATGAGGGAATACATTTTTCTCAATCCATTCTAAAGTAGCTGCAACCTCATGTTGCTCAAATGGTCTTGACTGTGCAATTGCGTTTCCGCTTTCACCTATAAACTGTTCAAATAATTTAACGTATCTCATATCTGTTTTTTATCTATTTGTCTTCTTATATAGAAGTTCTTGATCTTGTAAGAATCTTTTTAATGCAGGAATTACTTCATCCTCAGAAGTGATTTCAATACCCCAATTATCACTACCAAAAATCTCACCATTTCTACAAATTTTAATATATCCGTAATCGGCGCGGACTGACAATTTATCGCGGGTTATAACACCATCCTCGTTGCTTGGTAATATTCCCTCTTTTTCAATAGTTGCAGGATATCCAGCCTTTTTAAGAATTTTGGTTATTTTTTTTAGGTTTAATTTTACACCAGTATTTCTTCCTATCTCTGTTACATTAAATTGATAGCGCTCGCTTGTAAATTGTTCAAATAATTTAACGTGTCTCATTAGATATGTTTTCTTAATTTTTCATAGTATTTATAAAGATATTTCGGCACCATCTTTTCGAATGCTTCTCTATCCCCATTTGCCAGAGCCTCTCTGGTTTTGGTTCCACTTGGACCACCTTCAGCTCTTGCATCTACCATTTCTAGTTTAAAGTCAGGATGTACTATTGTATCTGTTTTTTCGCTAGTAATATATTTAATCTGTGGGGCATATGCCTTGATTCTGTCGCTTCCAGCACCAACACCTACAGTTTCATAACCTTGCTCTCTTAAGAATCTAACAAACCAAGGAATTACTGTTCTACCATAACTATTTGGGTAAATAAAGAAGTCTGCAATCTCTTTCTCATTCTTTGCGACCTCTTGTCCGATTTGAAGTAATAGGCTTTCAGGAAATGGAGACTCTTCGCGCTTTGAAACTATTTGCATTGCAACAACTGGCTTGCCAAAGATTTTAGCGGCATTCTTAAGCGCTGCAATGTGTCCATTATGAAATGGCTGAAATCTACCAGGCATTACAACAACTTCAGTACCCTCAATTGGTTGAGTTATGTCAGCCTCGTTAATGAATTGCTCAAATAGTTTAATGTGTTTCATTGCTATTTTTTTATTTTTAGGCCTATTGCAATAACTGTTATCATTTTCTGGTTGTAGGCTCTAGACGGCATCGCTTTGCTTACAAATGGTAATTTCTTAACGCTTGATATAGCAGCCTTTAAAGAACTTTTTTCAATGAAAAAGTCTTTTTCATTGAAAAATCCAGTAACTGCCGTGGCCTGAATATTATAGCCTCCTATTACATTATCGTATTTTGGTAAAACTATTAATTTCCAGTCCCTATGATCCGATCCTTTATACAAGGCATCTTCAATCTCTTTTTTGTGAGCTTCAAATACATCATTTATTTTATCATAGTCTTCCTTACTCATTGTTTCATTTAAGAAGTCTTCAAATATTTTAATGTGTTTCATTGTTATTTTTTTATTTTTTAATTTCTATGTGATAATAGTGTTCGTTATCACCATTTTCTTTAACTACTTGTAATGCCTTTGCTCCAAAATCTTTAATGGCTTCTCTAATATCCTTTGTAATAGATTGACCTTTCATACCGCTATATGTTATGAAAATATTTTTTGTGTCTTTAGGCCCTTTTGGAAAATACGAATATTTGGAAGCTTCTTCGCTTGTTATTTCTTTAGCCGACCCGCCGTTCCATTCCAATGTATCTTCAATGTGCTTAATTAGCGCATCAACATTTACGGCTTCATTAATGAATTTCTCAAATAGTTTAATGTGTTTCATCTTTTGTTTTGTTTTTTCTAAATTAAAAGTCGCCGTATAATGTAATTTCAGTTTCAGGAATATCCATATAATCCATTAAATATTCTCCAAATTGTACTGCATCATCTTCTTTCTTAAATACAAACGTTACGAACCCCTTAGTAGAAGTCATTTTACCTTTTTTTGAATACACGTCTTTGAAAGCCTCAGCTGCTTCTTCAGCATATGCTGAAGTTACTTCAATCATTGGTTTTTTAGCTTCATTTAAAAAGTCTTCAAATAGTTTGATGTGTTTCATTTTTAGTGTTTTCTTTATAGCTATTGCAAGTTTAGGGTTTTTCAGTTTGCCATCTTTGAAAAAAGTCGTTTGCGGCTCTTGGACGACCTAATGTAACTTCAACTTCTTCGCCATCTTTAGCTTTTGCAAATAACTCTTGGTATGAACCATAGTTTTTGAAGTCTGTGACAGTGAACTCTTTTTTGTCTTCTTTGCGATATATCTGAGTGCCTACCCATCCTCCATCAGATCTTTCATTTACGAATTGTTCGAATAGTTTAATATGCTTCATTTTTAGTGTTTTATTTTTTGTATGCTAAGATACTTCTAATTTGGTGGATTGGTGCAAAAATACCGGTGTACTTATAGACTTTACCTTTATAAACAAATGTAATACCTTCAGTTGGTACAATATTTTCTAGTCCACCGACTGCCGCAACTCTTGTTAGCTCATGTTCAAGCTTCTCAACATCAGTAGCGTCTCCATTTTTTCTAATAGTATTAATAGTTGTTTCAATCTCTTTACGCATTTGCTCTCCAGCATGTGTTGGATTTGCCGATAAGAAAGCCTCCATATGCATCATCATTTCGGTACCAACTTCTAGGAAAAGATTTTCAAGAGGTGCGTATATCTGCTTCTTAATCATCTTAGCGTTCTTTTTCTCAAAATCACTATATTCTTTTGTTAAATCAGGACCCATGTCCTTTTTCATTTTAGCAACGCTATATGACTTGTTAATTCCTCCAAGTCGGTTAGCAATTCCTTCGATTGACTCTTCTGGAATATTCATGTTTAACTCTCTAACAACATTGATCGCTCTACCAACAACAAAATCATGCACTGTTGAATTTAGGTTAATACCTGCATCCTTCATGATTTCGTTTAGTTTCTTATTATAATATTGTGCTCTTGATTTAGTGTTCTTAAATGGTCTAACAGGAATGTCCTGTGGTCCACGAACGTAAAACATCTCCTGAGCGGCTGCATTTGCATCTGCAATCATTTTACCAAGATCACGGCCAGCCTGTTTGTCTTCACCGACTACATTTCCATCAACATCATATTCTACAATACCGTGAAATACTAATAGGTCTTGTCCGTAAGGAACCGTGTTTTGAGTTACTGGCGTCATAATTTCAACGCTTGCAAATTTTGTACCTTCGCCAAACATCTTTTCCTTATCGCCAGGAGAAAGAGCTCCAATTGAAGCGCTCAAATCACGCATTGCTGCGTTATATGCTATTTCAATATCTCCTCTGTCTTTAAACTTTGCGGCAAGATCTGCAGAGGTCATTGCATTTTCACCAGCATTCTTAAGATGACTCTTATTTCTTGCGGCAATTAGTTGACCATTCTTCCATGAAATTGAAAGCTGCTGTCCGTCAGTTTTTTCTTGGACAAAGTTTTCAGGGCCAAATGCTCCTTGAACCGTAGCGTCAATCATATCCTTTACATCCGTCATTGTTAGACCTAGGTCCTCAAATGGATGCGTAAGATGCCCATAGGCTCCACCTTCATTAACAGATTCGAGCCCAGTATCCCTGAGCTCTTTTTCTGTTAAAAATTCTTCGTATGTAAATAACTTATTCATTTATCCTAGTGATGTTTGTAATGCTCCCACCATTGCACCATAATCTCCATCGTGCTTTGAAATTAAACCATCAACTATTTCTTGTGCTTTTTCTTCGTCAAATTTATCTCCAAATGCCTTTTGAAGTACGGTAAATGCATATTCTTTAAATTCTTCGTCAGATTTTACTTCTGCTTCATTGGTTACAGATTCATTAATATCAAACGAATGAACTCCTCCACCTGACATAATATCTCTCCATTCAACGTGCTTTAGCTCTACTTCTGGATATAATGTCTTAATAGAATCAATTACGTGATCTGGATCTACTTTATATCCGTATCTAACCTCTAATTTTTTCTTATTGAGTTTCGTAACCTTTGGTGGTGTATTTCCGGTATATGCTATGCTAAGTTGATATTGTACATCGCTCTTGTTTAGGCCTTCGCTTACTTCAACCGCTGATTCAGTTTGTGTATTTTCAAAATATGCCGTTAAGAAGTGCCCGGTTTCTACTGATTTTTCTGGACCGGTAACGCTCCATTTCCATCTCTTATCCGCACTTTTAGCTACGTTTAGAAGCTCTTCAGGGCTTATGTTATCATACGTTGAAAGAAATCCACCATCTTCTTTGTCATAACTCAATACATCAATATCTACTCCTTTCTTTTTGAATGCTTTTTCCATTGAACGTTCCATTGAACGTGTATCAGCTTCAGTAACTACTGATTCCATAGGTTCGAACATTTTAACCATCATTTCAAAGTCTTTCTTGAAATAAGATCTTAAGTAACCTCTAACCGCATCATCAATTAAACCAGCTCTATTTCTTTTGTATTCTGGCCAATCATCCCAATGCCAATCAACTGCGTCTTCCGCGGCATCTCTTAGTCTTTTATCAAATGGTGATGGCATTTTCTTAGGGCTACCAGCGTCCTTATGGATTTGTTGATTCATAATGCTCTGATCTGAAGAACCCCATTCATTAACTGTTGATTCTCCTGCAAAATCTTCTGCATTTTCTTCGTCTTCTTTGTCAACCTTAGTTACTTTATACTTTTCACCGTCTACTTCAAATTCATCTTCTCCGTCTGCGATTGCCTTTGCTCTTGCTGCACCAAATTCATTTCCTTCAATAAGTCTAGCTTCTAATACTTCTCTACTTTCAAATTGAGCATGAAAATCAGCAATTAATTTTGCAGCCATTGTTTTCTCTCCAATAGAATCCAGGTACATCGCAGTTCCTTCAACAATTCCTTGTCCTCCCCAACCAGCGGCATTTGAAATTCTAGAAGCTTCATTATATAGTGCTACTTTAATTCTATCTGCTGAAACTTTAACTTCAATATTACCAAGTCCGCTTGGTTTTGTTATGATCGGAGATAGTGAACCTTTGATATTTTTAGCAATTGAATTTCCCTCTCTAGAAAAATTAGCGTCCTCCATTGCAGCTTGGAAAATAACTTTAATTGCTCCGAGTTGCATATTTCCACCATCTACTAAACTCGTATATCTCTTACCAAATAGATGATTGTATTGAGTTACTACCTTCTTAGCATCTCTCTTATATTCAATTGGAAAACTTCCAGTTGCTTCAAAAACAAACTTGTCAAAACGAGAGGTTTCAACTGTTTCAAATGCAGGTTTTAGGTCATTATCTTCATAAGTATCTGCCATATACCATTTACCATCTCTTTCATCATATAGATAGATGAATTCTGCCCACGACTCTTTAGCATCTCCAATAAAGTTTCTAATGTAGCCTGCATTTCCGCCCATTGGCTCCATACCGTCATTATAATAATTAATCTTCTTTGGGTCGGCTTCTAGTCCTGAACCTGCTCCATTTTGAATAACAACATCAATGTTTTTTCTTTTAGATCCTGAGTAGCCCTTCTTGATTAATGGTAGCATGTTTTCTGGGTAACCATCATAGTGCATATAAACTGCTTCAATGTTTCCTTTCTTATCAATTTTACCAAAGAATGAACGTGTTCCCTCTTCAATTAACGAAAGTGATTCGTTAAGATCAGTACCTTCTAGTCTTGAAAAGAACTCTCCTCTTTTTTCTTCGTCTAATTCAGATACTTTTGTTACTCCGTACTCTGCTAGCAGGTCTTTAAAACTACGTGCAGTTTCTTCTCTAGCCTCGGTTTGTTTTTGAGCTTCCTCTTCAGCTATTCTTTGTTCTCTAGCCTTTGTGAAGTCTTGGAATGAATGTAGTCCAGCCATTGTATTATTTTATTTTTTGATTATATCTGTACTTTTTTATATATCTCCGTCAAACTTTACCTTTTTAATGTCGTACTGAAACTTCTGCTCTTTGTATATTTTACGCCTAGCCTTTGAGTGTCTCATTAAATAGTTGTCCCAGTCTGGTGAGCTAATGTCATCTACAAAGTCAATGATCGTTACACTGTCCTTTGACTCATGTTGTCTTAATCCGCGACCAATTGATTGCCTAATAATCACTTCCGACTTAAACGATTCCGTAAAGAAGATATTGTGGATCTTTTTAATCGAAATACCGGTAGAGAAGGTACCATAGCTTGCGACAATAACGACTTCTTCTCCCTCTTCCATCTTCTTTTTATATTCTTCGCGAATGTCTTTATCGGTTCCACCATCAACATAATAAACAGTCTTATCGCTTTCTTGTCTAAGCTTTTCATATATCTTTTGACCATGTTCAATCCTGTGGAAAAGTACAAGGGAATTGCCGCGTACTCTGGAAATAATGTTACAAACGAAGTTAAGACGACCTTCTGACTGAATAATATAATTTTGTTCAAATTTAAATACGTCTTTGCTTTCATATTTATTGAATGCCATTTCCTTAAAAGCTTCTTTTGTCTTTTCAGGTGCATAGTCCATTTCAATAACTTTTACTCGACACTGTGCAATATGTCCCTCATTTTGAAGGAAATTTGCACTTACCTCGGTAATCAATGGACCAGTGTAGGCCATAAGTGTTAAACGATCCAGGGTTCCAGACTTTGGAATAGTACCGGAAAGGCCATATCGATAGTCGGCATTTTTACACTTCGATAGAATCGTCTTAATTGACTGTGACTTCGCTTTGTGTGTTTCATCAATAATCACAGCATCAAATTGGTCAAAGTAATCTGCCTTCTTTTTGATTAAGGACTGGTATGTACCAATCACTACGTTTCTACCAGCTCTGATTTTTTGACCACTATAAATTTGCTGAATCTTTATGTTTACCTGGTTACGATAATTATAGTCCATAAAGTCCTCACTTGCCTGAATAACAAGTGAAACGTTTGGCACAATAAACAGGATCTTTTCAGCCTTTTGTTTCTCTAAAATATATGCAACTGTTAGGAATGAAATTAGCGTCTTACCTGCAGATGTCGCAAGTTCTGAGAGACACTTTCTAAATTTTAATATATTATATGCAGCATCGATTTGATAATCACGAGGAGTTATCTCTGAGTCATCAAAAAAGTCTAATGCCCATTTTTCAAAAGACTCAGCGCTGATGTCCTTATCAAAAAAATCAGTAATTCCATTAATCTTTAGTTCATATCGATACTCTTTACAAATATCAACAACCTCTTTCCAAAGACCTGCTGGAATCCACTTATCGTCCTTAACATATGAAATGTAGCCGTCCCATACCCCTTTCTTGACAAGTGGATTGAATCTCCACGAGTCAATTCTCTTTGTGAGTGATATATTCAGCTGCTCGAGTTCTAATGAAGTAGCATCATCAATTCTAAGCAACTGCTTATTTTCAGTTAAACTGAGCTCCATTCACGGCACAGTCTTTTTATTTTCCTTACAGATCTTTAATGGCTAATCTGTTTCGGATGGCAAAGCCCATATTATCTAGGGTTTTTACCGATTCCTTGAAAAATTCTAATTGATTTTCAAGATGAGAGAGTATGGCATTTTCGTCAGCCAAATCCGATTCGATGAAACGCTCTTTTTGCTTTTCACCAAGTTTGTAGTCATACTCATAATAACGTAGATATGCTTCTCTATAACGATCTGCTATCTTACGTTTTTGATCCTTGATCTTTACATTAATATATGCAATATGATCGATCATCTTTTGTCGGTTAGATAACACCATCGCAATAGTGTCTTCCATACCATTTATATATCTCAGTGACTTTGCCAGGTCCTGGATCTTTAAGGTCCATTCTTCCCGCTGTTCACTTAATTTCTTATCCAATGCTTGGATCTTTTCTCTATTTGACATCAATATTATTGTTAAAACAGTCCCTTGTCCTTGTTATTCTTTCTTATAAACTTCGATACCCTTAATTTCTTCTTAAACTTTGGATCTTCAATATCAATCTTAGGGGCCTTGTGCTCGTAATCTGCGGAGCTAAAGCCAAGTATGGCTTTCATCCCTTTAAACCTGTCTCGGTCCCTGTAAAAATCATCAAGATCCTTGTCTACCATCTCTGTAATTTCTTCTATACGTACCATAGATCTAATTGACTTGAAGTGAAATAATCATCCAGTTTTTTAATTGCTGGGTTCTTTAATTCGAAACACTTGATAACTAAGTCGTTTAGATCCTTTATATCATATGTATCTAATTTATTTTCTTTCAAAAATTTAGACCACATAAACACAGATCTGCCTTTCTTTAATTTTTCAGCCATCTTTTTCTTACCCGTTTTGTCATTATCAAACATATAACGAACGGTTGCCATTTGATCGAATTCTTCAGTGTTGCGTCCGGCAGTTGCAAGTGCAAGGCTATTAGTCATAAACTTAGAGTCGATTGGACCTTCAAAAATCGTAACTGGTCTTTGAAAGTTGATTTGCATAATTCCAAACAACGTCGATAATTTTGTTATCTTTTCAAGTTCTTCTTGGCTGGCTTCTAATTCCTTACCTAGCTCTTCATATAATTTTGGAAGGTCATACGTTAGGTATCTTTGTCCCTTTCCTTTCATTCTTCGACTTTGCGCCGACATAATCTTACCGTCTCCAGTAAAATTAAGAATCCAGAGGCGATTATCTCTTGGGCTAAATAGGAACTCTTCGCTCTTTTTATGAAGTAGTCTCTTTTTTAGATAGAGCCAAATCCAGTCTCCAGGTTCTATTTCTCTCGCAGCAAATCCACGTTTAAACTCTTCAACTGATATTGCTAAGTCACTTACACTTTGAAATACGGAATGTGTTAGGGTATCTGCCTGTGATGTTACTGACCTGTTGTGTTTGATATAGTCAATAATAGTAAATGAATCCTCTGAACTCGGGAGTCTTACCTCGTTCTCACGAAGAAGAGTCTTAAGGTCAGTGTGATATCCGCAATTGTAACAATGGTATTGAAGGGTGTCCCAGTACATGTTACCCCGCTTCTTAGTATCATCATTATGCGAATCCCCACAGTATGGACATGCCATAGTAATTCTACCAGGCATGTCCTTTAGCATTTGCTTGTTGGGATTTGAATGCGCTGTTAGACATACGTCCTTCAGCGCCTTCATAATCTTTAATCTAAGCTCTTCAGTAAGCTGTGGATTAGATGTCGAGGTCATCTAGGAAAGAGTCTAGATCGTCATCACTTGAAACTTCAGTTGTTGAAGATTCTGTACCCGCAGTTTCTGCAACTTTTTCTTTCTTAGGAGCAGCTTTCTTAGCCTCTTTTTTAGGGGCTGAAGAAGTTACTTCAGAAATTGCATCACCTGGATTTAGGTACATCTTCAATACACCATTTACAAAGTCTCTTGTTTCACCGTCCCATGCTTTATATTCATAAGATGAGAGTGAAGGTGCGTTTTCTAGCTCTTCTTTGATCGCTGCCATCGATTCTTGTGTGCGTTCTGCTGGAGAACCTGCAATATCGATTGCTGAACGAGATGAAGAGAACTTCGACTTATCATAGTTGTTGTATTCGCCTTGACGAGTAATGATTAACTCAAAGTTTTTACCTTCGAATAGGTCAAATACTTGAGTTGGTTCGCCAAAGTCTGGTTTTAGCTCTGTGTCAATCTTCTCTTTGATCTTGTAACCGAACTTGTAAATCATGTAAGTTCCTTCCAAGTCTGGATTTTGTGGATCCTTGATAATTTTGATTAGAGAATAGTATTGTTGACGTCTCTTAAGTTTTTCTGACGCTTTACGATCAACTGCTGAATCAGAGTTGCGAAGCTTCCAGAATACGTCTGCGATTGGGCATTTTTCACCAATTGAACTTGGAGAATCTACCAATTTACCGTCACCGTTTGTATCAGTCAACCAGTGTACGTATTTTTGTACAAGAGAATTACGAGGATTCTCAGGATTTGGAACGAAACGGATTAGTGCTTTGTAAGTTCCGTCTTTTCCATCGTCAGCAGTTGGTTTATATACCTCACTAACTGAACTTGTTGAGGGCTGATGCGTTTCTACGTCTTCTACGCCCAAATTAAAAATGTCAAAATCTGCCATGTCTTTAATTTACCTTTAATTTTTGTTAAACTTTAATAGTACTTATATTACTTAAAATGACAATGTTTCAAATTTGATCAAAACATCCTACTAATTCTATATTACCTACGCGGTCGACGTTACTCCTAATTGAGTCTACTTTGTGATTAGTAAGAATGAATTAAGACAAAATTTGTTATCCATCATCATAGTTTATATATCTCAAGTAGCATAGGTTTCAATGTTGCTTGAAAACTTTTTTATTTATTTTTGAAACAAAATAGAGATGCTTGCATAAAACCTTTAAGTTCTTGAAGGAGAGATAAGGTTACTTGGACGGCGGTAGGGAAATCATGGCTGCGAGGAAAAAAGCGTCCACCAAATCGTCAATAGGTTTAGGAATCTTTTTCCCAAAGTCCTGACTCTTGATCCAACCATAAAAAGGACTCTTCTCGAGATTTTCGTCCCCTATTCCATTATTAAAAAAGACTTCAAAGAGCTGAGACTTATTCATGTTTCCTTTTCCAGCAAACTTCTTTATTGTTGTTGGTGCGGCAGTTAAAAGGTCTTCGGGTTTCAAGGTCTTTAGGAGCTTTAACTTCAGAATAGCGGCACCAGCCGCCATATCAATCATATTATTAGTTCCCATCTTTGACCCATAACTGGTCCCTTCAAATGCAATTGTAAATCCATCACCATCAAAACATTCTTGTAAAACTAAATTGATAATATCGTCAGCCATCCGATCATATCTTTTGATCTTTGCTAACTCGACGCTTGAGAATTCCTCCTCTTTACTAAAATCAGGCTGACTAACAAGAGTTACATCTTTTAAAAGACTCATCTCTTCTTGAAGTTTTTGATCCTTCTTTGTACCGGTACCTGGCTTCATATATGCAATGAAATGATACCTTTTACTCTTATCGTTATAGAGACAAACTCCTGGAGAATTAAGGGAAAAGTCTACTGCTAAATAATTCATTTAGATTCTTTTACCAAGCGCAGATCCCAATGCGGCACCTACTAATCTTGAAGTTAATAAATCATATAGAATTCCCTTTTGAATTCCAAGAACTTTAGCGATCATCTTACCGACTGTTTTACCAAGTGCAAATCCAGCTAAACCACCAAAAATAGAACCTAACATACCTTCGTTAGTTACCTCAAAATTAAATCTATTAATGTCTAGTTCTCCATTCTCGTTTGAGTATTCTATTATAAATTCTTCTAGAGCTGCATCTACCTTAGCCTCTAACTCGTCGGTCCATTCTTCTTGTAGACCCTCTGTTAAGATTCTCAAATCTTCTTCTGTAACTTGCTGTTCAGTAAGGTATTCGTTGAATGTTTTAATTGTATTGCTCATAATTTACTTATTGTATTTCTAACTCTATATTTATCTTATTATAAAAGAAAGTTACCTCGAATGTACTAAAATCCGCGACATTCTCACTCATATTAAGATTTAACTCATTAATTGAGTTCATAATCGGATTCTCAAACTTAAAATAGGCAACACTTGCTCCTTCTGCATCCAGGACTCTTAAAGTTAAGTCTTGTGTGTATGGCTCTTCAGTTGATCTCGCATAATAATACAAGAGAGTGTCTTGCATAATCCAATAATTAATAAAGCCATCGAGAAGTTGCATCGTTACGGTAAACTGTCTTTCTACCGTATTTTGAATTGGAATAGCACCTCTATGGTATCTAATCGTTCCATCATTATCTTGTTGAGTTACAGGATCGAAGCTCATTCCAGGTACATTTAGTCCTTGAATTGAATAATTTATAAAGTCAATCGGCTCTGCAAGAAGATTACCTGGAATTTTTTCCAAATATTTTTTATACTTATTTGCAACCTCTTCCGGAATAAACTTTCTTGGAAATCTAAAGTCGTATGTATTATTTCTACTATTTAATATCATTACTCAACTGTAAAGTTACCTTTAATAACCGCAGTTTCTTCGCTACCATTATCAAGTCCAATATAGAATTTTCTTGCTGTCATTCCTCTAACTTCAGCAGCATTTCCCTCATCTACTCTAAATAGAATTTCTCCAGCACTCATATCAATATCTTTATTTGGAATATGATAGAACTTTTTACGAACACTACCGTCAACGAAATTAAGTGTCATATTTTTAACCGAAGTAAAGTCAAGCATTTCAAAGTCGTCTCCTTTCTTTTTAGCGATTTTAAACTTAAAGTATGTTGTCATTGGATAGATTCCAATTTCTAACTCGTCTGAAGTTAAAAAGTTAGGACTATCAAAATATCTATCATCTACTGCATTTAGATCACCAAGATCGGTCATTGACCCTTCTGCAGGATTAGCGACTGCAACAACATTATATCTTTCAATAAATGTTTTAACATTCTTAGTCGTTCTTGGAATAGTTGCTGCAATTGCGTCTCTAATGCTTCTGTTTCCAGACAAGTTTGGTAAAGTATTAAATACTTCAGTAATCGTATTGCTACCTGAAATATTTACACCTCCTAAGAATTTTCCATATTTTGGAGCCTGGTTTACGGTCAAACTTGCTTTTTTAACGATTTGAGTATTATCAGTCTCATTGTAAATCCTCATCGTTACGTCAATTGAAAAATTAACTGCAACGTTTGCGTTTTGAATCACCGGTCGGTATAGGATTGGTGTGTCAAAATCTTCTGCCTGCGTAAAGGTTGTATCAAATGTTTTGATTTGATTTAAACCAACTTGTTCATATGTTTCAACTTCATATAGTACAACAATGTCGTCAGAACTCGTGTTGATTCTATTTAAGATGTATGCCTCAAATGCACTTGCACTACCATCTCTCTCCCCGTAAATCTTGAAGTAATCTCCATCCTCTGCGTCTTCAACAACGACGGTAAAGTCTTGGAATTCATCTTCTCTTGCGATTGTAAACGCGTTTTCTTCACCTAAGTGAATATAATCAAATCCCGATTCGGTTGAAATTCTATCAATCAGCGTAAACCTAATTCCATAATTAGATGTTGGGTCAAGATTAGAACTTCCTCCAGTACCATCTCCATAAAAGAAGTCATTAAATTCAGGGTTCTGGTTACCAATAACCGTTGGAACTTTAATTTCAATAAATTTAGCGAAAAGAGTTTCACCTAAAACAAATGGCTTTGGATTTGAAATCTCATAGTTACTTTGATTTAAGTAGACTAATTGCGTTAAATTATTTTGAATTCCACCAGTTCTATCAGCTAGCACTTGGAATAAGAATCCTTCATATCCTCTAGCAGCAAAATTATAACCACTTCTTAAGTGTAATCTAATTTTATCGTAACGAATAAAGTTAATCGCAGTATATGCTGCGGATTGAGAAGCTATCAAGTCAGCCTCATTTCCACCTGTCCAGCCGCTGCTATTGTTTATATAATTAAATTTGTCGTATGCTCCAGTAGAATCATATCCAAGAAGAGCCCACTTTGTAGCATCTTCTGGAGTTTTTACCGCATGGAATCTACCTCTCAGCTGGTTAATATCATTTCCAGTGTCTTCATCTGGTGTAGCAAACAACGGATTTGCCTTTTCAGAAACGTTTATAACACCGCCCTTTAATAAAACAGCGGTATCGTTATATTCATATGCAACTGTACCGATTCCACTAGGAACAAACGTACAAACTTGAGTTGTTGGAGAATACGTACATATTCCAAGATTTCCAGTAATAACAAATTTTGTTGGATCTGGAAGTGCGCTTAAATCAAACTTATATGATTTCCCAACTTGTAAAAGTAACTTTCTAGCCGCAAAACCTTCAATTGCTAGATACCCAGCGCTATAGGTAACATCAAAGTTAACCACATCACCTCCAAGCTCATGAATTAAATGTCTCTTTGCAGAAGAATCTCCATCGACAGTATCGAGAACCTTAATCTCGCTACCGTTATCGTCAACTTCAATATCGTAAGCTGTTGGATTTGATTGATCGTGATAGATGAATTCTAAAAGTACATCTTCATCGATTCTAAAGTATGTTGATGATTGCGCCATATTAAAATCTTAACCATTTTGGAGACCAATATAGACCAACGTTAATTGATGGCCCAAAGACAACATTTGCACTAGAAGGAACATAGTTTATACCATATCCAATTCCCATTCCAATATTGAATCCTCCTGTCTTATCTATCCCATTTTTTTTATTTAACCTGTCATTAATCAAGTTAATATTCTCAATACCAGTAATAGTCATTCCTGGATAAGAACTTGAAATTTTAAGTACGTCTCTTCCCTCGCTTTCAGCGATTGCTGCTCTTAATGAAAGAGTTTGAGCAATCGATAAATTTACTGGAGAACTATAAAATCCTTTCGATACAGTGTCGTAAGTTACTGTTAGGTCTCCAATAACACTACGAGTATTTCCAGAACCAAAGTCGTCCTTTTTCGTAAAGTCAATTTTACTAGTTAAATCATTAATTGATGTAACTGAGGTAAGAGCCAATAAGCTGTCCTTAACCTTTATTTCTGCGGAAAGAAGTGAATTAACACCGATTAAATCTCTATTTAGTCCAAGTACTCGAACGTATTTATTATTAATGTCAATATTTGCCTTCTCTAAGTCACTCAATTGAAATTCAAAGCTTGAGATTTTAGCAACTTTATCACCAAGTTCGTTTTCAAAGTATTCGATAGAATCTTTTGCTGCAAGGTAATTATTGAAATTGGTTGCTGAAACCTCTTTTTGAAATTGTAAGTCCTCTTTTAGATTCGAAATAGTATTACACTGTCTCATCATAAAAAGCATAAGAATTGCCCCTCCGATAAAAGCAAGTGTCTTTGTATCAAGATTCTTTAGAAAGCTGTATATTTTAAGTAAATAGTTCATATATTAATATTTTACGCGCCTTGAAATTGTACTCCACCACCTGTCGAATATGTCGTTCTACCGGTGTTAACTATTGTTGGCATATTAAAGCTAAACGCTATCTCCATCGGCGTCGATGTTGTACTAGCAAGTCTATTAATTTGACCTGGAGAAAGAGACTTTTTCCTCATTTGTAAGTCTGTTGCAGAGTTAGATGTTGCTACATTTTGCTGTATGAAATATAGTTTAATAAAGTTTTTACCGGGTGGAATTAATCCAAATATTTCAACATTTTGATATTCTTCAACGTGTTGAGTACTTGAAGTATGAGTATTTATATCAACTCCCCATATTTTAACATCAACTAAGATATCCGAGTCGCTGCTATTAATAAATGGGAACTGGCTTGCGGCAAGATTTGTTCCGCCATTTTCTCCTAATCCAATAACTAATGTATCGTTAATATCATCCGCATTTGCGTTGTCAGGGAAAGTAGCAGGTAATTGCAATTCATAATATCCATTAACAAAAACTTGGTGACCTATCTTTGTATATGTTACCTTAGTAGTATCTTCTTTTACAAATTCTCCCGCACCTGTTCCTTGTGAGAACCAACTAACAGTTAATCCATCATTATTAGCATATCCAAAAACCAAACTATCTCCGCTGGTTGCGGCTGGATCGTAAGAATCCATATAGAAGTAGTCGTTTAAGTTCCTTGTTGATTCAGCTGAACCATTACTTGGCGATGAATATTGAACTGTATTTCCAGGAGGAAGACTATTTGGCTGTAAAGCCCCGGCAGGATAAATTATACCCTCATCATTTCCAAGAATATAAATATCATGACCACTATCTAATTCGATGTCTTGATATACGTTAACTACGCTGTTACTAGTCTTAATTACATCTGATCCAGTAGTGTCCTTAATCTTTACTTCAGTACTTGAAACGCTAACCATCTTATTTCCTTGAGCAACAAGATTAATTTTAAGATTTTCGCTATCCGCATAATCATTATCCTGTTCTACTGAAACATAGACTGTTTTTGTTGAGTTAGAAAGTCTTTGAAAATCTCTCCAAACTCCGGTGTAACCTTCAAATTTACCAGTCGTACTATTGTATCTAAACATACCAGTAGTAGGCGTAAATATTGATGGATCTCTCTGTGCTGTTGTTCCAACAGGTGCCTTTAAGTAGCTTGTTGAATTAACAGAAACATAATCAGCAAAATTAGCAGCTCCAGTAACGTCAAGATAGCCTGAAACGTCAGCTCCGTCGTTATGTATATTAGTTACTCCATTTCCTGTGATTTGAACATCATCTGCCGCATCAATATTAACATTTCCATCTGAAGCAACGCTAATTAGTTTTGCATTTATTAGAATTTCAGTGTCTGTTCCTTGTCCTTCCGGTTGAATGATCCACTTAGTTGCAGGGTCTTGACCAGTTCCAGCCTCTCCTCTGATTGATAAATTATCAACTCCGGTTGCAGGTACCCATTTTTGATTATAGAAATACGAGTCTGCATATACCGTCAACTGTGCTGATGGGTCTAATTCTCCATCGGAGTTACCTTCATCATATGAAGGGTCTCCAATAATAATAGCTGCTTGATCGTCCCCTGTATTATTTTTAGGTTTTATCACATATGATGTTACACCTTGAGTTGTACTTGCAAATCGATCCCAGTAATCTGTTGATGTTCCAGTAGACCCTTTTTCTCCAAGGTCTCCTTTATCACCTTTATCTCCTGTTGAACCAATGATTCCTGTAGGACCAACGGCTCCTTTATCACCTTTAGGGCCTTCCTTACCTCCAGTTGCGATAATTTGGTCAAAGTTATAATTAACCTTTTCCCATTTGATCGAATCACTGTCGCTTGGATATAGTATTTCTTGAATATTAATCGGCATTTTACGATTGTATTTTTATCAAGGCTCTTATGCTATAAGAATAACCTAGCTTTTTGTTATATATTAACCTAAAATTAAGTGACTTTTTACCGTGAACCTCATATGTGAAGTTGTTGTCACTTTCATATCCATCATTATCGATCAAATCGATTGACGTCGATGAAACAACTTCAGAACCGGATCCCTTAAATTTATTTGTGTAAATATCGATACTATCAATATTATATAGAGGAACCATGTTGTCAAGAGCATATAAGATTATGTCATCTGTAACGGTTTCTTTGTCTCCGGCTGAATTAGAAGGGTCAACGAATTTTTCGATCGTCTCACTTAATCCGTCCTCTCCAATTATTTTTGCAATCAAACCATCCATATAAAAATCGACAAGTATTACATCTTTGTCTTCAAAGAATACCACGTCTGTAGTATTATTTGACTTAAGTTTAATTCCATCAAGAGTAGTCTCAGAATTAACAGAAGATGTTGTAAATTCATAAATTGAATAAGAAGGTTTCGTTTTAACAGCTGAAGAACCTAAGTACGATTTTTCTTCAAGTGTTGATATTGTTCCCGGAACCTTATCAACTCCTCCTCCATTTAGAGACCTTGTGTAATACCCAGCCTCCCACGAAGACTTAAAGACATTTACATCTTTCTTGTCAATTGCTACCTCTCCAATTAGAGGGTACTGTGGAAGATACTCACTACTTTCTGACAATTTAGTTACTGAAAGAGTATTAATCTCATTAACCTTATGATAGAAGTGGTTCTTAATCATTCCCCAATCTCCATCATGTTCTCCTCCATCACTAATAAACCCAAGATTGAAAGCAACTCCAAGTCTGTTAAATTTATTATAGAATGCAAGAGACTTATAAATGTCATATGTTGAAGAAATTCTCATCTTGTAGTATGGCTCTTTCAGTGATCTATTAAATGGCTCATAGTCTTTTTGGTTTCTTAGAACCTTGTTAAAACTATAAACATCGGTAAACGTAACAACTGGTTTTAAACCAACTGTGTAATTTCCATTGTGTCTAATTAGGAAAGGATAGTAAGGATTTTGACTTACAATATCATATCCAATAGTATCTTTACTAAGTTTAAACGACTTTGGTCTATTTGTATCGTCAACTGCAACAAGCGTTGATTCCTTAACAATTTCATTACCATCGTCTAGGGTAACGGCATATTGATTGGTTAAACTCGTTCCATTTTCAGAAATAGTAGTAAATGTTACCTCTCCAGGATTATTATTAACCAAGTTGCTAAAGTAATTAGCCGAAAGCTGGTTAAATAAAACCTCATATGCATTAACTCCACCTCCAATATATGTATACGTTGCTGCAGTCTGAACGGAGAAAGGTATTGCCAATGGGTTTAAGTTAACCTTTAACCCAGTATTTGTATCTATGTAATATGGAGGGCTTGAAATTTGTAATTGATCTTTTCCTAAGACACTCACAACATCAATAAATATGTCCTCACCATTTGGCGAGTAGGTTTGCCCATAATCTATCTTGATTCTTCCAAACGTACCATCCCTTCCTGGAGCTATTTGTTGGTCAAACTTAGGTAATGTTCCATCGTTATGTTCTATTCCATTAGCAACATACGGACCAGGTTGGTTAAATTGAATGTTTGTTACATCAATGGCACCATCAATTTCAACATCAGCATAGACGTAAATAGGGTTACCGGTTGTATCAAACGAGCTTACGATTCTATGTTGAAGCTCATACAAGTATTTTCTATTAATATAGTTAACAAACGAGTCATCAATATTAATATCGATCATTAAGATTATAAACTTAAACTTATCATTCTTGATAAACTCATAATCTATTGAATTGGTTCCCGAGTTAGTTCTTGTCTTAGCTAGAACTGAGAATCTGTAACCGTTAAAATCAGTGTTCTTTACAAACTCTGTTGCAACTATAGACTGGTCCTCTTTTCTCTTTTTAAACTTGAATTTTAACCCTTTAAATATCGTAGAACTAAAATCAGCATCAGAACCTCCATCAATTAGAGTATATTTCTTGGTTAGATTTGCTTTCGACCAGAAAATTGGATTGTATAGAACTCCTCCATCATTGATAAATGTTGAAGTTTCCGTTCCTTCTCCAACCATGAATCTATCGAAATAATCATATTGAGTCGATTCAAATAGAGACTTTGTTATTTCAAAATCATTTACGAAATTAATGTAACTAAAGCCCTTGTTAAAGTCATCTGAATATGCTTCAATATTTCCAGAATTTACAGTATCTGGCATAAAGTAATTTGGCCAATTATCAATGTAGAACCACTCATGTGTAAATGATCCAGGTTCTCTTCCCTCTTTTGTTATGTCGGGAGAGAAATTAGTTCTACCAAAAGCTTCATTAGTATTCAAGTGATATGGCTCCTCTCTAACCGTAGTACCGTCTTTCAGAACCCATTTGTTAATCGTAGGAACAACTCTTGAATGTGTTGATTTTTCCTTTGTGTAGTTTTCTTTAAGTCTATCGTACTCGCTGTAAATCTTCTCAGCCTCAACTGTTTTAGAGTCTTCATTCTTTAGTAGTGGTAATAGATTTCCAAAGTAGTCTATTGGGTCGTCTCCAAATTCAGGAGAGATAATTTCATTCTTAGAATCTTCGAGTGTTCCAACACCAAGAATTACGGCTGGGTCATTTGAATCTACTTGAGGTTGATATGTTACGTTAGTTGAATTTTCAAGCTCTAGCTCCTTCAAGTCTGAATTTGAAGTACTATAGAAATCAAAGTCCATGTCATACATATCATACGCTGAGAATAGACCTAACGTAATCCTATTGTTTGCAAAGATATTATAGTCTCTAGTCTTTAGAACATTCTTATCTTTTAATACTAATTTTTTATATGTTCCATTTCTATTAACAGTGTCGTCAGAAATGTGAAGTACTTTGTTATAAACACCAGTGTAATTTGTTGGAATAAAGTCTCCAGCCTCAATAACGCCAACCGTCTCGGCAGGAACATATACTGATTTTCCAGCTGAATTACCTCCTGTAAAGAAGTGAGCATTAAATAGGGAAAGTATGTCGTCTCCAAGATTTAATTTATTTGAAGTATCTACATTTTCAGCTTGAATAAACTGAGTTAGATTAGAACTTCTAATTAATAGAGTCGCATTTTTTAAGTCATATCCATTTACATTGCTCTTAACATATACATCATCTCCGATGCTATATGAGTCGAAGCCACTATTATTTCTTATAGCGCTTGATAGAGCAAACGCAATATCACTATAAGACCCAAGCCCAGAGAAGCTATCGTTGGTAAACCTCTTTCTTCCAAGAACTCCTGAAATATCAGCAAAGAAGTTACCGATCGTTGGATTAACATTTGTGTAAATCTCGTCAGCTGCAATAATTGTAGAACCGGTTGAAGTAACAACTAACTCATTGTCTACCAAGTTTGACTTTCTCTCGGTAAATACAATTGAATTGTTTTGATTTGTTATTTCTAAGCTTAAATCGTATCTATTGTAAAACGCATGTTCAGCCGCTGAATAGATTCCTGTATTGTTTGCAATGTCATCTGTGATATCGCTCCATTTTGAAGATAGGTTATTCCATGTATCATTTCCAGTAGCTCCTGTAGAAAACTCAACGTAATTACCCGCAAAATCAGTTATTGTAATTGTTTCACCATTTACATTCTTAATAACTTTAAATCTTACCGCCTCTTTTTTAATCATTGAAACCTTAATCGAGTCATTTAACCCAGGAGTTCCAACAATTTTAAACTTAACATAATCAGCGTCAGCGCTTGGGTTGTTGACCAACTCAGCACTAACCTCTTTACTCGTGATTCCAAGCTTAGACTTTACAATATTGTCCTCTGCACTAATAGAAACATTAAACTTTTTGGCGTCGTATGTTTTTAGAGGATCAAGTGTATAAAAATCATCTCTAATTTTTGCATATGCTAAAAGGCCAGTATCTCTTAATAAAGTATGTTCCGGAATAGCAAATGTCGGGTCTCCTCCTTGTAGATATGAATCAATATCTTTAAATTTAATTATTCCATCTTGTACATAAGAGACTTCACCAATTCCTGAATCAAAATCGTCAACATATAAACCAAAGTATCTGTTAACTGAATATTCATCAGCAGTTGGATCGTCAAACATAAACTCTAAGTTAACCAAGTTAGCACATGCTACCTTGTTTCTTCTAAACCCATCGGTAATAAAGTCATTTGCATCGATCATCGAAAGATCAGACTTTACATAATCATCATAGATGTATTCTCCCTTTTGAACAAAACCACCTTTAATCAAGTCAATTCCATTAAACGTTGATTTCTCACCTTCTTCCATTGTTACTGTGATTGGAGAGCTTGGGAAAAACTCATCTTGAACATATGACCTTAAGTATTTACCAATTGAACTTTGTTTTGAAAGATCAAATACCTTCACAATTTCTGAGTTTGCAACTGCTTTTAAGATTCTACTCTTTTTGTCCGCTGCTCCATCTCCTAAATCTAAATCAGGGTTAGGATCGTTTAATCGATAAATTACAAATTTCTTAGGCACATTTAAGTCTAACCAAATTGGAGCAAAAATTCTGTATTCCTCGTCATACAACTTAGACTTATTCAGTTTTGTACCGTATTGATACATTTCTTCGATTTGTTTTCTATATTGATCCAATACAGAAAAGTCTGAGTATTCTCTAAATACATCGAAGGTTGAATCAATCGGTGTTTTATTATCACTGTAGAATCTAGAAACGTCATACGCGTAATTAGAATCTGCACTAATTTCATATCTCTTGTATTTTGAATCTGCTAAATTTTGATTAGCATCGAAAGAATCCATATAGATGTTATCTAAGCCATCAACAACAACCTTAACGTTAGTGCTGAGTTTTGGATTAGTTCTTAAAAGAGGCTTTGATACATTATCTAGCTCGTAGTTCTTTTCAATGTCCATATTTGGACCAGGAACTATAGGGGCAGGAGTCTCATACTCTGCCATCGTATAGAGTAATGGACTATTTGCAATCGCACAGTTTCCACAGTCTGGGAATAGTGAAACAACTTCTAAACTTCCAATTCCAATTTCAGAAGGAGAAACATCAACTACATTTGGATAGTAGTTTTCCAATAATAATTTTGCAGCGTCAATATCGTCAGAATAGACTCTATGTACATATTCCAAACACTGGCATACTCCATTATCAGCACTTGAAAGTACAAGCTTATTCTGAACCTTCATATAATCAATAAGATCAGATATTGGGCTTGTCTCTCCGAACCTGTGTAAACCATCTACAACATACATTGAGTGTGCATCAAAGCTGGTTGGTGAAGACTGGTATATTGCGGTAGGATTACATCCATAGAATACGTAAAATGCGTTATATCCTCCGTCGCTTAATTCTTCTGCCTCGCTAATTGAAGGTCTTACAACTGTAGGACATGTAAGTCCATTTGTCATAGCAGTGTTAGGTATCTGCTGGTATGTTGTTTGTACGTTTCCAGAAGAATCTCTACCGATATAATACCCTCCAGTAAATTGTAAATACTCATTACTTACAATACTATTGTCAGCAGCCATTAATAACACGTCACTACCCCCACCAACAATTAAATTATAGTCGCTATTAATTGCAGCCTGTTCGGTAGTATATAGGTAAATATTATATTGTGCTAACGTTATTAAATCGACTGCTGACGCTGCCATATAATAAAGAGTGGTTGTCTCTTTTGGATAGTGACAAATTGATAAGACATTATTGCTTGCGTCGCATTTCGCTAAATTAACATCAATTGACCTAGGAGTAAGGTTCCCACCTAAAATACAGTTACCCGTAGTTCCCCATCCGCTTGCACCTATAAATTGTGTATAAAATACGGTGTTTTCTCCATAATACCCTAATGGGGCAAAGCCACTTGTTAATGTCTGGGGACAATAATAAAATCCAACTGCATCATCTAGGTTTGTAAATAAAGGAATGTTATAATCATTAACTATTTCGTCATATGTTAAAACTTCTCCGCCATAATAATAATAGAATGTAGTCGATGCTGCAGAATCACAATAATCAGCAGCATCGTTAGAATAGTATAGACTTATTTCTGTACCTGCACTTGGAATATTATTTGCGCACTTAAATGGAAGATATGCGTTTAACGCAACTCCACTTAAAGAATCAAAGTTTTGATAATCAAATGAATCACCATCCGCATGTTGCCAATCACCATTAGTATCAAATAGGTAAAACTCATTAATGTCATCACCATAGTAACCTGCAAATTGACCACCAAATGGTCGCATTCCAGGATGGGTTGTTAAATCAGAAATAGAAACAGTCTCTGGTGGAGGACATGTTTCAAATATGTAAAGAGTTTCTGGAGTACCTGCGTTTTCTTGATTGTATATTAATTCTTCAATTGAATAAAATTCAGTACCGCTTAGATAATAAAAAGTTACCTGACCTCTTTCAGCACAATATTCGCCGTTTGGAAGGTTAGGATCAGTCGGAGAAAAGTATGCCGTCAATGACCTTATTTCAGGATAGCCTAAACCATCAAAAACACATGGCGTTGGATATTGACCATCAATTCTCCCTCCGTTTTGTAATCTCCAAGGAGCTATTGAGCCTGCAACCGTATTATCAAATGCTACTTCTGAAATCCATCCATTTTCAGGAGGTTCACCCGGTGAACCTGAAGTATCAGTTATAAATGTAAATATATTATTGCTAAAAAGCTGCGACAGTGTCATTCCAATCTGAGCACCTGGGCTAGAAGGAGAATAATATAACCTATATTGTCCGCTTAGCGCTCCTGGATCAGCAGCAGTTCCATTTATTCCGTATAAATCATCATGATTTGAAAGACATGGATCATTCCCATTACCTGCAACTGTTACATCGTTCTTATAAAAAACATCAACGAAATAATTACCATTAGGAGAAGTAAGCCCTTCGTCATCTAATATCGTAATATTAGCTTCAGGTGTTGTAATCGTCGCTCCTGTAGATGGACTAGTTGTTTCAGCTAGGGTAAGGGTAAGTGTCTCATTGTTTGAGTCAGCGTCATTATTAACCTCAATTTCTATATAGTTTGTCCCACTTTGATTAAATGTAAGTGTGTTTGTAAGAAGCTGAACGCTGCTTCCACTATATGTCATTGTAACTGATAAATCAACTTGACTAAATATATTCGTAGCAATTACACCAAGCTGAAACGTCTCTGTTTGGTTTGTTTCAGCGAATGTATATGTTGATTGTTCAAACCCGATTTGGGTTATTGTCGAAGCACATGTTGTTGGGTTAGGTTGAATTTGCCCACTACTTACTTGAAAAACGTCTGAATCAGTTAATTGGCTCCCGTCAAATTTACCATTTGAGTAAACTCCATCCGGCGGTAAATCACTTGGGTCTAAATCTACAGAAGCATAAATAGTAATACTTGCTTCTTGAAGCTCTGCGAGCGTTGCATTTGCTCCTATTTGTTGACCTTGTCCATTATCAAGAGTCTCGTCGTACCATACAAGATATCCGTCACCAGAAGAGGTTAACGCTGTTTGCCCTAATCCATCAAGCGGTTCATCATGATTACCTGGACATGGATCTCCATTATTACCTAAAACGGTAGATGGATTTTTGTAGTATATGAGCATGCTTACTGCCATTCGAACTTAATAATTTTATAGTACTATACTATATATCAGTAAAACATACTGATGATTAGATACTAAGTTGAGCAGCTTTGATAGAATTCTTGTTAGATCCAGCAGACTTATACTTCGCAAATACTTCTAAGTCAAATGAGAATTGTTCGCTATCAGAATCAAAGATATCGATACCAATTCTCTTAGCATATGTAAGGTTAGTTATGTTAGTACCAAGTTGACCTCCAACTCGACCAATATCAGATGCAGGGTTGTCTCCTGCATAATCAGTCATTCTGTATTGGAATACAACGTCGATTGAAACTGCATTTGCCTCTCCAGTAGTTACATATTTTTTACCAAACTTATTATCACCATCAACTAATAACGAATCGGTGTTTGTTGGTGAAAGGAATAGGTAAGATCCACAAGATCTACCTCCAAGTAGGTATTGGTCATTTGCATCAAACGACATTTTCAACGTTCTAGTATCTACTCCATTTGGAAGAAGAGAGCTTCTATATCCTAGCTGCTTTTTACCATCTGTCGCCTCTCCATCGTATGTTGATAGAATAGACATTGTGTATAGTGCATTATTATTTATTGCTGCGATTGCTGTGTTCATCTCTGTAGCAGTCATTGCTGAAGCTGTGGCAGCAGAGGCAGCGTATGAATCATATAGGTTTGCTAGATCTGGATGATCCTTGTGTAAGAAAATACCACTATCATAAGCGGTTGTTCCAACACCTGCACCAGATCCTACTGAAACAACATCTACAACCGAATCACCGAATGATACTGAAAGATCATATGTAGTTCCAGCTGGGTTTAATCCATTTGCTGTCGCAATTCCAAATGAACCAGCCCATAAGAAGTTAGAAGTTGTAGCGTCTTCAGTTAGGTTAGTTGATGCTACAGAATATGATGTTCCATATTCATAATCAAATATCGTTCCAAGAGTATCAAGAGGAGTTACAGTATAAAGTTCTCTGTCGTTTGCTATGTCCGCGAATCTAGAGTAGACAAACTGTCCTCTTCTTTGTGAAGACTGGTAAGGAGCTGAATAATTATATGTAGATCCTTCATAGGTTAATGAGTCTTCACCTTGAGATAAATTCTGGTATTGTATTGGTACTAAATCATATTTACCTTCAGTAGTATAGTAAGTATCATCGATCACTTTACTATTAATTGACGCATTAACGTCTGGGTTAATACCAAACCCGTTAGTTACAGCATCTGAAGCACTTGAAGAAGATCTGTACGCTGGTAAATCTCTATCACCAACAATTCTTGCGATTAATTCAAGTTGAGTTGCGTTTGTGTTTTCAAGAAGAAGCTTAAATGTTTTTGTTACAATATGTCCCTTCTTAACTGTTAGATCAGCAACCTCTTCACTGTAATATCCAGCAAATATCTTATTATTTGTGTTCTTATTAATATTAGTTACCGTTCCCTCTTCACTTACAAGCTTAACTGAAAGCTCTCCTTTAATTCCAGAAATAGTTTCTTGTAGAGAATTAACCTCGTTTTGAAGAGCAGTTAATTTATCGAATAAAGAAATTGGCGTTTGTTCCGGCGACAAGAATCCTGATGCAATCGTCGTAGCAGTGTGCGCGAAATATTTTTCATTTGCGATAAATGAGTCATCGACGTGTGAATAAACTCCTTTTGATTCAAGGTCTTCATTTACCCTTACAATCGCAGATTCTGTCTCATTCTCAGCAACAAGTGTTGAAATATCTGCAGTATCAAGAGTTCCTTCTGGGAAAGATACTCTAACAACATCACTCCAGTCTGATGTAATTGGGTTTGCAGGGAAACCAGCTTCAGAGACTGATTTAACTCTAATTTCAACAAGCTCTCCCTTTTGAATTGGAATGTCTAATTGGTTAAAGTTAACCTCTTGTCCATCCTCTACTGAAGTTTCTCCCCAGTAATATTTACCAGTCGTGGCATCTTTAACTCTTGATCTTACACCTGATTTAATTTCATTCCAGTTTGAGAAAACTCCAGTCCTCTCAGTAGAACCATCATTAAATTTAAGCTGAGCAGCCTTTGAAGTTTTTCCACTTGCTGAAAGATATCGATATTGTATAACAAACTGAACAACTTCTTGTGGAATTGTTTCAGCAACAATCTTTGGTTCTGGAACCGACCAGAATCCTCTAATTCTAAACTTAGGTTCAATCTTAGTTATTTGCTGGTCACTTGCAACCGTTTTAATTTGGTTAACAATTGATCCATATAATTTTGACTCAGAAGATCTCGTATCAATTAAAGACTTAAGCTCGTTTCTATCTCTATCTCTTTCAATTAGAGACATATACTTCTTCGTTGAAACAGTTGATCTTTTCTTAACGATAGTATCGTCAAGGTTTTTAAGAGCCTCTTGAACGTTAATCTTATCAATGTTCAACCTCTTTACTTTTACTGCCGCATCGTTTTGTGTTAAGTGCTCATTGATTTGAACTACTTGGAAGTTTTCAGCTTCAATTGCTGGAGCGTTTGGAGTTTTACCAAGCGTTGCAGGAGGAATAGCATCTTCTTTTAGCGCTTTAATAAATTGACCAAAGTCAGCTACTTCGTCTTTATAATATTCGCCAAGTGTCTTTTTAACACCACTTTCTAATATAGTTGTTAAGTCATTCGAGTAGATTCCAACACCAGCTGACCAATTTTCAGAAAGTATATTAGAATCTGGATCGATAGCTTTAATAAAGATAATCATGCTTTCATCGAAACCGACGTTGATTTCTACTTCAGTCTTGATTTCGTTAGCCTTGTAAATTCTAAGAACATCTGTTCCAATTCTAATAGCCTCATACCCCTGTACAAGTTCAAGTGCAACTTGTCGGGTTGAGTTGATAATGTTCTTAATTCTGTACTTTGTACTCTTTTTACCACTGTTTACAATTAGCTCATCACCAGTTCTTAGAAGCTCAGTATTATTTAGATCTTTTTCAGAATCAGTGTATGTTAATTGATCGAGCGTATATAATTTTACATCTTTAGTAACTTCTTGTCCTTCTTTAATAACAGAACTCTGAACATTATCGATTGAAGTGACATCAAACGTTCCATAGTATTGTGTACTCTTATATGGAAGATCTCTTATTTGCTCATCTTCAAAGAATGGAATATTGTTTGATGAAAGATCAGAAATAAACGATGAATATCCGATGTCTTCTGCCTCTTTGTATGGTTCGAACCATTCTTTTGCAAATTCAAAAGACGTATCGATGATATACCTCTTAATCAAAACTCTCTCAGTGTCTGAACTGATTTGCCCACTAACATCAAATTTAGTAGTTAGTAGTGGGTTTAAGAAGTCTTCAAAGAAATAGTTAGATTTAATTCCAAACTCTGATGGACTAACTAATTCTGCAATATCGTTTGCTGGAGACTTAAGAGTTCCAGTATAGATTCTTTGGTAAGTTCCATCCGGTAATTTTACCTTTGAAGTTGAATCGCCTAAATCAGTTAGAGCCCTGACATTTTGATCAAGTCTCTCTAACTCTCTTTTCATATAACCAAACGCAGGAACATAAACAGTCTTCGTGGTTCCGTCACTTGCTAGCAATTCCAATGGAATGGTTTGCTTTTCAGTTGTAACGGCCTCGTTTATTCTTTCAAATGTCTTTAAAGAATTTACGTTAATTTCAAGCAATTGCTTGATAACTGAGGATATAGAGTTATTTGTGTTCATATTATCTTATGATGTCTACTTCAAATTCGTAAGTTACTGGATCGATACAGATAACTTCGATATATGGTTTATTTGTTATCAATTCTGCCGGTATAATATCAGTGATAGTTACGTCAAATCCACCAGAAGTTCTAGTGTAGATTTTAATATTATTACCATCAATATTAATCGTCTCGAACGATATTTTAACGATTTGACCTTCTTTCCAGCCATTGGTCGAGTCGTCTATGTATATATTGAGATCATCGCTTGCATTGCTCGTAGAAAACTTGTTGATAAAGCTAATTCTATTTGTAAATGGCTTAAGCTTACACCATATTCCAAATTGACTTAGGCCAGAGTTTGGGTCTTCTATATCAAATTGACTACTTGTTGTAATTGCATCTGAAACCGAGTTATTTCCAAGATCCCACTTGAACAGGTTAAGATTCTCATAACCTTTAACCGTGCTATTTACTTTAATTTTATTCTCTACTGTTTTATCTATCTGCGTTCCAGTACCGTTGAATAAAACATCTGTGTTGTATTGTAATTCTACTGGAATAGTTCCATCAATAAGAGAGTTAAGTTTATCGTGTGCTTTTGTAATTAACTTAAGCAAAGAATCAGAATCCTCTAATTGAGTTGATGTATTTAGGAAGTCTGCTTCTAGTTGAGCAATTCTAGCCTCTAAGTCTTCAGCACTTTCTGAAGCCAAGACAAGTTTTTCCATATCATCAAGTCTACTTGAGATTGAACCATATCTTTCATTTGCTCTAATCAACAATTCAGCAGCGTTCTCAAGCAATGTTGTAGTGTCCATGAAAAGATCCATCGAAAACGTCGTAAAGTCATTTACGTTTGTCTCAACGCCAACATTATCAAGAGAAGTGTTAAATTTAATATTTAATTTTAATGAATATGCGTTACCATTTAAACCAGTAACTTCATTTGGCTTATATTTAATTTGCTCGTGAATTCTTGATCCAATTCCTCCTAAATCCTTAACATCGTCAAGAATCAATATTCCATATAGATTGGTTGACCTGTTTGCTGGAACTGAAGAACTATATAAATCATAGTAAACTAGGACTGCATTAAATTTAAAGTCCTGTCCCTTCTTTGAGAAGTCATTAAAGTTCTTTACAGTAGAATCACTTGTAATCGCATAGTATGACTGTTCGCTCCAGTCAATTCCGACAGAATTTGTTCCATTTGTATTAATGTCATAATAAGGACCTGTTGCAGAATCATATGCATCAACTACCGGGCTCAGGTCTAAGTTTGAATCAGGGTGTGTTTGCCCATCTCTTCCCTCAATAAACTGAGGATCGGCATATAATTTAGTCGCTGTAGTATTGAAGTTTCCAGGTTCAAAAAGAACAGTTGGTGTAGAACCAGCCGAAGATGGAACATTAATATAAACTTCATGATACGCATTTCCTTTATATGCAATATCGTTTTCAGCGTCAATCGTACCTAAGTACTTTACAATTCGATCATATATTTGACCTGTTTGTGTAGAATTCGGGTCTTCAGAATAATTTCCAACGTTACTCTCTGTTGTATCTGCTCCTCTAAATCTAATTGAACCCGTAGAGCTTAACCACTTAAAGAATAATTTTTCAGCATCCGACTTATATAATACTGGATCGAAATCATCGTCTTGTAAGATCAATTCCTCTGCGTTCAACACATAGTTTTGGAAAGTATTTGCAAAGTCTACTCCTGGTCCATTTTGCGATGGCAGATAACTTGCACCTGAAGTATCTTTTAAGAGTGAATAGTCGATCGTATTTGAGTTATTGACAGATGTCGTAAAGTCAGGCAAATCCAATAGGGCATACCTGCTAAACTCAAATTTAAGGTCTGAGTTATTAAAAGCTCTTGTGATGTCTCTCGCTGCTGAAGCGAAAGCATACATTGTCCCACCTTGGGGTTGTGGTATTCTAACTAATGGTGTAGCCATTTATTCTTTAAATTATTTATGACCAAGTAATATCGTGCGAAGCAACGATGTACCAGGTATTTGTTCCACTGAAGTATTTTAAGGTTACTGAAGAATTAACGTTATCAAGTACTAAACTTGTAGCGCCTAATGTTCCAGCACCTGAAACAACTTCAACTCCACTTGCGTTTGTGCTCATAACAAGGACCTCTTGACCATCAACTCCAGTTGGTAATTGAATAGTTGCAGCGTTAGCGAAGAACGTGCTAATCGACGAAAAATCAGGAGTTCCTGATGCAGATCCATTTCCTGAACCCGGAGCACCTTGCTTTCCAGACTTAATCACTGCTTTCGCCGCGTTTATTGATTGCCCGAAGCTAGCATCAACGCTAAATGCCGCGGTAGTTGCATCTACCTGTAAAATTGCGGTGTTAACGTTATTAACAATTGTTGAAAGTGTTAATTGTTGCGCAGAAATGCTATCGATTCCAGTAATTGTTGAGGTTACTGGATCAATAAGCGCTGTAATATCAGCGATCTCGTTGTTTAATGCCGTAAAATTACTGTTAATTGTTGGTCTAGAGCCAGATAATGAATCAGTTCCTAGAATTTCTGTAATGTTTGCCATCTTTTTATTTTATTTAGTTTACTTTTAACATATTTCTATGTATTGAGTTAGTATTACCATTCGAATCTTCAACCTCCAACGAAATTGTGTACTCGCCAGGGTGTCTGAATAGATATGTTAACACTATATCACCATAATATATATCACTTTTATCTGGTGCAGTATTATTAGTTATTGTCCATTTGTTTAATTTCATTCCCGGCATCTTAGAGAATTCAGGGCAGAATGTAACATGCGTTGACCTATTAACGCTTCTCCAGTCGCTATAGATTTCAGTATCGTCAAAGGTTGGATTGTATGCTCTTCCATGATATTCGCCATCGGTTGTTCCATTAGTAAGAGTTACTGAATCATAGTCAAATGTTCTAGAATAACCCTTTCCAACAACTAAAATATAGATGAAAGTTTCAGTTCCATTTATATCTTCGAATACTGGGTTAAAATTAAATTTAGAGATGATAGGATCTGTAGAAGCGTTGAGTTCATCAGCAAGTGTTTGCCAACCAGCAATATCGACGTTTGATGTTGGGGTTGCAACTGTTACCTCAACACTACCTGTCTCTACCTCATTTGTTGAAGGGTTTGTGTGAGTTATCTCAAGCACTGAACCATTCTGTATTGTTTGAATAATAAACGATGAGGTTGTATCAGATCCGACTCTAGTAGCGTCCCACCAAAGATCTTCTGTCCATCTCCAATCAAAATCACTGTTATCCCAAGAGTATGGACCTGCAGTTTCGCTAAACCCATCTTCAGAGAAAATGTCTTCATACCTTGAAACTGTTGAGAAGTTTATATCTTCCGGTGAAGTTGCATCATGTACATAATTTGCTCTATCAAGCCCTAAATACCAACTAGCATTAATTTCATCTAGTATGTTTTCATTTTGATATGGAGCATCCCAATATCCCCCAGCCTGTTCGAATTTAACCTCTTTTTTATCATTCCAAGTGTTTTTACCTCTTCTTTTATAAAACGCATATAGCTCAACATCTTTAAGATAGACATCAAGCATATCCTTTTTAAAGTCGTATGATCTGTGTCCAAACAGGTCATATGTTCTCATTTCAACGCTATAGGCTCCTTCGTATGGTAAAAATAACGGGAATCTTAAATAGTCATCGATCGGTCCTCTGAAAGAATGTTCCCATCCATTAGGACCTGTAACGATCCACTCAATTTCATACACCCATCTTTTCCACCAATTATCCCAAGTTACTTGAGGATCGATTGAATCATTCCAATTGAATTGAGCTGAGTCCCATGTGTAGTCAAATGTCTTTTGTCCATCAAGAATTACTGGACATCCTACAGGAACTTGAGTACTATTTGAAATAGAATAATTGAACGTATCTAATGGTTGATCGTAATAAGTCTGGTAAAACAGGGTGAACGCCTCTCTAAGATCTGACAATTGTTGAGAACTAAGTGTGTCATAGTTTTCAAATGCAGTATTCAAGATTGCTTGAGTATCGGCGTATCCAGTTCCAGTGGTATCACTTGGATCGTAAACCTTCTTTAATATTAAAGCAACATCTTCCACAAAAAGTTTTCTTTCAATTGGAAAGTGTTCATATTTAATATCAATCCCTTCAGTTACAAATGTAATCGGGTTTTGGTTGTTCCAGATATTTTGATTTTTTTGCGCAAAGAAGTCTGCCTCTCCGGTAATATCGATGATTTTAGCGTTTAGGGGAAGATATTCTTTGTGTAGTTTTCTCTTTAAGCCATATAATTTAATCAATACTTCTTCCGGCGTAAAATCAAAAACTTCATCTACTTTTGGAATATCCCACTCATCAACTTCACCGTTCGGCACGTTAATTTTATAGACAAGACTAAAACGACTTGTCTTTTTAAGATTGCTTGATGGAAGATCAATATCAAGTTTCTTTCTAACAGCCTCTCCATACTTACTTGAGTTTGCAACTGGAACCGCCTTTAATTTACCGAAAGAACTACTACCAGTATTAATATTCAACCAATACTCTTTTAAGGTTAAATTGTTATACCCAAAGAAGTCAATTGCATTTAAAACGGCCTTATAGGTTCCAATAAATGGTTTGATGTTCGAAAGTTCTAATAAGAGCTCTCTTCTTTTTTGATTTAATAAGATCTGATCAGGAGCCATCTCAGTAATATCATGCTCCTTAAACAGGATAAAATCACCATCATCAAGAGTTGCCCCAAAGTTTTGAAGTAATATCTTTAATCTCTCATCTTCACCTACAACCTCACCGTAGATGAAAATTCTTGCGATAAGTATTCTAACACTTCCATTATTTTCATAAACCAGAAGTGTTCTTTGGTGCCTTCCCTCTTCTTCAGAACTTAGTGCAACATTAATTTGAATAGCCTCATTATCTACACCAGCTACTTGATTTAACCCGTCTGAGTTTTGTCCAATTGCTGTAGTAGAATCAAGGATCGAAGCCTCTTTCTCTCCGTCTGTAATCTTTAATACACCATCCTGTAGACTTGCTCCATATAGATTAATGTCTTCTGATTCGTAAATATTTTCACTCCAGACATATTCAAATTTAGAAGTGCCTGTTGAAATTGCGATTGGTTTATTAAGATACACATCACCATTAAGTTCAACCTCCTCCATGATAAAGATATTTACCGACTCATATAGGCCGGTAGAAACCTCATCTAAAAAGATCGAAGCTTCCCAAACACCATCTCCATTTTGAATAGCATTTAAGTTGTACTCAGTACCTTTGAATATTTTAAGGTTATTGTGCATTATTTAACGTTTGTGTTATCTTTTTTAACCGTAAAGTTTTTCCACTGCTGTAACTTCTTTACTGAGTTAACAATCTCGTTTAAATAATCATTGATAAAAGAGATAAAATCACTCATTGTTTGATTTCTTAAAATATGCCCTGAAAGGTTTCTCTGCATCAGGCTCTCAGAATAGTCGAATCCTTGGTTTTTCAAGTTATTCTTTCTAGTCTTTGCTCCTGAATAGAGATTCTTAAGTTTATATTTTAATAAGTCTTTGTATAAAGATTCCATTATAGTGCTTTTCTTGTTCCTGCCTGTAATCTAGTGTAAACTGTTCTAGGTACTGGCGTTTCGTCAAATGTTACAGAAAGACTTGCCTCCTCATTAATTTTAGGAGTGTCTTCAATTAGGTCACCGTCACGGTCTAACCAACCGCCTCTAAATACTGCAACCTCTTCTTTTTCCATAATGATGTCTCCCCATTGGTCTAGTCCCGCAATATCATAAGGAATTGAATCATTTGGACCAATATTAACCTTCTTTACATCGTCGATTTTCTTAAAGAATACGTACTTTTGTTTTCCGTTTCCAATATCTTCAAGAGTTACTGGTTCCTGAGCCGCAATTGTTGTTGTAACTGACTCATAATAACCAAGTCTTCTTGCCGTCTCTTCGGTTTCACTTCTAAACTGAACGTTTACTGCATCTACTCCTTCAACCTCTTCCAAGATGTAGATAATATCACTCTTAGGTAATTTGTCTCTTCTTGTAACGTTTAACATATAGTTCGACACTGCATTTCTAATGTCGTTGAAGATGTCCTCCTTATTAAAGCCCTCAAAGTATCTGACTGAAATATCGACGGCATATTTACGGATCTTTGGTCTTACAAATTGAACCTCACTAGTTACCATCATTTGACCACTCTCCTGTAAAACCTCATACATTTTATCATATTCTAGTTGGTCAAAGAACATTTCCTGTTGAGGAATTGAGAAGTAGTCTTGGTTCTTTGATAACTTTTTATTAATGTCTGGAATTGCGAAGATATAAATAACGTTATCATCATCGATATATCCATCTTCGCTTGTATTGTATGCATCAATATATGAGAAGATTCCATATCTTGATAGGAAATATTCATAATTATCTGGAGTTGCAAGAACAAATGACTTACTTGCAAATGGAGCAATCATCTTAGTAAATTCAGTAGATTCAGGTTCTGATCCCATTTTTGGAGCAGAAGTAACTTCAACTTGCAATAACTCATTTAAGTCATAGAAGTTTCCAGCGCTATCTTGACCTTCATCAACCCACTTAATTTTTAAGTCTTCTGCGTCTTCAATATTCCCTTTTGCTCCTTCATGTATAATATACTCAACTTCAATTGTTGATCCAAGAGGAGGAATCGATCCAAAATTATTTGTTCCGAAGTAGATGTCAAGTCCACCGCTAATACCGGTTTTTACAATGAATCCTTTGTCTCCGGCATTCATCTCATAGATTGAATTAAATTTAGACCACTGCTCACCATTAACTGAAACTTTAACCAAATTGTGATCAGTTTTTCCAGTCTGTATATTATATGTCTGGAAACTTTCACCATCCCCTGTAAGAGTTTGCGTCTCTACTTTACCCTGTACAATAACTGCTTTAATCTTCTCTACTTGAGATTTTGGAATTCTAAATAAGTCTCTTGAAGTTCTCACCATATATGAAAGACCGTTTGCCTCAAGTTTAAATTCAGCATTAGCAGGAATAGAAATACCGTCTCCTGCAATTTTGATAAAATCACCAGACTCTGTTTTTAATCTAATTGATATTTCTCCAGTTGCGGCAAATCCTCTAGTTGGATCGTGTCCTGTAAGTCTTGCCAAACCATAAATAGATTCAGGCTGCTGAGCAGTATAAATGTTTTGTTCTACTGTCGAGTCTTCAACATAGAACAGAATAAGTTCTCCAAGTTCAGAAAGTACTCTTAAGATCTGAGCAAATGGAGAAGCATTAGTAAACAGGGTGTTTGACCTTTCGTAAAGCCTAGAAATATAGGTTCGAGTGTCCTCGAATATCTGTTGAGCAGTTGCTCTTGTTTTTGTTAAGAATTTTAATTCAGCCATCTATCTGGTTTCAATTTTTTAAGCAGCTACTGAGACCACAAATGTGTTATCAATAGTAATATCTATATATGCCTCGTCTCTAACTTCACCTCTAACGAAAGCAATGTCAACCTCTACTCCGTATTTTCCAGCAAGCGGACAATACTTTGAGATTTGTCTTGTTATCTCACTCTTTATTGTAAATTCATTGGCATTTAATGAGTATAAAAGATCGTTAAGACTACAACCAAACTCAACATCGCCCAATACTTCTCCCTTATTGGTAAAAAGTATCGTCTCGATCTGTGTAATCAATTTCTGAACTTCATCATTTGTTTGAAGTTCAGTTGATCGATAATTAGGATCTCCTACGGTCTTTATATACAATTCCATATTCTATTTATTATAATTAGCTGTGGAACATCCAGTCAACTCCTTCGTCTCCTTTAATTTCTTCAATAATTTGATCAAGTTCCTCGTCTCCCATTGATTTAATTGCATCATAATCGAAGTCAACATTTCCCGGAAGGGCAAACTTAAATATTCCAAGTTTAGCACCAAGAGACTGTTTAATCTTAGCACTTACATATCTAAAGAAAATCTCATCATTGTAAAGCGCACAATCGCTAATTGTTTCATAAACTTGAAGAATCACATCACCCTTTGGAGTGTCTCCCATAAACTTTAACTCTCCAGTTAATTGTGAATATGAGAAAGAAATTGGATTCTCTAGGATTTGTCTAGCTAAATCGACAAGAGATTGATTTACCACGTAGTATTGTAGCTCTTCTGCAAATTCTGCTGGGCCAGACCCTTCATAAGCATCTCTAAACAACATCTTATCGATTGCGAAGTCATTTCCACCTTCAAATCGAAGATCCATTCCTCCACCGCCGCCTTGCCAACCGCTCGTTAGGTCCCAAAGACCAAAAACTGAGTAAACTTCACCAGATCCGTCCTGTCTTGCGCCTGGTAAATGTAATGCTCTGTGGTTCTTAAAGTAATCACTACTGAAAACAGTTTTTGGAATATGATAAAAGTTCTCAGCTACCGAATATTCATACTTTTTATAGAACCATTTTTTAGCTCTTTTAATAATGTTTAGGATTTCTCGTTGAGGAAGGTTTACCGGAACCATACATGCACCGGTGATTTCATCTCCAATCTCTTCAAGAAATGCGTTCAAGCAATTATCACCAAAATCTCTTGGTGTAGTTAGTCCTGAATCGCTTCCACTTCTAATTTCGCTCATTTTATGAGTTTATTTTTTTACTTACGACAACTTCAGCGTCGTCAAATCTTGTTTCATCACCTACAAATCCCTCTCTAAAAATACCACCAATCATCCTTCCTTTAAAAACTCCATCTCTTCCAAATACATAACAGTTTTTAGCAGTGACGCTACCATTAACGTAAGAAGACTTGATCTTTGATTCGGAAACTTCAGTTCCCTGATAAAGATTACAGTATTCTAGCGTTGAGTTCTTGACCTTACAATTATAAAAGTTCGAATTGAATACATTTCCATTAATTTCACAGTCAACAAGGTCAAATCCATCTAGTTCATAACAAACTGGGAATTTACCGTCTTTCACCTGAATTGCTCCTAAGTCTGAATCATAGTTAATTATACCATCAACAAGGCCTCCAACCGATAGAGCAGAAACAATCTTATGTTTAATTCTTTCCCATTGTAATCTTATCACGGCTTCTGATTCTTGTAAATCAACCATTAGGTCAATTTTCGGAAAATGCTTCTTTAAGTTTTTATGGTCCTTCAATATTTCTCTGTATGGAAGGTTTCTATTAAGAATCTTTTTTAACTCAACCTTATTAGTTTCTGTAAATTCCGTATGAAAACAAGACTTCCACATCTGGATAATAAATCTATCCAATAGGTAAAATATATTGTCCTTCTTTTCTTCGTAGTCTTTTCCTCCAATATACCTAAACTCAAGATAATTTTTAACCTTCTTGTCAAAATTTATACCGTAATATTTTGTATTAGGGAAATTGAAATTATTTACAGTTAAAAAACTATCATTGAAATAGAAAGACTCATGTTTAGGCACAACCCACTTAATAGACTTTGCATAGATTGAATCTTTTCGGTTTGGAAATAATTTATAAACTTGATCCTCATTAAACTCAAGGATAAACTTAAGAACGTTCATCTTTGAGATGGTGTTATTGTCTTCAAGATAATTCTTATCGAATGAAAGATTTAAGTGAATTGAAGACCTGTCAGTAGTATAGCCATTTTCTTTTATCCATCCTAGCATTTTTAAGATTACTATTCTAGCGTTTTTATATGGCATTGCACCGGTAACTAACTCAATCAAGCCTTTACCTCCCGACATATCAGGTTCCATCTTAAACACCTTATCGTCAGGTTGAAAATCAGAATGAGCTTTATCTTCGAGCTGTATTTTACGCCCAAGAAGTTCAGAAACTTTTTGTTGAGTTTCCTCTAGGCTGTAGTTAGAGTAAAACTCAAACTCAATCCCAACAAGAGAAGCGTTGAGTACTGAGTTTGAGTCTGAATGTCTATTTAGTGTTTGCATCAAATGATTATGATATTATACCTTTGTTTAGTATATATCACTATCAGTATTGTGCAATTTATTCTGGAAGCTTAAGAAAGATCTTTTGAGAATCTTTATCAATTCTACTAATCTGAACTGTTATCTTATCTCCTGCATTATATAAATCCATCACTGAAGGTTCTAATTCACTAACATGTAAAAGACCAACCAATCCGGTATCGACAGTTATAAACAGTCCGTAATCTTTTTTAGTTTTTACGGTAGCCTCAACAGTACATGGGCATTTAAACTTTTTATCAACGTCTCTCCATGGATTATCAATTGTTTCTGCTTTTTGACTTAGCGTTATTTTAGAATTGCTAATTATATCTTTTACCCAGAATTCAATTGCATCACCTGGCTTAATTTCTCTAGACTTAAACTTAGAAAGCGTATCTGCGTCTAGATCGTTGGTGTGAATCATTCCAGTAAGACATGTGTCAAACTCAACAAATACACCATATTTAGCGGTTCCCGTTACACTACCAGTTAGCTTATCTTCGATCTTCGCTTTTAGCTCTTCAATTTTACCAGGTATAAGAGCCTTTAAGTATTTTCTATGAGAAACTACAATTGTACCTCTTTCTGCTGAGAAAGACACGGGAACTACATATAATTCTTCTCCCAGAATAGAATTAAAGTCATGTAATTTATTAATTCCAGCTAGAGAACCTGGCATGAAACAATCAACACCTTGAATATTGACGATATAACCGCCGTTCTCGATTAATCTATCAACCTTTCCAACCCATGCAGTGTCTCCATCTTCTACTCCAGCCTGTAGGTCTCTAAATACTTTTTGTTTCATTCCACCTGAGATAGAACCTAAAACATGGTCCTCTTTGGCTTGAATAAGAACAGAAACATCATCACCTGGGCGATATTCTTCGATAATATATCGAGGTTCTTTAGAAGTTTTAACATAGACCATTTCTCTCCAGTTAACATCAACTGTAATCCATTCCGAACTAATAGCAAATACTTTACCGTCAATAATTTCGCCTTCAGTTACTGAAGATCTTATATTCGACATGCTATTATGTCCTTCCATTAGGTCATATAACTCTTGCGCATATGGCTCTCTAGAATAGACTCTGTCTCCTTCTTTAGTCTTAATGTGTGGGTTTGGTTTTCGATAGACTGAGATACAAGTTGCTTCATAAGCAGCCCAGTCAAATTCACCATTGGCGTCTAGCCAGTTTTCGATGCGGTCAGCGCCGCCGTCATTTTCAGAATCTGGAGTTTTAACTTCCAGAGTTTCTACGGGAGTAAGTTCTTTCTTCTTAATCCTCGCTCTTTTTTTGTCTGTCATTTATTTTTAGATTAAAAGTGTAACAATGTATATATCCTTTAAATTAGAGAGGTCTCATTCCAGTCCATGGTGTTGGTAGCGGGAATGGTGGCGTTCCAGGAACCAAGCCAATATATGCTCCTGCTATAGTTAGCATATGTTGTTCAAGTCCCTTTCTAATATCGCTTGCCATATCTTTGTATGCTTGATCTTGTGATTTAGTGTTAAAATTTCTAGTAAATGCATTTTTAAAACCATTCGTTACTGAAATTGGATTTCCAGGAAAGAATAAAAGAGATCCTGGAAGAGGAGCTCTTAAAACTGCATATTGAGCTGGTGGCGGAAAAGGACTTATAGATCCTGGAACCGCAACAGACCCCCAATATGCAACAACGGCAGCACCAATCGGAGACATCAAGGCCATGTTAGGCTTGATATTTGTCAATTGCATAGTTTTAAGAGCAGAAAAAATGGTCGCTTGAATTCCAAGTTTAGCACCGCTTAAGAGCCCTATTCCGATAGGAGTAAGTGGCCTCTTAAAAGTAGCAACTGTTCCTTCCACCGAAGAGATAGCGACTTGGTGATACAGTTCGGTAATTGTTGTTGCAATCTTAATAAGTTCAATATCGGGAGATCTTGGCTCTTCTGAAACATCTGCCCTCTCTTGTAACTTTTGTGCTAGTTGCTGTTCAAACGTTGCCCAATTCATTATTCTTCTAGTTTAATATCTTCGATTTTAACATCGAATGGTTCTTTATCAAATGGAGTAGTCTCAACTCTAATATCATTTCCAACCTCTTGTATTGAATATGAATGATATTCTTTTCCAACTTGAGGGTCCATCGAATCCTTTAACTCCTGAATTATCTCATCCTTCTCTATTTCTATAAAAGTTGATGTACCATCTTCACCAATCTCAGTTTTCCAATTACCTATCTCAGGGGTCTCTATTGTTTCAATTGTTGTTTCTCCCTTCTTATTTAAAACACCAAAGGCCATAATAGGAAGATCCTCTAAATATTTTTTAATTAAGTTAGTTAAGATTTGCGTTTGTAAAACTACCACATAGTCATATAACCCTGATGTATTATTATAATTGTAGTTGAATCTTAAATTATTAAATCCAATGTTTAACACATCTTTAATATCTATTGAAATTATCTTAATTTCTTTATTATTGCCGTCAATTATTTCAAAATCTCTTTCAACAGAAGCATATTCTTTCCAAAGATCTTCATCACCAAGTAATTGATGGATTTTATTATTCGTTGAAAAAGAGCCGCTTGGTGAGAAGTCTGATAATATATCTTTAAACTCACTGCTTATCTGGTATTCAATTGGTTCTTTAACAAGAGCTTTAAATTTTAAGGGACTAAGATTTCCATTTGTAAGGTTTGCTATTATATTAGCGTTTATGGTTGCTTTAAAATACTTTTCAAAGTCTTTAGTAAATCTATCAATCTCTCTTAATTCAGCTCCCCCAACATTATAATCTATTTGATATGTCTGCGGGTCACGCTGTGCTGTTGCCGTAAAACTGAAACTAGAACCCCATTTATTTAATAGTTCATCGCGCGTCATTATTTACCAGTTTGTTGATAGTTAACATGTTCTCCTTTTAGTTGAGGTACTAAAGAAGCTGTAGGCGGAAGTGGAGGTCCACTAGGCCCGACTCCGGTTGGATGGGTGTGTGCTAAATAATCGTCTAATAACTTATTTAGCCATTCTTCAAGCGACTTACCACGAACTGCAGGTTCACTCTCATCAGTACCATCATTGGTTGCTATAAAAATATCGCCTGAATTAATAAAGATCTGTCCTTCTGGACTAAAGCGAATCATTGGAGCTTCAGTGTTTGATTCTCCAGTTGTAATTACAAGGCCGTCCTCGACTGAGTAATAGACTCTTAAATTTCTTTGTTCATCATAAACAAGAGAAATAACGTTCTGTGGCTCTTCACTATTTTCAAGAACCTCACTCTTTAGGGTATCATTCTGATTCACCTGGAACCAATATTCTGGGTGGTATATGTTACCATTATCAAAACGAACTGATACAATATCACCAACCCTAGGAACTGCATGAGCACCTGGAAGATTACGATTCATAGGACTAGCCCATGGAATAGCCTCCTCTGGTAAAAGGTCAAACTTACCAAACACCTTGATTCTACATCTACCTGAATAAAGCGGATCTTCATTGTTTACCACTTCACCAAGCCAATGAGAATCTCGAGTGTTGTCTCTATATAGCTCGTTAGTAGTCTCCATTATTTATATACGTTGTCGTTAAGCGGTCCTTCAGAATCTTGCGGAGACGGATCATATACATTAGCTCCAATCGGTCCTTCGCTATCTTGCGGTCGCCTATCGTGAATATTTTCTTTAATTGGTCCTTCTGCGTCTTTAGGCACTGGATCATATGCTGCACCAAGTTCTCCTTTAGGAACCGTAGTTGGTCTATCTCCAGCACCGCCTCCGCCAACAAGGTTTGCGATTCCATTAACTGATCCTGCAGAAATAGCGTCTTGTATGGTTGATAGAGTATTAGCACCGTATACATTACCTAATAGCAATCTACCCTTTATGTTCTCTACAGTTCTATCAATAGCACTATCAACAATCTCACCAGCTTTTTCTAAAGCAATGTCACCAATCATTTGACCAATTGTTCTGTTTTGGTCATTTAGCATTGAATTGGCATATTCACCTTTTCCACTGCTTTTTTCCCATTTAATTTTAATTTTAGGAGCTGCTGCCGCTTCAGGACTTCTATTTAATCCTTCAAATATTTCACTAGTAGAATTCATGTCAAACTCACAGTGTCCAAGATCAATTGCAAAATGAGGTCTTTCGGCTTTTACTCCACCTGCATTTCCAAGAACATCAAGTGTAGTACTTCCAGGACTAACAGCATTAAAAACAGTCGAAGCTGACTTTAGCGCTTTTCCATTAGTAGAAAAGGTTCTTACTTCTGAAACATAGATATGCAATCCAAAGGTTCGTAAGTTCTTTGGTATAACTTCAACCCATCTATTAAAATCGAATGCCGCCTTTCGATAGAGATCCATCATACCAGAAACGGTAAGTTCAACAGTTTCTAGACATTCAATTTCTATTTCTTGTTCTCCCCAAAAAGGATCTTTCATGTTCCACTGTCTTGTCTTTTCTAAACCACTAACCGACTGCCAAAACCAAGGATATTGCGAGTTTACCTTCTTTAAGATCTTAACAAAATTCTTAAGGCTATCTGCTCTTTCAATATCTTCACAAACATTTCTTAGATAGTCTTCTGCCATACCATTAAGCAGGGGAGAATGATCGCTATAATAGTCAAACATAAAGAAAAACGACAAGTATGTCGGATCCTCGTGCATTGTATCAAATAGCTTGATCTTTCTAAAGTCTTTTGTGGTTCTAAAATCCTGCATACTCTATTTATTATAATTATCCAGCTGACTTAGCAGCATTTATTCTTGCCGGCCATTCTCTTCTTGTCAATGTAACCCTTTGAGAATAGTTTCCTACAGAATCTTTATAAATTATATCAATCGATTCTATAATATAATAGCCGCTCAAGAACTGATCTAACATTTGTTCGGGTCTCTCTTCTTCGCTCTTTCCATTATCAACTGCCGAGTCTTTAAATCCAGCATCCTCTTTCGCATCTTTTAGGTTACCTGCCTCGACAAGTCGTTGTCTATCGGTATGATATATTAATACCGGTATCTTCATATATCTATAGAGACTTGCGTTAAATGTAGGTATGGTAACCTCTAATTTTATCTTTTGAGTCTCATCAAAGTTTCTCTTATTGTGTAGCTGTGAAAATATGTGGTTTGGATGAACATTTCCAAGTCCCTCTTCACCAACGTCTTGGCGACCCATATATTTATGTTTTACCAAGTCAAGATATTCTTCACTCTCCCTGTTTCCCTTTAAGGGTTCTTGGAGATCTTTCAAATTTTCAGGATCGGTTGAAAGTGCTTCGATTCTAAACTCATCTAGCCTCTCTTCTGCATTATCATCATAGATTTGAATGTCTCTAAAATGACCATGTAATTCATTAACTGAATTTGACTGATTTAAAATAGCATACTTTTCAAACCAATTATTTGTTGATTTAAAAGAAAGTTTGTTTGTTAAAAATAACTTAAACGGTGTATTATCAACGCTAGTATCGCTTTCCATCTCTTCACTCATTGTTGTCGGTGGAGATGTCATAGTATCTTGAAAGTCTTGAATGCTTGGATTAGAGGCATTAAAAATCTTATTGATGTCGATAAAATTTAAGTAGTAATATTGGTCAATGAAGAAGTGTTGAAAGGATTCATCAGAGACATAAGAAGTCGACACAATTTGTTTTATGAAGTCAAGATAATTAATAAACGGCTGAATCCTGATTTGTTCATCTACTGTTTCGTCTATATTTGATGCTAACCCTAGCTTTAATTCCTTAACAACTGTGGTCAAGTGCTCAAGAGATGTATTTGTTTCTAGATGTTGGCAATTTTCTGCAAATAATTTAGGAACACTAACTCTACCCGAGATCGAAACTTTCGAAGGCTGTCCCTCTTTTGGAGGCGCCGATTTTATATCGGTAATTTCAAAGTCAAGATGAATCGACTTATATGTTGCTTCATTTTTTGAGCCAATGTATACGGTCATTTTATCGCCGTCTCTTGGAAAACTGTCAACCCCAAAAATATTTTTACTATCAATTAGAGTAGCCGAAACTGTAGGAAAAGGACCTTCAGATGAAAGCGTAAAAGTCTTCACATCATCTTTTGAGAATGCATAGTCATTAACAAAGATTGACGGCTTTTCAATACCAATATTCTTCGTTATTTTATCATTCTTTTTGGCTGACTCGGCCGGATCAGCGACCTCTATTTTTTTAGGCTCGATGGCTGGCTCAACTAGAGCCAATATGTTATTTCCTAAGTCTACTGCCATTATCCTTCGTTATTAGGTATTGTCTTATTTGAACCTCTATTAATATCGTCAATTACCTTTTCGGCAACTGGATCACTATATGCTTGTTTTCCAAATACAATCTTACCCCTTTCAAACTTAAAGTTTTTCTTGCCAACCGCGATTACATTTGGTGGAAGAAGATTTTCTTTATCATACTTCTTTTTAAGAGCTTCAACCCTCTTTTCGTCTTTCTTACTAAGTCTTTTCGTATCGACAAACTGTTGCTTAACAATATTCTCTTCTACTTGTGGGGCTCTATTAAACTTTTTAGTTCCAACCTCTGCAACCGGAATCTTAAGATATTGCCCTTCAACTATTGAAAATGGATTCGATATATTATTAAACTTTAAAATAAGATCTAATAGACTAGTGTCTCCATAGTATTTAGCGGCAATCAGATCTGGTCTTGCCTCTTGAAACTTATCAACTCTATGAGCCTCTTCAATCAACAATGTCTCCTCTTTATTTTGAAAAAGAAGAGTCGGAATCATTAATAATAATTTTGTTCCGTCAGCTATTTTATTTACTATAGTTTTTAATTCCATTTTAAGTATTATCCATTTGCAATGTCAGAAACTCTAGTGTCCATACCATCAGCAGGTCTTTGTTTACCATAAGGTGTAGTAATAACTTCCTTACTTCCTGGGTTATAAGCATCGGATTGAAGATACATTCTACCTCTACCAGCATTAAACATACTTTCAATTTCACCCTTATCTCTTGCTCTACCAGGCTTAAGAGTTATTGTAACCTTTAATTTACTTGGAAACCCTTCATAACCAAGAGGTCCTTCAAACTCAAATTCAGCGTCTTGTAGAGTTAAGTTACCAGCAACAATCATTGGATTCATTGGATTTCCTATCGTTAAATGCCAATTACCCGTCGGATCACCAGCAACAAATGCATTTACAACAGTACCACCTTGAGGACCTCCAAGTAGCTTCATTAGTCCTCCCCCAATAACGTTATCGAAAACCTTGCTATCGCCGAAGTTACCTTCCATGATTTTACCGAAGTCATCCTTTAGGTTTCCAAATGCACCCATTATCTGGTCTCCTAACCCTTTAAAATAACCTTCATAATCTCCACTTGAAAGTTTCTTGAAATCACCAAACGGTTTACCAACACTACCACTACCAAGATACCTTGTAGCACCTCCCCAGAAAGGAGCATTGTTATATGTTAGAGCAAGCAGGTTAGACATTGTGTCCATAAACGCTGCCTTTGGAGATGTGTTGCCATACCCTCTAATATCATAATAGAACGTTAAAGCAAAGTCTTGTTCAAAAACCATCCCTCTTTCTCTGGTTAAAATCTTGTCAATAACATTATAGGGTCCAAAAACTTTATTTGGATATGTTTCCTTTGTAGGATCCCAACCTCCTCCTTTATCTCTAATCATTGCGGCAGATGCTGCACTTCTACCAACTGCGGCAGATTCAAGAGCCGAAAGAAGTGGACTTCCATCAATTGCAGCACCAAGAGCACCTCTGTTTCCCTTCGAAGAGGTAATTTCTTGAATTTGTGACTGCACCTCTTTCCAGTTAAACCCTACCTTAAACTTAAGTATCTCTTTAAGATCGTTGCCCAGTTCAGGAGAAAGATATGTAATTGCCCTTGCTATATCTGGCTGATCGGCCTTCACAGGCTTACCATCCTTGCCAAAAACCTCAGGAGCCATAATATCGTCGGCAACTGGATATGGAAATCTTCTAAGAGTTACCAGATACTCGTTACTAATTAAACCATAGTGTTCAGCCTGTATAAAGTCGGTTAGTGAATACTGAAAACTTGCCTTATCATTATTTCCATTTATTTCATTTGAAAAATTAACAATATTTGATGCAGTTGGGTTAAGTATTATATTTGAAGCATTTGCCGGTCCTACTAGAGCCTTTGACATTTTATCCTTTAAGCTTGCCTTATCTCCTTTTCCTACTCCAGAAATATTAGATGTCTTAAATAGAGACCATCTATTAAACTTTGAAGGGACTGCTTTACCGGGTATTACTTCATCTCCCTTGTTACTTATTTTTAACTTATCTCCTGTTCCAGAAGTTTCCTGATTAACACTATAAATCCTACCAGTTCTTTCAAGTTCACCACCATATAGACCATCATGTCCTCCTGCAGCGGCCGCAACTGTAGATTCTCCATGTTTCTCATGTTCTCCACTGTCATCTGCTGGATTACCTTTTGCGCCTTCAATTATAGTAGGCGAGTCGAACTCAGCACCGCTTAAGATTTCTCGGTATCTGTAACCCGAAGGAACCTCTCCTACGAATTGTAAATTTGATGAAGCTGCACTTATAGCGTCGTTAACGATATCCTTGATAGTTGCCATTAATGGGAATAATTTTCTTTATATATCCCTATTAATATGATACTACGTCCACTCGCCCATGTCCATTTCCCTAGAAGTTGGATTATAGAACATGTTATCTATCCAGGATTCATCTGTTGGCATCCTGTCACCTAGAAATTTCTTTAAATGTGTTATGAATTCACCTTTAGAATTATACGAGAATTCACCTGATGATTTTCTGTATGGTAATCGAGTAGACATCTCATAGATTTCTTTAATCTTTTGCTCGATCATAAAGGTTTGTAAGTTGTTAAATAGAACCTCTTGTTCGTCTCTTGTTTTAGCGCAAAAAACAGAGTCAACAACTATTGTGTATTTTTCCCAATTAGGACCGTCGAACAGATTCTCAACTAGATCGCCGACATTTTTGTAATTGGTTCGCTTTGCATTAATACGAGCCTCTCTGCCTTCAAAGTCTCTAATAAACCTACCTCCAAATAGGTTTTGCTTTAAAAAATAGATCGAGTCATAGAATTTTTTGACTCTAATTTGATATTGTGGATTAATGTCATCGAACTTAACGTCATAGATAAGTCCTCGTACAGGAATTAAAACATTTGGTTGATTTGTTGATGAGATTAGAGCCTGTACATATTCACCTTTATTAAAGATCTTATGCTTAATCATTATCAATAAACTTTACAGAATCAAAGAGACTCAGTACGCCTTTCTTTGGATAGTCACATCTGTCAATAATAATTAATTCAATACTATTAGTGTCAAAAGAACTATCAATATAGTCTTTAAAGTTCAGTACGGTTTCTTTATTCAGATTCTTAAATAAAAAGGCAACATTTACCAGATCTTGGTCCGCATACTTTTCAGATAAGCCACCAAAAAGTTTTTGAATGTATAATGAAATAATAATGTCTGATGGTTCAGCATCACTTGGGTCACTCTTGAGCAGGCGATTGTAAATATCGCTATGTGATATAATTACGTCGTAATCCTCAGATCTAGTATGCTTATCAAAATCCGATTTGGTTTTACACCATATTCCTGCTATCTTAAGTGTCATCTTGTTTTAACAGCAGCTTCTAATCTTTTTAACTCCTGCTTTAATTCTTTTATTTTTTCTTTTAGTTTATCTACTGGAACAATTTTAGGATTCCCAATAGATCTATGTACTTCAACAATATATGGGTCTAGAGATGAACCAACATCTATGCCCAAATCTAATGTCAAATCGTTTAAGAACCTGAGCAAGTTTTCTTGATCAGAATCTTTATCAAAGTCATATACGACTCTAGAAATATGTTCTTCTCCGGCACCATTAACGGAGTCATCGTATGTTATCTTGACGACTCCGTTATCAGCCGGTTCTACTGTAACCGTAAGCATATTTTATCTATTTGCTCTAGACTCGCTTACTTCTTTTCTAAGCAGTCTAGCTTTTTTTCTGTCTTCTCTCCAAGTTTCTTTGTCTCTAATCGCGGTTAGAACCCAAGCCTCTTCAAGCTTAGAGATTTCTTCAGCATTATATCCAATGTTAGCCCATGTTTCTTTTACAGATTCTAGCTTTTGCTCTAGAGCTTCTCCCTGTTGTTTTTCAATATGGTCTAACCATGCCTGGTGCATTTGTCTCCCCTGTTCGCGATTTTGTTCACGAATTGCAGTTCTTGTTTCAGAGAAAAATGAAAGCTTTGAGATTTGCTTTAAGAGTCCTCTCTCTTTTAACATGTAGCGTCTTTGACGTCTATTTAAGAATGTTGGTTGTTGTGTTTGTTCACTCATTTGTGTAGTAATTAGTAATGAAACTTTGAATTTGAGACCTTAGTTGGTCTTGTAGATTATTTATCTGATTTTCTATCAGTAGCCCGATCTGCTCGTTTAGGTCAGAGTCTTCCAGGTCCATTTGATCTTTTAGCATCTCATAGACTTGAATCGATGGAATATTAACCTTTACTGGCATTTCTGCCTGGTTCTTCTTACTCATCTTAGAGAGCATCTCCATCATCACATTAACTTCAGGATCAGGTGCTGATTTACCATCTGTAATTCTGCGATCAGTTGTATTATTTGTAGTTTTTTCAGGAATTTTCATTTTTACTCCTGGTGTTTTTGGAGGTTCTACATTTCCTAATCCTCCAAAGGTCTTTGAAATATTAGCCGCATCATCTTCATCTTTTGCAGCAATTAGCATTTCATCAATTATAGAACTATTAATTCTAGTCCCATCTGTAAAATGTAGGAATTCACCATCAGAGTTTTGGGTATCGGCAACAAAAACTATATCACCTGCCCTTTCGGTTTTACACCAAACATAAATTAATTGTTGGTTTATTGTAACTTCGCTCATTATTATATTGTTTTTAGTCTTTACTAATTTGTCTATTAAAAAGTTAAGTATTTTGAGTCTCGCTGTTTTCATATTCTTTTTCAACGAATTGTTTAATAAACTCCATTGACTCAACTGATCCCATTACGGCATCAGATTTATAAAGTCTTCTTACCCAATATTTTATAAATTCTTCATTGCCCTCTTTTAGCAATTGTGCTTTTAGATCCTGCAGATCTGGTAAAATTAATTTGTTAAATCCCATTATTTTATTGTTTTAAGTCGTTCAGTAAAAGTTGGTGGGAACAGCTCTGATTTATTTATCAACGAAAGAAAGCATGCATCCAGCACATAGGTTACTGCCCAGTCCTCTTCGCTTCTTACACTTCTTCCCACTCCCTGCATAATTGTAATTCCAGTCTTCCAATCATACCAGCCTGGCATCTTTTCCATCTTAGCTTTAATTAGTGGATCCCTTAAATTTGGATAGGGAACCTTAAAAAAGACCTGGAATCGGCTAATGTCGTCCTTTAGGTCAAGCCCTTCAAGTAGCGAAGGTCCCATAAAAACAGCATCCTCTTTTTGTTTAAATAGTTCTAACATATCACCCTTCTCTTTTGAATTGTCATAATCCATTAGTCGAAAAAGGTGCGTGCTATTGCTTTTAATATAGTTTGTAAATTCATATGAACCAGTGTGGATAATTCCCCGTTGACCCTTATGTTTACTAATAATCTTATCAAGTAACTCGACCACTTTCGGTAAACTTTGTTCCTTGTGACGATATGATAACTTATGCTTATTCACAAATACAACCGGTGACTTGTCGTAATTAAAGGCATTGTCTAAACGGATAAACTTAGCACTTTTAATTCCCATCACCTTTGCATATTCTCTTGGTCCTCCAATTGTTGCACTCATAAAGACCTTAAAACCGGCTTGGTTGTGCAAGTATTTTTGAATCATTGTAGACTCTTCAGTACACATAAATTTAACCTCATCGCCGCGTTGGTCCCAAACCATTGATTCAACGCCAACTTCGGCTATTAGTTTTGTGTAGTCTTCTATTTTACAATGAATGTCTTTAATGCGGTCAAATCTACCAAAAGCCTTTCTCCAGGTTGGAGTCATCTCCCGTTCATTAAATTGACCAAACATTCGCTTCACCATATTTTCAGCGGCTGGACGACAAACTAAAAATTGAACCAATACTTTCTCTAACTCTTTTAATTTTGCGAAGAGTTGATTGCGGTCCTGAATTCGGATTAGGTCCTGCACCAAATCATTTAGATAAGCCTTACTAATAGTAGGACTCGATACTCCTGCCTTAATTAAAAAGTTAGATTGAGCGTTTAGCAGGTCGGGAAGGAAATTATCTATCCTGGGAGAAAAATGATTCTGTACAATATCATCTACTTTATGGGCCTCATCAAAAAAGACAAAGTCACGCTTAGCAAACGGTACCTTACGTTCTCCCGCTTCCATCTTCGGAGCGACGTAGTTTCGTTGTAATAACCAAAAGGCATAATTTAGAACCGTAACGGGTGAATCAATTGCTCTTATTCTTAACTGTAGATAGTCACATCTATTAGAACAATCAAGTTTTGCAAGCGCTTGTTCATACCCCATATTCCGCATTCTACATTCACCTAACGAGAACTTAAGTCCATTTACATTACAATTGTAATTATCGACCCCTTTAATTGAGGGCCAACGTAATCTTAAGCGGTTAATGTCGGCCTCATATTGATCTTGTAACGAAATGTCAGATGTGATTAGATAGCCCTGCTTTCCAAGTTCCTTTAAGATCCAAGAGCACCACATTGCGATAATTGACTTACCAGTTCCTGTAGGTGCATCGATAACAACCGTTGATTCAGGGTCCTCTTGATAGGTCTTAACAATAGTTTCTATTGTCTCTCTTTGGCCTTTCCTAAAGGTAAAGTTAGGACCAAATATGTCCTTTTCTAGGGCCTCTTTAATAATTTCATCTATAGATCGTTCCAGCATATCACCTCTTCTACTTCAATATTAGCTTTCTTTAATAAATCGACTCCCGACATGTCGCGGTAGTCTTCTGAATAGTAGACTTTTGATATGCCTGCCTGAATAATCAACTTAGCACAGTCAAAGCAGGGGCAAGTTGTAGTGTAGAGTTCAGCGCCTTCACAACTCATCGTAGACTTGGCTACTTTTGTAATTGCGTTAGATTCGGCGTGTAAAACTTCACGTTTAGTTACTGTTTTGTGACATGAACAACTATCATCAACATCACAATCCCAGCCATTATCGGTTAATATTTCATAACCAGTATCGTTTTCATAGTATCTAGTTTCAACCGTCTCACATTGATTTTCAAAACCATGCGGCATTCCGTTGTAGCCAAATGAAATGATTTGCTTATCTTTAACAATTACGCAACCAACCTTACGTCTTTTCGCGTATGATAATTTCGCAAACTGATAGGCAGTTTGCATGTATATTTTCTCAATTGCTATTCTTGGCATAATTGCATAAAAAAGTCGTACATAGTTTATATGCACGACTTTTTAAAAAGTTTAATATTGAAGTGTTAAGAAGTCCTTAGTCCATTCCAACGGCACCCTTAACAGCATCTATTGCTGGATTTGGTGGCATTGCAATTTCATCCATCTTCTTAGCATATGATTCTTTCATAGATTCACATGCAGATTCGAATTGCTCTTGAGTCATTTCCTCATCATGAACAGATTCGTACGCTTCTTTTAATTTATCAGCAGCAAGTGCAGCAATTAAAGCAGCATTTTCTTTCATGTATGATTCTACAGTATGCTCATCATAATCATCGTTATGATAATCTACAGCCTCTTTACAAGCTTTTTCATACATTTCTTTCATTAGTTCAGAAGCGGCCAATGCAGCAAGTGCAGGATTTTCATTTACCTCTTCTTCTTCAGTTTCAGCTACTTCCTCTTCTTCAGTTTCAGCAACTTCCTCTTCAGTTTCAGCAACCTCTTCTTCGGTTTCTTCAGCAACTTCAACTTCTTCTTCGTTGTCTTCCACCTCATCTTCTAGGTTTTTAACTTCGCCAGTATCTGCTACTTCTTTTTCGATTTCTTCAGAGCGATCGGCTTCGCGAACGTACTCTTCAAATGATAGAATTTTTTTGCTCATTGTATAATGTTTTTGTTTTTTCTATGTTTTATATATCCTTTTAATCTAGGATTATTTTTAGACTTAGCGGGGTTGTTCCCTTGATGATTCGATGAATTACTCCAGAGGGTATGTCTATTTTTCTTTCTGTGCTTATTTGGATTGGCAATTTATTATCATATTGAAACCTCCAATCATTTTTATTTAATGCAATTATTTTTCTGTCCTCGTCGTCTGCATGCCACTTATATAAATGTTCTGGGTAACTAGGGTCAAAATGTCTAATAATGTAACCATCGAATCTTTCCTCAGTAAAAGGTTTACGTTGGTCATCTATCATCTCAATCATTTTTTCATATGTTACCATGGCTGATCGCTTTTAAGTCCGAGTTGTTTTCCAAATAAGGTTGGGCCATAACATGCCCAGAATCCTGTCTTTGTTGGATCCATTTTCTTTTGAAGGTCACATTGGTGGCGTGCCCAAAAACTAGCTGCTCTACCAGGATCGTCGTTCTTAACGGTTAGGTTAGGGTCTCCCCATTCAATCTTCATCGCCATGGTATTTCCGTCCTTGTCCTTTCTGCCATTATTATGATATACAATAAACTTACGACTACCACCTCTTTCTGGAGAATCTAACTTTACCTTAACTGGATCCTTGCCTCTTGCCTTATACATAGCTGGCTTACCGACCTCTAGATGTTTTGCCATCCATGCACTAGGTCCCTTTAAGATTATATTGTTCTTATCCCAGTACTGCTTTACCTCTTCAAAAAGTTCAGCATACTTTTCACTACCAAGTCTAAAAAAAGAATTGGTTAAATCAAGGTCCTCGTCAAGATGTGCCTTTAACTCTGGTGAAACGTTATTCCAGTCTTCAAATGTCTTTATAAATTTCATCTCTATTTTTTATTTTGGTGCTTTTGATATAAAATCTACCAGTTGGGGTCCCATTTTCCTAATAAAATCAATAGTTTGTTGAGATATATCTGAGGTGTTTTCTAAATAATCACAAGCTTCTTCAATTTCTTTCTTTAATTTTGAATTAGAGATTGAATTTTTAGTTAGCCTGCCTTCAGCTAAATATTTTCTTAAATCGAAGTTATCCATAATCTTATTTCTATTGTATTTAATAGGTGTTTTTCTCATTAAAATAATGTCAACCGAAGAGCCTTCATTATTGATGATCCAGCCGTATAGATTTTTATTAAACTTAAATACTCTTTTACCAGTATCTGTTAAACCTTCAAATGAATATTGTTTCTTTAATTCTAAGGTAAACTCTTTTAATGTAGAAGTTGTATCGACTTTAGGATAAACTGTTGCTTTAAATTTACCTCTAGCCTTTGATGAATTACCATCAATAGCACCTGATTTGATTAAGCCGTTTGATTTCATGTCCTCTATAAGGTTATTAATATCTGACTTAATATTTATCTTTGACTCGCTTGTAAAGCCCTCAAATAGTTTTATGTACTTCATTTTTATCTGTTATTTTTCATCCATCTTATCTAATAGATCCTGTCTGTCCAATTGTTTATAAACCTCTTTACGGGTCTTTTCCATTTTCTCAGCATATTCTGGATCCTCATTGCGATTAAATACAACCTGCTGTGTTAATGAACCGCTAATTGCCTTTAAGTCCTTTTTGCGGGTCTTAATTAACCAAGCTGCTAAGTCCTTTGGACTCAGCTCAGCAAATCTGCCTTCCGCATCTGGAAAGTCAGAGTCCTGCCAATCTGGTCTCTTTTCATTTAAGAACTCTTCAAATAGGCTTATATGTTTCATAGCGTTTCAATTTTATTTGATTTCATCCATTCTTCTAGTAGGCTTTCTGCAATGTTAAAGATTTTATTTCTATTATAGTCTATGCCGAATGCATTAAAGTAGGCCTTAAGCTCATAATAAGCTGGTTCTACATCTTCTCCATTAGCAACTTTGTCTTGAATAGATTTAGAGACTTCGTACGCATAATACGCAGCCTTAATTGAAATAATATCTGACATCTCATTGTAGAACTCGCCACCATAAAACTTACCTACAAGCTTACCAAACTTCTTTTCCATCTCAATCCAAGATACATCTTCAAGAGCAATCCAAAGTTTAGCTCGAGTCAATGTATTGTCCTTTTTAATGAAGCCAGTCTTTAGCATGTCTTTAGACATTGCACTAATTTTTTTTGGAATAGGTAGTTTACCATGCTCTCGTTCCCATCTAGTAACGTCAGAGTCTATAATAAATTTTTCAAATAACTTTACACGTTTCATTACACAGGTCTGTTTTTACTTTTAGCATACGGCTGTGACATCTCTTGCATCCATTTCTTACCATTTGGGTTTTGAACTGGAGTATTTAATCTCTTTCTAATCTCCTTCTCAATTTGATCTAATAGACCCTCATTATCATATGAAGAATTATCAACAATAATAAGCCTATCAGAACCGAACAACTTTTGGAATTTACCAAGATTATCTTGTACTTCGCTCCACATCTTTACTACTAAATTATCTGGAAGCTTTCTGTCTCTGTTTCTATTTCTTTCAAGAGCAACCTCTTTCGAAGTGTTTACAAAAACCATATACGTGTCGTATCCAAGGTCATAATATAATTGCCTATGTCCTTTAATTTTATTATAGTTTTTTCCGGTACCATCGATTACCTGTCCAAGTCTTCCAGAAATATAATTGTCCTGCATTCTTTTAGTAAGCGCTTTTGCAGTGGTTCTAATATCCATTGCTTTTTGCCAAAGGTCTGGATCCTTCTTATAATTGGCTAATTTACCAACGTCAAGTCCAGCCTTCTTTAAACCAGTCTCAAACGCATTATCATTATTTACAAGTTTTAGGCCTGTTGCATATGAAACAGAACTTGTGGCTCCTTTTGGAAAGCCAAATAATTCATTTGCTACAAAAGATTTACCGGATCCTGGTCCACCTGCCATAAAGAATGCCTTTAAGATTCCAGGGTCATTAATTCCCTCTTCAATTGGTTCTTCGTTTTCAGTGATCGCTCCCTTAGTGTTGAACATTGAAAGGTTAACAGTTGTTACCTCTCCAGTTTCCATGTTTCTAAGTCTAGCGACATAACCATCAGAATCAAGAACCTCATGCTCTTGACCATAATACAGAACTCTTTGTTTCTTTTTTAGTTTAGTCAGCTTCTTAAACTCAGATTGGCTAATCTTTTCACCATATCTTTTAACGAAGTCTTCAAATAACTTTACATATTTCATCATACACTATATGGGTGCCATGGTTTAATCCAATATTCCCAAAATATTTTTTTAGTTTTTTTCATCTTATAACAATTTATTAAAATGCCGGTATTCCACCTATTTTTTTAGCACGTCTTCTCCAAGTATCAAGTACTTCTTCTCTTGTTTCAGGAGTCAAGTACTCTTGTGTGTCTAAGTATTTATTCACAGCATCTTCCATAGGAATCTTACGCTTCTTCGCCTCAAATCTTAGACCCTGTAAATTTGCATCAACCTCTTTTGGTAAGAGTAAATAGTTATATTGTGGCAAAAATCCAATGTCAATTAGATTTCTTAATTCACTATCATCCTCATTAGGTTTTCCCATTCTATAATTACCAATACTAACTCCGTCTTGGGTGATATGCTCTAATTCATGTCGCATCACATCTGCTAGGTACATATAAACTTCCGACCATTCTCCTGGTAACCAGTCCTTGTTAATTGCGAAGTCTATAATAATGAATGGATCTTGATCTTCCAATTCTCCCTTCTTATTAATAATCTCGTCTCTACCGTCTGCTCCAGTTGTTTTTAAGACTTCGAATCCTTTAATCTTCTGGCCTTCAACTTTTCCAAAATAGATAGTAGCATGTAAATCAAACTCTACTCCTATTCCATCGTCTTCAATCTGTTCAAAATAGCTAGATTTTTGCTTACCAGCTTTCCAGTCTCTAATCCAGTGCCTAAACACTCGGCTAACTAGCTTACCGGACAGGGTATCCCAGCTCTTTCTTCCCTCGTTCAAAAACATGTCAAATGACGAAACGTGCTTCATAACTTATATATTAACATAAAAAAAGGGGATCGATAAGATCCCCTTGGCCTAAAAATAAAAGCAAATTCTTATGAATTTACATTCTCATCAACCTTCTCGTTAAAGACGTTGTTGATTACCTCAAGACAATCATCAGCATCAGCCACCTGCTGTACTAATTTGTCCATTTCCTCGATAATTTGAGGATGTTCTCCGATTCCAGCGGCGTTCGACATATAAACCTCTAGGGTTGCAATTGCCTCAAGGCGCTGTGCGTTGTACTTTGCCCGTAGGGCTTCTAATTTAAGATTCGCCATTGCTTGCATTTAATTTACGTAATTCACTAATTATATCTGACATTCCCGATAGTACAATTGCTGGAATAGCAAAGAACCAGAAGTCTTTACTACCAATATGTAAAATAGCACAAATCCATAAAATAATAGATTGTATGCTCATTTGGTGGTTTCCAGCAAATTTAAGGAATCCCATTAGGATTCCTACGAGTTTAGATAGAAGTTTTTTCATATAAAAGTATTTAGAATTTATATTAATAGAGTTTCAAATTGTTTCACGTACTTTTGAACTGCGAGTTCTTTAGCCTTTGCTTCGATCTCGATGTCAAGTTCCATGCCGTAATCTTCAATTGGTTCATACACATAATCAGCATGTGCTCGCATAATTACAGAAGCATCCTCGTGAAGTTTTTTAGCTGATGAATAATGACACAATTGGCGAATTCCAGTAGGCCAGGTTTTAGCTGCCAATTCTAGGGCTTCTTGTTCTGGCATCGGGTCATTGTAGCATCTGTGATGGTGATAGTCAAACGTAATTGGAGTACCACACTCTTTCCAGATTTCATATAGGTCTTCGACACTGTACTGTGCTGGCTTGTCGTCGTTTTCAAGAACAAGACGTGACTTTACAGTTTCATCAAGTCGGTGGAAATTCTTGATGAATCGCTTCATCGCTTCAGGCTTTTCACCATAGGTACCGCCCGCATGAATATTAATTGGAGCTTCATGGGTTCTTGGTAGACCCATAGCATCCATGATTTCACCATGCTGTCGCAATTCTTTAAGAGTCTTTAGGACAACATCTTCTCGAGAGGATGTTAAGATATTAAATTGACCAGGATGAAATGTGATGCGTTGGCCATATTTCATTGCAAGAGTACCTGCACCTTTCAATAGATTCTTAATCTTTGGCCAGTTTGGAAGGTCTTCAAATTCATATTCGGACATCCATGGGAACAGATTAGAGCTCATCCGGTACATTTTAATACCGTGTTGATTGTTCCATTTAATAATTTCAATCATGTCACGAACGTTGTCTTCTGCCAATTCTCCAGCATACTTAATGCCCTTTGCTTGAAACGTTCGTTTAATCATGCCACGGCCAATCTTAATGCCTTTTTCTCCGAGAGTTAGGTTGATACAACAATATCCGTAATTTGTCATGAATTTATAATAGTTTTAATAATACCTCTTAATAGTCGAACAAAGTGTATTGGCCATGTAAAAACAATGATCAATCTTTCAGACATTGTAAATCTTAGACCCTCATGTTCAGGATCGTTAGACGCGAGCCAATTCACCATTAAATCGAATACGAAGTTAAAGACAACTCCGCAAATAATGTAGTATAGAATAAATGTTATCATTCCCAGCATCTTTCAAATTCATACCAGTGATCGGCATCTGCACAATCGCGATGAGCATCAATGACTATAGTTATACTATCGTCGACACTAATTGTTTCAAGAATAGACCGAACGTTCATTTCAACCAACTCTTTGTTGCCCAATTTATTCCAAGACCAGTTTCCAAGACCGGTTGCCAATCTAAAAACAACTTCTTCTACTGTTGTAAATCTACTACCAGCGTAAAAATTGCATCTTGGATTTTCAGCAACAATCGTTTCAAATATTGCTTCGGTTCCTATTTTTTCTCGGACCTCTTCTACGATTCTTTTAATTAGATCTTTAGATTTCATGGCGGAGGCATATCCAGGGCCACCAACTCCATTACACTCTACTTCATTTGCTTTAAACGTGTATTTCATATCTTTATGTTTTTTAGTAAAAAAGAGACATTGCACTTGCAAGACCTTCACTAGTCGCAACGTGGAAAGAATCAACAAGTGGATTCAAGTCGTCTGAATATTTGTACTTCTTAAGAGCGGCTTTAACCGCACCTTTTTTAGTCTTTGCCCATACAGTATTCCAACCTCCACCCTCGAAAGTGAACATGTATTGTTTGTTTTTCAATGTTGCCATAATGCTTTTAGCTTTAATTACATAGTAAATATAATCATTTTCTACGACATAAAAAAATCCTGGCTAAAAAAATTAACCAGGATCTTAAAAAATATATCAGGATGCTACTTAGAGTTTGCTTATCTTGTAAAAATTGCTGAACGCATCCTTAAAATTAACGGGCTTCTATTGAACTTACATTGATATTGGAGTAATAGTTAATTTGCTGTAAGAAACCCTTTCAATACTTATATATTTAAACCTATAATTGTTTCAATTTATAAAGTAATTTCTTTGTATCTATCACTTAAAATAGTGGTATTCATTATACTGACTGGCGTAAACTCTTCAGCACCTAAAACAGAAGTCATAATTGCCGGTGAGAATCCACTGATCAGTGCAGTTCCAGTCTTATCGAAAGCAACGGGTACATCACCTCTACGAGATTGTAGATTCCAGTAGACAATTTTTGGCATCTCGTAGCCCGCATCAAGGTACATCTCCTCAATCATTTGCTGTGCGGTTAGATTCCATTCAGGTACATCTTCATTCCATGTAGAAGAAGTTGCATCATCAAATTGCATATCTGATAGGATTAAGATCTTGTCTGGCATCTCATCCTGAGAAACATTATGCTTAATAGCCTGATCAAGTATCAGCTTAAAAGATGCCTCAAGGTTGGTGTTCATTCCCCAATTAGCACTATAGATTTCACCAAGCCTATCAATCAAATTATCTCCTCGTAGAACTTGTAGTTCCGGATTAGCGGAAAAGGTTAAGAAAGAGTCTTTAAATGGACCTTCATTTCTCTCTGCAATGTAAAGCCCTAGAGAAACAGCAACGTCCATACATGTTGTACTTCCACTTGCAACACAGCTCATAGATCCTGAAACATCAACTAATGGTAAAACCATATCAGTCGATCCCTCTAAATAATTAGGTAGAGCTTTCCACTGTTCAGCAGCAGCTTCATTGTTACCACGATCTACTGACTTTATAACGTCATATGGATAGACGGCACCTGCGTTAATTTTAGCATCACCCTTCTTAAGAGCATCAAGATAATTCAAGTAGCCTTCCTTTGCATTCTTTACAAAAGCGTTCTGGTATCGAGCTGATGCAAGAGACGGTAGCTTACCAAATTCAATTTGATTCCATTCCTTTGCACACATTTGCTGCTCAACGACATTCGTCAAAGTAACCAATACCTTGCGGTATAGCTTTGGAGTTAGACCCATGTGATCGCGTAGAGTGACAGCAGTCATTCCTTTACGTGGCATCCATTTTGCACATAATCCATTTTGGTCCTTAAGTAAAGCATCCTGAATCAAGTCAAATGCAGCGTCTTGCAAAAGAGTACCTTCAAATACTAATAGGTCATCCCATCTTCCATACTCTGGAATTAGGTGAAGGTTCTTTTCAAGAGTTTCACTATTAGTATTAGCTAGGTATTGAGCAATATCTCTAAAGATTTGTCTTTCTCCAGCACCTCCTCTGATGTCTCTTGACCAGAATAAGATTTTCATTGCAGTCAATGGATCTTCACCAAATGCTGCACTGAACATTTGAATTAGTCGAGATCTTTCTTGACCGCGCATAGCCCCTATATTATAGAATAGGTCTACGTTTGCATTTAAAGAGGTTGAATTGGTTGCCATACCGTTTTCAGTCAAGCGGTCTTCTTGGCGTAGTGCGTCTACTAGTTTCATATCAATAAGTTTAAGTTCAGTAGTATATATTATAGTAATCTAAAAAAGTTTCAAATTTATTTTAAATTAAGGCTTTAATACTGCTAACCTTAAATGTGTATATAAATTCAACTAATTCAGATTCTTTTAAAATCCGTACTTCATTTCCATATTCAGAAAAATATCTTACTTTATATCTCACGTCTATTCCCATTCTATTAAAAGTTTCCGGGTGCTACTTGAAAACAGCTAATACCATTCTCTCTCCACATCTTAACAACCTTATCACGGTCATCAAACACACACATCACATCATGACCATCTGCGATCAAATCATCTAACCACAGCTTTTTCAAGACATCGTCCGGAGTAAAGCTACCATTCTTACGCATCCTTAAAAAGTCAGGCTCGATTCCATGTGCTTCAAGCCATTCAATAGTTTCGGCCATTGATATGTTATCTCTACCGCTAAAGATTCCAACACGGAACCCAGCAGCTTTCATCGCTTTAAAGCTTTCAATTACTGGCTGATTTGGCTCATCTAATTGAATGTTCTCTGGTGCGAAAAAAGTCTTCCAGTTCATCTTACCATTTGGCTTTGCGGCCAAGGCTCTACGCTTGTCAATGATGGCCAAGGTGCCATCTAAATCAAAAATTACTGTCTTTTGCATTTTATTTACTTTAAATCCATTTAACTCCAATACTTACCGTACCTCCATCGTACCAGTCTCCGTATTTTTCATCGGCGATATACTTAAACCGCTTCATATCACTCTTTAAGAAAGCATCAATCAAGTCAAAATCAGTTGACATTTCTTCGGTAATTTGAGAATTGCTGGGTCCTCCTGTATTTGTAAGGACCGCAACTTTACCTTTTCTCTTACCGTCTTTCTTGAACATTTTCATATGCCTATTTCTTAACTATTACTTCTAGATTATTACCTTCAAAACGGATTCCAACAACCTCTCCTCCATTTTCACTTTTTTCAACTTCCTTAAGGAATTTATTTAAATCGAATGAGCGGAAGAAAAATCCACCAGCTGCTGCTCCATCATCAAAATCTTCTCGCCAAAATATCTTATCTTCAAACATAATTCTTTTATTAGTACAGATGATTTTCAACACAAGCATAAACAAGATCTCCATCTTCGTTTAACTCGTCAAGTTCAGCGTCAGTAGCTTCCCTCCATTCTCCATTTTTTTCTATCACAGATGCAGTTTCAATATATGCATCACAGAAATCTGGGTAATCTCTTGTGTCGATTCCATCGACTTCAAAATCTGTGGCAACTAGACCACTTTTAAGTGTATGCTTCATAACGTTTAGTTTTAATTACTATACAAATATAAACAAAAAACCTGACACGGAAAAACTTTTTATGAAGTTTTTTCACTAAAAGGTTTCTCATACTCTGGTTTAATCATCTTCCAAATGATTTCATCAACCTTATCAGCTTTCTTATTGTAGAGAGCAAATAAGAGTCCATAATCCACATCAACGATCGACTGAATTGATAATGCCACTTCTTTTTTGGTTGGGCTTTCACCCAACTTGTTAAGAACATCCTCTAATAGAGAGTTATACATTACATAAGTCATCTCATGCTTCATCCATAAGTCTGATTGAATTCCAAGAACCCAGTCGTAGAACTCATCCGGTACATCTTTCAAAAACTCTTCAGGTAACTTACCAAAAGTCTTTAAGTTCTCCCAGATATCATATGAAGAACAATTAGTCAAGATTCGGTGCAATTTGACATAGTCAGCAAATTTAATCTTACAACGATCCCCATTAGAGAATCTGACGATGAAGCCTTCGCTGTTTTCCCAGTTCAACTTTTGAATCTCAGTGTAGTCTTCAAAGTCATATCGCTTTACAACTTTACAACCGATCACCTTTGAGACTTCATATAAGTCTTGCCATGAACCTTCATATGTTGAAGTTCTTGCACCTAATAAAATTAGCTCTTCAGAATCTCCATAGTCTACAACAATTCGATTCCATGGTGCAACTAGTTCAAAAAGATAGGTAGCAGAGGTTTCTAAGCTATCTGTATTTTTTAATTCATTAAACAACCTTTGAGCAGCAATAGCCTGATCAGAAGTAAAAGAACCTCGTGAGGAAACAACCCATTCTCCATTATAATTGAAGACTGTGATTAACGAACCGTCTACCTTCTCGTAGATTTCAAAGTCATTAGTTGGAGTGTGTCTGTTCTCTTCAATGTTAAAGAACTTCTTGAATGGATAGGACACTTGATTGCCCTTATCATCAAACACAAGACCTCGACAAGACAAGGTAACCTCATCCCATTTAGCCTCATACTGTGTAGTTTGAGAGTAATTGTAGATAGTTAACGGAAGGGTTGGGTGAGTCTGTGAGATCAACCAACCCTCCGCTACGTACTGGTCTAATATGTCTTTAGTTATTTTCATTTTATTAATATGCTTCAGCATAGATATTCATGTCACGGAAGTCAGAACTCCAACTTTGAGTCCAATCAACTCGTCGGTTTCCACACTCGCAACGTCGATGTTGAGGTTTCCAGCCTGCACATTCATCCTCACAGTTTTGACCTTCAAAATCAATGTATTCATCTCCGATCTCAGCCTCGCGAATAGTAACCTCCTTTTCAAAAGCAATATCATTGGCGATTTGAATAGCATTCTCAACTGAAAGACCATCTCCAAAAGTCCGTCCTTCGTACAAACAGTAAGTAATTGCTTGGTTAATCATCTCAGCCTTCTTAGCATCTTGTTCTTTTTCACGAGCTTCAGCTTTAGCTTTCTCTTCCTTTTCCTTTTCCATACGCTCGCGAGTCTTGTAAGTTGAAATAACTTGAGAGTATCTTCGAGCAGCATACATAAGACGTTGGTAAGCCTCAGTAGGCTCTTTAGCCTTACGTTCTTTAGCTGGAGTTAGACCGTATTCAGGTTTAAACTCCTTGTTGACCTCGGCAAGAATCTTTTCAAAACGAAGTTGAAGTTCTTTCGCTTGGTCGCTATATTCTTTAGCAAGTTTGAGGTTTTCTTCTTTAGTCTTGTTGTTGTCTAATCTAAAGTAAGCCATATGTTGTTTGTTTTAATTACTATACTAATATAAACAAAAAAGCCGACATAAAAAAATGTCTGCTCAATTATTTTCTAATTATTTTGATGCCACATAATTCATAAACTTCTTCCCAACCACCAGGTCTTTTTGATTTAAAACCTCCTTCGTTTAATGCGTTGTCTTCATGGCGCATCAACCAACAAACACCACTGTAATTTTCTACAGTCTTATTAACTTCCTGTTCAGATTTACATGCAATCAAAGATTCAAAATATTCTGCAAGAGGTGTAGTATGCTCCCATAAAAGAAGTGATTTACCATTTTCATCTTGACCTAAAATATTTCTTTTAGTCCACAACAATTCAAATGGATCAATACCTAAAGGTTGACATGCGTTCATTACGGCTTCAGACACCATAGTAACTTTTTGATCCGTCATCTTCTGAAGCGTGCCTTTTAATGCTTCTTTAAGTTTCTTTTTGATAAAAGGATCCGTCTCATCATTGTATTGCTTTATGTAAAGATGAACTATTGGTAAAAATGCTTTAGTGTGTGGTGTCATATCTTTAACTTTTATTATTATACTAATATAAACAAAAAAGCCGACATATAAAAATGCCGGCTCAATTATTTTCAAAAAAAGTTTTAAAACTTTATCCTAAATTAATAGTTTGTTGAAGTCTATTAGCGAATGATCGAACAAAAGATTCACCTTTTCTCCTTATTCCAAGAGTATGGTAGTTAGTTCCACTATCCTTGTGAATTGAAACTCCTCCATCAACTTGGTTGTATTCATCAAAAATAAACATTAATTCATAAACCTCTTGGAAGATCTTTTCTCTAATTGATCTATCAACTCCTCCTCCAACTGTTACTGCGATAAGGTATGTGTTTTTACCGTTGTTAAAGTTTACGTGTCCGTCGATTCCTCCTCCAACAGTAGATTTCATGGTACCTGACCATCCTGCCATTGCAGGTATAGAAGACCCTTCTACCTCGTATTTTTTATACTTCTTTAAAACCTTATGAATCTCAGATGCTAATTGAGAAGCGCTGATGCCGTTAAAGATTTCGTAATCATTTTGAGGTTCTGATCCCTGGATATAAAAGATATTGTTAACGTCGATTTTACCAGTCTTTGCTGCCTTCGCAACCCTATCATATTCGCCTTGATATGAATCTCCCCACTTGTCAATTGCCTGTTGTGCTATTTCAAGCTTGTCTTCTAATTTAGACTTGATACCTTTCTTACCGAAAGTTACTCCTTCGCCTATAAAAGTTTCAAATAGTTTTTTATCCACTTTAGTCCCGTCACTATATGCAAATTGCTTGATGTCAGAATATTTAGAAAGAACCTTATCGAATGCGTCTTTTAGATCTTTGGTAGGAATTGCGATCGTATCTCCAGTTGTCTTTGAAATAAATGATCTTATTCCCATATTGTTTAATTTCTTATTGATTTCTAAAGCTGTCTTAGCTGAATCTTTTCCAGTTTGGTAAACCCAAGTGTATTCTTTGGTAGATGCTTTGATTACATTATTCATAGTCATCTTACCTTCATTAATTACAGGATCATTTACAAATTGTTCAAATAGTTTTATGTGTTTCATGGTTTTTATTAATTTTTATATGAATTCGCCATTTGTCATTTTTTTCCAAGTTGAATCTATCGTCCAATAATCTATACTATCATTACCTGAAGGGCCTCCCCAATAATACCAACTAACTTGTAAATAGCCAAACTCGGGAGATTCTTCTTCTGTGTCTGTCCAAAGAGATACATATGTATCTTTATTTTTATCTTCCGGGTCAATAAAAATTGCAGTATAAGATATATCCGGTTCATCTCCGAGGTATGATTTACCATAACTCTCAGGATCCTTTACTTCTACATATCCGTATTTCTTAGCTAATTTTCTAATTTTTTGGAGATCTTTTGATTCATTTTCATTAATTACTGATTCATCTATAACCGATTCGTATTCTCTGACCTTTTCCGTTAAGAACCTAAGTTTAGTTTTATCACCTTTATATTTCTTAGTTAATGAAGATACGTAATTTCTGAATAAAGTAAAGTTTTGTAGTATATCGCCTCTTGTTGGTGTAATTTCAGCATCGCTTCCATTTTCACCCTTAACTGCAGCCATTGCATCTTCAAATTTTGCATCTAATATTTTAAGATAATCTGCGAATGTCATATCCTTAGCTTCAGTAACTACTGATTCATTTTCATTCATTACTGATTCGTTAGTCCAAGCAACATCGTCAATATAGTCTTCGTGTACTACTGCTATTTTAATAGGATCGCCATATTGATTTGTTCCCGACTTTGCTAATATCTTAGCCTCTTTAATCATTTGGGCTTTATTACCCTCTCCAAAGTATTCTTCGTAATTTATTTTATTTGGTTCATCTGGATCTGAGTTCATATAGATACAGTATATACCTTCATTAACTGATTCATCTATTGACTTATTATTAATAAAGTCCTCATATAATTTAATATGTTTCATTTTTTCAAAATTTTATTTAAATACTGAATCTACGTCCTCTTTGTTAAATTTTTTATAGAGGCCTTTTATCGCTTTCTTTTGATCAGATCCGGAAAGTTTATTAAATCTGTTCTCAATTTTTTGGTTATTCGCAACTGCATTTTGATATTGTCTACCATTATCAATATATGCCGCATAGAAGTCATATCCAGTAGCATACTTTAAGAAGGTTTCTAATGGAGACATTAAGGTCTCGTCAAAGTGCTTTTGAATTTTATATTCGTCGCTCTTTTTCTTGTTTAGGTAATATTCCCACTGTCCTCTCCATCGGTCGACTTTAAACATATGAATCAAATCCTTACCTACCTTAAACTCAAACTTAATTCCTTTCTCGTCGTCAGATTGTTCTTCTGTAGAATCAATCCATTTCTCATCAAAAGTCGGTAGCAATTTCTTGAGCGATGTTGTTGCGTCAGCTTTTAGCTCCTCGGGTGTAGCCCATTTGCTTCTTTGCTTCTCGTAGTCAGAATAGGTCTGATATTTTTCAAATGTCATTAAGTACTTCATCTTATTTAATGTTCTTTTTAACCCACTTTATAATTAGTCTAAATATCCTCCGTGATTATGTACGGTATAACCCATCGGCTTCTTATACTCGGACTTATAATCTACTTTTGATTTCTTTAAGACTTTAGCAGCCTCTTTTTCTCCACGTACTATTTCAATTGTTAACCATCTTTCGTCTTCAGAATAGGATCCTGGTTCATCACCTGTCGGAGGATTACCATTACCAGATCTGTAAAAGTTAGCTTTTCGTAAAGCAGCAGTCGCCTTTCTATAATCTTCTAAATTATTAAAAGAATATGAGTTATCAGTTTTTGCTTCATTGATGAAGTCTTCTGAAATATTAAGAGATGCTTTAACATCTTCAATATTTACTTTATCATATTTAGTAGAAGCATGAATACCTGTTGGCCTCTTACCAACCTTTAATTTACCTTTTTTATCAGCATCGACTGTAACAAATGCAGGTTGACCACCGACCATGCCGTTTACCCTTTGATAAAAATATCCATATTCTGTCTTAATATATTCACCTGGCTTAATGGTGGTTGCTTCGTTTAAGAATTGTTCAAATAGTTTTACATGTTTCATATTGTTTCCTTGAATTTTTCAGCCTCTATCTCCTTGATCTTTTCTCCGACCTGAGGGCCTTTAATTCCATATTTTTGCATAACCTCTTTACCGTCAGTATTCGGCTTGTATTTCAAAAATGCCTTTATTAACTTAAGGTCTAGTTTATTTATCTTTGCAAATTGAATAATTACATTCTTATCAATTTTCGTGGCAGTAAACTGCTTGTAGGTGTCAAATACATCTTCAGCCTTAAACTCTCTCAGGCTCTTTAAGAATACAACAGCACTTACTTCTTCGCTACTAAAGGTCGCTCTATTCATTTCCTTTTTAATCAAATCAACGTCATTGTCTCCGAATAGATGTGTAAGCTGAATCGGCCAAGTATTTGTATTTACAAACTTAACTGAAACTGGAATGTTAGGAAACATGACTGGCCACAGGTTAAATTGACTAACCATCTTTAAGTAGTCAATTGGTTTCTTTGCTGATTCAATTGACTTTTTAAACTCATCGCGAATTCTCTCAGGACTAACACCTTTCAGACTGTTGTCGGTTAGGATAGCATCTGCCGTTCCTTTTTCAAGTTTAGAACCGGTACGGCCAGCAAATCTAAGAGCTCTTAATTTTCTTAGTGGATCTTCAGCAAATCTTTCTGCTGCAACTCCTACTGTTCTGATCTTCTGATCTTGGATGTCTTTAACTCCTCCGACCAGGTCAACAACTTCTCCCTTACCAATATCATAGAATAGGGCGTTGATTGTTAGGTCCCTTCTGAGAACGTCCTTGTCGATTGTTGAGTAATTTACACCTTCAGGTCTGCGTCCACTGCCAATGTCCTCACGGAATGTAGCGATCTCAACTCCATTTTTATCCGAAGGTATTTGTACAATTACAACACCAAATTGTTGGCCAACCTCGCCAATTGTTGAGTAACCCGCACCCTGTACTATTTTTACAACCTCTTCTGGAAAAGCATTTGTTGCTAAATCAAAGTCCTTTGGCTTTTTACCTAGGATAGCATCCCGAACTGCACCTCCGACAATATACAGCTCCTTACCGTTTCTTTGGAACAGTTTATGTAGGTCAATAATATCTGAGGGAATGTTGAGCTTAAGTGAGCTCTGAGCCTCAGTTATCATTTGGAATTCTGTAAATGTCTTAAGTTGCATATTTCTATTTATCTAAGTTAATTCCGTAACTAATTTAATTTCTCTGAATCCACATTCTAGGTTAGCGTCTTCAAAGTACATGTTAGCTTCATACAATGTAGTTGCATAACATTGAGCCACTATTAGTCCGTCTTGAACTAAGTTCCATTTGTTTAAAATAATTCCTGGTTTCATCTTATCTAAGTTTTAATTGAAATCTGTTTTCCATCTTTTCTAAAGTTTCATCAGGAACTCCATGTTCGTTGACTCCACCGTGTCGATTCTCAACTACCAATGAGAATACTGTATATCCGTACTTTTCAGCTAATTCGTAGTAAGCATCCATCTCCCATTCTTGAGTGAATGTATTTGAGACGATAACTGTATCGAATCCGTGAGGTTTCATATAGTCTTCAGTTTCCTTTCTACACCATGCATGCGCTTCCTTTAATTTAGAAGCATCGAAGTTGTATTCACCTTTATGATTAATGAAGAACATATCAGCTTCAACATGACCTGACATTGCTGTTGATAATGATTTTGCCAATGTTGATTTACCCGAACCTGGTAAACCTCTTAATAAGAATAACTTTTTCATAACTATTTCTTTTAATTACTATACAAATATAAACAAAAAAACCGACACGGTAAAATGTCGGCTTAATTTTTTATTCAATTACTGAAAGATAAAGATCTGTTGCACTTTGTATTTCAAGTGAAGGAACATTTGTTTTCATCCTCCATGCCCAGTCTTCGGCCCACCTCTTAGCATGTTGTAGTTGCTGTTCAGTTTTGCAACTTTTGACCACTTTATTAACGTAAGAATATTGGTCTAAGAATTCGTCTCTAGATAATTCAATACTTTTTCCCATGATTCAAATTGTTTTGATCCAAACTGGATCCATTCTCCTTTAAATTCTGATGCTCCATTATTTGGACGGTCATCGATTAGATAGTCACCAATCATTAAGTCTTTTCGATGGCTCAATATTAATCGCTTTGTTGCAGCCTCTCCAAGGTGCTTTTCAACCCAAACGCGCTTTGCCGTTAGAGATTGAACATTCATCCACGGTGCAGTAGATAAAATATAGACGTCAAATCGATGATCGTTACGCAATCGATTGAAAGCATCTACTGCTCCTTTAACAGGTTCAGACGAATAGAACGGCTGATCATGGACGTCTAAGATGTCTCCAATCTCCATCCCCGTCTCAAGTAGGTGGGGATAAGTGTCCTCAACACTTTTTACTAAATCAACAAGAACACCATCCATATCGATATAGATGATTTTCTTATCCATTATTTGATTTTGTAGTTGTGGACTTAAATAAGATTGAAAATAGCACATTTAATCCAAGAGCTTGCCAGAATTCAATTTCATGAACACCATCAACCGCCGGTATTAAACATTCGTTCCACAACCACATTGTTGGAAATGCCATAAGAATCGCAGTAGTGATTGCAATAAAAATAACGCCTAAGGCAATAGCAAGTTTTTCTAATAACTTATTCATAATTGTTTTGTTTGATTACTATACAAATATAAACAAAAAAGCCGACATAAAAAAATCCGGCTTATTTTATTTCAAACTTTTTAATCTTATACTTTTTCATCCAGTATTCTATAAAAGAAGTTCCAACCCCAAGTTCAACAATTTGATATTTATGAGGAATTAGAGGTTTTCTTGCATGTCCGTTATTTACAACATCAACATGCTGCTCTGTTACCATCATATAACAGTTTCCATTCGTTCTTTTACGGTAAACTGCTACTGTCGGTACTTTTTCAAAATTGGGTATTTTCATTTCCAGAAAAGTTGAATGAGTATTAATATTAGCGATAACATCAAAGACACTGCAGTCTTAAGATTAATTCCCTCATCTAAAAAGATCCAAGTTAAACCGGCAAACGTCAATATCCCAGTCGAGAAGCCGATAAATCTACTCGGCCATAAAAGACCGTCAAAATATCCTACTACGTTTCTTGTGGCAAATATCAATAGGTAACTAATCACAGTTCCAAAAATCACTGATACGATGAAGGGATTCTTTTTAAACCAAGGCCAAACAAACTGTCCATTTGTTTGAATCCAAATCAAGGACTGACCCAATAAAAATAACGAACTTCCAATTAATAAAGGCTTCAAAATAGCGTCGATGTTTTTGTTAACATATGGCTAATAAAAGAGTCTCTATGGTGCTCAGTAGCTCCACCCTCTTGAATAGCTTTTCTGTGTTGTGCAGTTCCGTAACCCTTGTTACTACCCCATCCATATTCCATATAGTCTTTGCTTAATTCTTTCATTAAGTTATCGCGGCTAGTTTTAGCTAAAATAGAAGCAGCTGCAATTGGAACATAGAGGTTATCTCCGCCTACTACCGTTTGGAAAGGTACTCCATCAAACCCATGAAACTGATCACCATCAACAATTACAAAATCAAATGAAACTTTCTTTTGAACCTCTCTCAAGCACTTTTCCATACCGCTTAGTGTAGCCTTTAGGATGTTTGTTGATTCTATTTGCTCTACTGGAATGTGCTCTACGTGATAAGCTAGTGCATTATCAAGTACAAGCTGTCTTGCCTCTGCTCTTTGTCCTTCATTTAGGATTTTACTGTCTTTTATAAGTTCGTGCTGAAATCCTGCAGGCATAATACAGGCTGCTACCGTAACGGGACCGGCCAATGCACCTCTTCCTGCCTCATCAACACCAACTTCAATAATTGAGGTGTCCTCATTTAAACTGGACTTAAGTAGTATCTTTCTCATATCATTCTTTTATTAAAAGTTATATGAGAAGATTGGAGAAAGTTTACTTTTCATTTTCGCTTCTCCAAGTATCGTAACGGTTCACGATCTCCTGTAGAATCTTAGCACGTACAATATCCTTCTCTCCAAAAATATGGGTTCCGACACCTTTTACGTTTTCTATTAGGTTAATAAAGTCTGGTAAAGAAACCCTTGACGCTGCAATATCTGCTTGGCTAACGTCTCCAGTTACGATTACCTTCGAGTCTCTTCCCATTCTTGTAACAAATAACATCAATTGCTTAAATGTAGCATTCTGGGCCTCATCTAAAATCATTAGCGAGTCATCAAATGTATCTCCTCTCATATATGCAAGAGGTTCGAATTTAATAATGTTTTTGTCAAATAGGAGTTTAGTCTGCTCATGTCCAATAATCTTTTCAATGTTTGATTTATAGGACTTCATGTACGGGTCAACCTTCTCGTCTTTATCACCTGGAAGGAATCCCAGCTTTTCTCCAGCCTCCTGAATCGGCTTACAAAGAATAATCTGCTTAATCTTTTTTTCTTTAAGTAACTTTAGACCCGCAAAACATGCAGTAAATGTCTTAGAAGTTCCTGCTGGTCCGTAGCAAAATGTTATTTCGTTCTTTTCAATTTGGTTTAAATATTTATGTTGTGATTGTCTTAACTGTACTTTTTTAAGTTTGTCTTCTTGACGCGGCGTTCCTTTATTGCCTCTAGCCATATATTGTAAATTAATTTTAAGTTTAATTAGTCACCTGCCATTATGACAAGCTCTTTAAGTTTAAGTAGCTTATTACACTTCTCATACTCTTCTAGTTTTTCAAAGTAATCTATCATTAAATCTATAAAACGAGATCTCTGGCTAATACCATGTGGAATCTCAATTAGGCGATCATTATCTTTAAATACAATGAAGCGATTTACTGTCTTAGTAAAATTTCTAGTGATTTGGTAATAAGAAGCCCTCATCAGACTGTCTTTGTCTGAATTCGATACAAATCCGCTCATTTTTATTTTGGTCTTTTTCATAAACACCGATCATTTTGATCAGCAATTTCGCCGTTAAATTATATATTTAGACGGAAGAAAATAAAAGGTAAAAAGTATTATGAAAATATTAGATTACTGATCGCCGAATTTCTGTTGAATATACTTGGCTTTAGCAATCTTTTTACGCTTTTTAGCGGATGGTTTCTCGTGCTGTTGTTTATCGCGAAGTTCTTTAAGCTGTTTAGTCTTAATAACTTTAGACTTATACTGCTTAAGGGCTTTTTCGATCCCACCTTTTCTATGGTTTACTTTTACGATTAACATTCTTCGACTGCCCTCTTCACATTTAATAACTTAAAACACTTTTCATATTCTTCTAAACCTTCAAAGTGTTTTATCATCTTTCCAAGTATTCTTAATTTCTTTTCGGTATCTCCCTCAGAAAGAATAACAAATGATGGATTATTAATGACGGCTTCATAGACAATATTGAACGTCGTATCTTTATCTGTCAGTCCATTAAGAACCGCAGAAAAACCCCACTTATAATTATCTGGGTTTATAAAGCCTCCAAAGAATAAATTATCCATCATCTCTTATTTGTTTTATTAGATCAATTTGGTTTTCAGTTAATTCTGGATAGGTTGCATTTACCCGACACAGAAGATCTCCTTTTTGATCTGTATTATATATCGGAAATCCCTTGCCTTTTATTCTAAGCGTTCCAGCCGGTTTTGTCCTTTCAGGAACATTAATATTAATAAGTCCTTCAGGGGTCCATACTCCTATTTTTGTTCCAATCATTATATCCCACCATGGAAGAGTGTGCTCAACCCAAATATCATCACCTTGTAAAATAAATCGGCCATCATTAATTACATGGATGTTTACAATCACATCGCCTTTTGGTAGATTAGAATTATATGGATGTTCTCCTCCCTTTCCTCTAATTCTAAACTTCTGGCCAGTTTTTAAACCTGGTTTAAAATTCATTGACAACTCTTGGCCATTTACTGAAAATATTTTTTGAGTACCGCTATAAGCCTCGTCAAATGTTACATGCAGATCAACTCTAAAATCTGGTCCCTTCTGTGCCTGGTGGTGTCTAAACTGGCCACCGAAAAACTGGTCGAAGATATCGCCCATGTTTTGGTTAGAGTTTCTAAACTGACTAAAAAAGTCATGTCCAGATCCTCGCAAATCATATTGTTGTCTTTTTTGGGGATCGCCCAGCGTATCGTATGCCTCTGCTATTTCTTTGAATCGAGCATCGTCTCCGCCACTAACATCAGGGTGATGTTGTTTGCTTAGTTTTCGGTAAGCTTTCTTAATTTCGTCTTGTGACGCAGATTTATCAACGCCTAACGTTTCATAGTAACTCATTACTTTACCTCATGTAGGGTTTGTAACTTGGTTTACTCTTTATTACCTGTTCAGGGTCAACCTTTGTATTTTCTTTTAGGTTTGCCCTTAGGTTCTTTTCTTCAAGCTTTTCTAGCTTTATACGTCTCTTCTCACGAACCTCTTCAATTACATTTGATTTCTCAAGGGCATTTGCAATTCGTGTAAGTTGCTTTACTAATTCTTTAGCTGTCTTTTCTTCCATATCGATTCTTTACTAGGTCCGATTCTCCATTTTGGAAATCTTGATACGGTAATGATTTATCCTTCTCTCCTTGATGTGGACCATTTATCATTATAGTATCTTTATATGGATTTGTTTCACCAATCTTAGATCTTAACCAATCATCAAGGTCCTGGACCGATCCTTGAAAATGACGTATCTTCATTAAGGTTTTATCCTCGTCTTTTAAATCTGCTCTATCTTCTGCCTCTGTTAGTTCTTCTCTCTTTTGCTTTAACCTTTCAATCACCTCATTCCAGTGATCCGTATCTAAATTCATTGCCTCTGCCATTTGCCCATTTTCTGCAAATTCAAGACATAGTTCAGCTAATTCTATTGCTGCTTCAATTTGGTCTCTCTCTTTGAGTTTACCATAATGCGGGTGGGTCTCTGAACTCTTAAGCATTAGGTTCACTGATTTAAGAACTGACCATGTTTCATCGCTCTCATTTATAACATTAAAAAATGATTCATCTATCTTATAGACTCTCTTGATAAACGACTTGATGTCCTTCTTGTCGTAGCCAAGCAGATCACCAACATATTTTGCCTCGGCTGGGGTCTCGTCACTTAGATAACCACCTTTACTTTCAGCATAATCAGCCAGTTTTTGAGCCGCCTTCTTATTCTTTTTATATAGTACCCAAGCCCTACCGTCAGGTTTACCTTTAACCTCAATTGCTTTAAGTCCGTTCTCTAGACCGTATTCCATCGCAGCCAATTCTTTCTCGTTGTTTGGTCGATAGATTGGATTATCCATTGTTGAAATAAAGGCCAGATCTCTCTTACCATCAATTACAGTTTGTATACCATTCTTTGAATCATATGCCTCAGAAGCCTTGATTCTCTCGTTAATAAATTGCTCAAATAGCTTTATGTGTTTCATATCCTACTTATTTTAAACCTCCGCGATCGTGCTTTGAAAATTTACCTAACTTATCAAATGCTCTAAACGATTGTAATCTTTTTTGTTTTTCAGGTCTCATGTCTGAAAGTTGCTTATATCTCATATGATTCTTAACGATGTAGTAAACGTTTGCAGCATTACCACCAACGCTTTCGATCCAGTCTTTATAATCCTTTGCAAGTTTAGCTGAAACCTTTTCATGACCAAAATGAGTTATGTGTCCCTTTTTAGGATGGACTCCTGCGGTTTCGTCCTTTCCAATATCATGGAACATTGCTGCAATCGCAATATCAATATCATCATCCTTTAAGGACCTATCAACTACCGTAATAGTATGCTTTAGTACATTTCCTTCTGGATGTTTATCTGCCCTTTGATCGAACCCTTTTAAATTGTAAACTCTTTTTTGAAGCTCTTTCGGCATTTTATCAAATAGAGACCTAAAGCTTGTTACATCTAACTCCGCTAGACCTTCAACAAGGCTCTCAAATGTATATTTTGCGTTTGAAGTCTTAAAATCAGGCTTACGCATTACCGTCTTTGCAATGATCTGATCTACCCTTTTCTTAAAGGGGATGTTAATATCACTTCTCTCGTCCTTGACAACAAACTGATCATATTCTTTTTTAAACTTATCGAAATCCTTCTTCTTTTTTGCAAGTCTCTTAAAGAATCCAATAAGTTCGGCGTCTGTTATCTCTTTTGTATGTTCAGTCCTTGTTAATTGGTCATAGAAGTGCTTTGTAAACTCAACATCGATCGGGTCCATTACCTTATCGGCATACTTCTCAACCTTATCAATGTTTACCGATTCTTCGATAAACTCTTCAAATACTTTTATATGTTTCATCCTATTTTGCATATCTTACCATCGAGTCTTTGTATTTATGGTCCCTGTTTTTTACAAAGTCAAATTTACTATAAAACTTCTTAAGTCTATTTGTTGAGGTAGCGCCAAAATCGGTTGATGGTGTCAGTCTAATATCTTTACCAACCACGTCAGCATGATCTACTATTTTTTGCATCACTATAGAACCAAGTCCAGAATCTCTTTTTTCTTTCGGTATAATAATCTTACCCAGTTCCAGGTAATCTCCATTGTCCCAAAGTTCAAGTTGAATTTCAAAATTCTTTTCTAAATCTTGTAGAATAAACTCTTCAAATATCTTTAAGTATTTCATGCTTCGTAGCAGCAGCCGTTCTTACATGAATCGCACTTACAATCACATTGACAGCCATTTGCAGCGCATGATTCATTACATTTACAGTTTTCGCATTCGCAGTTTTTACAAGCCATAATCTAGTCTTTTCTTTTATATATTCATAAAAAAGAGGATCCTTTTGGATCCTCTTAGACGGGGGCCGTAGCGGGTTAGATAGCACCCACTATACTATATTTATACAAATACTTGCTCGACCTTTTTCATACAATCAAAGACTACTTTACACTTTTCGTATTCTTCTAGGTCCTCGTAGTGCTCTAGCATGATTTTCAAAGTATTGCAAAGATTCTGTATCTCGTCGGTTTCCATGTTTCTAAGATGCAAGTCGCTGATACCATTCTCTTCTAACTTTTGATAGTTAGCCTCAATCGCATCAATCATCATGCGCTCTTTCCATTCCTCGAGTTTAGCATTGAATTGATCGTTGCTTTCTTCCATAAAGTCATCGATGTTAAAATCGTCGTCCATCATAATTATTTTACTTTTTGAGTTTCTAAAGTGTGTGCTTCGTGTAAGGTCATCAGGTCACTTTTAGGATAAGCAGACCTGTCTGATGTATAAACAACTGTTACGTCGTCATGTTGTTCCAGGGCTTCAACCTGCACTATCAGCTTCTTTCCTCGTGGAACTACCCAATCATTAATTTGCATTATTGTATCTATTAGGTTTAACTACTATACAAATATAAACAAAAAACTTGACATAAAAAAATCTAGAGTGAATTATTTTTATCCAAGCGTGTAAAGATCAACGTCGTATGTTGATGTTCTGTATTTATGAACCAACAATCCTCCAGTTTTTGTTACCTTCCATCCTCTACTCTCCATCGAGTTCTTAAAAAATAGACTTAAAAAGAATGGTACTTTGTGATATCTCCAATATTTCATAATTGTTATTTTTAACTACTATACAAATATAAACAAAAAAGCCGAGACTAAAAAATCTCGGCTCAATTTTTTTCAAAGTTTTTTTACAAGATAGTAACTTTCTTAGCCTCTACCTCTTTACCTAATGTAAGTTGTAGAATCCCATTCTCCATCTTTGCCTCGATTCCTTCAACATCTATTCCATTTGGAAGAGTGTATCTTTTGTGGAATGAGTGTCTCCAACGGGTCTCATCTTTTTCATCAACTTCTGCTGAGATGATTAAGATTCTTCCGTCGACTTCGATGTTTAGATCCTCCTTTGAGAATCCAGGAAGGGCAATCTCATAAGTCTTGCCGTTAAATGTTTGAAATTTAAAGTTTCTATTTAGACCGAAAACTGCGTCGTCAAATAGATTAAACAAATCTTTAGTGTACATAATTTTCTTTTTGTTTTTTAGTTATTTGTCCAATAGCAGACATATAATAATAGATCAAAAATGATGCCAGTTTCAAAAACATGACAAATTGACCTGCCAGAAAAAACAATTAAGACAAATAGTCATGAAAGAGACTATCAATGTGACATCTTGTCATTAAAAAGGAACGTCAACTACAATTGGAAGATATGATATTTTAAGCATTAAGTTTGCGGTGGCTAAGATGTCCTTCTCACAATAGTCCTTAATCCTCTCAAGATTTCCACCTTCCCAATAGACCCCTGAAACCATGATTCCTTCAAGATCCTCTTTTGGACTTGGAATTCCCAAGATTTCAGTTAAGAGACCAAGCTTTCCGCTGTTCCAACCACCAAACTTCCATACTTCTTGTGTATCTAATAGGCAGTTCTCCCATGGTTTTTGCTTGTGTAGATGAAATGCCTTTGGGACCTTTATCCCATGAATAATTGACCTCTTAAGAATGTATGGTAAGTCAAATCCTTTGATGTTATGGCCTACCCACTGCATATTCGGGTACTTGTTCATAATTTTACGAGCTACTTCATTGAATTCTTCAAGCAATTCTTTTTCATCATCTCCGTAATATGATTTAGCACTAAAGTCAATTGGTGTTCCGTCCTCATCAAATTTCAACTGACCGATAGAAATACAAATAATCTTACCCCATTCAGGATAGAGTGCTGCCATTTGTGGGTACATTTGATTCTTATCTAAATCTGCAAGCTCTTCTGGTTCGCTTGCTCTAAGTTGCTTCACCTTTAATTCCCAATATTGGTCAAGAGAAGGATTTTCTTGAATGACCTCGTCGTAGGTCTTTTTACCAGTCGTGGTCTCAATATCAATAAAGACCATTTGCTTTAATTCACTAATTTCGTACATACCTTATAAAACTTAAAAGCGCCTAACATAAAGTTAGACGCTTATTATATGGGGTTAGTTTAATTAGTTTCAATCGTTTTCCTTCTTCAGGTATTTTACAATCAGGGTAAATAAGTTATCAGATCGATACTTTTTACCATCTACGTTCAATAAGAACTTTTTATGTTTTTGTTTCATGTGTTATTTTATTTTTGATCCCAGCTCCTGCTAAACCTCAGGTCTGAGTATGAATTATATGGGAGAGAAACCATTGTATATCCGCCAGTAACAGAATACGGAACCTTGTGCTCGTTTAGCCAATATGGTGGCGCATCTTCAATTCTTCCATTTAAGAAGTCGAATAGTTCGTCTATTTGCATATGATGTACCCAAATATTAATGTACATGCATTTCATGTCAGGTTTTCCCATTTTTAAATTCAAATTAGTTTATATATTATTCTCCCTGTCTCATAAATGAAACCGCGATAAATCTTTTTCCGGCAGTAATTGGTCTTGCTCCATGTTGGTGTGTTATCATTCCTGGATGAAGTGTTGCAGTACCTACCATCTCAGGATTTGACAGTGTTTTATATTTAGGGAACCAGGTTCCACCACCGTCAAACTCATCATTTAATTTAACAACCATTGTAACATGACTAAAATCATGATGTAGAGAAAGGTGAGACTGTCGATCCATCGTGTATCTTGCCATAAAGTTTTCATTCTTTAACTTTTTCCAGCCCTTTCCTTCAAGATGCCACCAATAGATGCAAAGAGGTCTAACAATTTCATGAATCACACGGTTATAGACTTCATCTAGTCCGATTTCTGGTAAGAGAACATCATTTGTAGGATAGAATTCATGGCGATCAATAGTCCATTTGTCTTTAGCATCGGCAAGTGCAATTGCCTCTCGACAGAATTTAGGAGTAAAGAGAGGAAACTCAAGAATATTTGTATCTCCAATCTCATCTACTATTAGGTCCCATTCTCCTTTACGAATAGTTTGATTTACATACTTTGCACACCACGCATCCCAGTCAGAAGTATCTAGGATTTCAAAGTATTCTCTATCTGGATTTCCATGCCCAATTGTGCTTGTTTGTGGCGTAGAGGTTTGTTTAATCCAATCTTGATTTGTTGCAATTGCATTTAGATCTTGATTGAAGATACCTATTAAATCTGGTCTGGTTTCTTTTTTAAACATTGCAGTTAAATATTCATCAACTGGAATAATGTTTTTCTGAATTCCTCCATCTAAAAGTTTTTTAGCTCCATCTCTAGTTAGTAAATATGCATGCGAGTTATACGAAGCTTCAGGTTTAACTAGGTTATCTGAAATAGAAATTTCTTCATAGAAATTATTTACTCTATTTCTACCAAGATAACAAAGATCCCAATCAGTAGCGTTAAGTTCTTTATCTGTAAGTCCAGAAAGTGACTTTATACACTTAAAGTCCTCTTCTAGGACAAGTACTCTCTCGTGGTCATTTTCTATAATGTCTTTCCAAACATTGATATGAGAAACTGTACATCCAACCTCTCCTGGAAGAACTTCACGGTTCCACCAATTATTTTCTGAATCATCGATGTTCCATCCATCATATACACTATACTCTTCAGGAACTGGATTACGCCAACCCTCAAATGCCCTGGTAATTAGAAAAGGGGTTCCAGGAATATTCAACTCGGCCATTCTAGACTTTATATTATCTAGTCTCTCTTTCGAATGGTCTAAAGATATTACGTATATCTTGTCTATTTTCATTTACTGCTAATTATATTTTTCCATTCATATGCCCTCTGGTCCCATGTCTTTGTTTTTGCAAAGATCTTATTGGATTTAGTTACTATCCTATTGAGAGACCTAGAGTTACTATTTATTATTTTTATGAACTCATTCCACTTTTGTTTATTATCTGGCAAAATTATTCCAGAGTTTACTGTTTCGGCAAGAGCAGCAACGGGTGTTGTAATTGGCACGACGCCTGCATATTGCATTTCAAGAGCAGTGATGCAGTATGTTTCTTCATATGAAGTTAAATAGAGCCAATATTCTGCCTGTAACATAGCATAGTGAAGTTCTTCTTGTGTTGCAGTTCCCATAAATTCAACTCCTTCAAGGCCTTCTCTACCAAACCGCTCTATAGTTGCAACTGAATAACCAGGAGAATAAATATGAAGAGACGCTCCAGGTAGGGCTTCTCTAATGTTATTCCAATTATCAAGTAGATCGTTTAATCCCCTTTCAGGAGCAGAGCTCCAAATAAACCTGTTCTTTACCCTTCTTGGGTGACCAATAAACGAAGATGTGTCTATACCATTTCCTATCACGTGAAATCTCGAAGGGTCAAGAGAGTACTTCTGAGACCACTGTTCCTTGTGCCAATTTGTTAAACATATAAATCCATCAATATCATTAGAACCTAATAGGGTTTCTGAATCATCAATCTCTACTCCTCTAAACCAAGGATGATAATCGGTATTATGGATCCAAAATAGCTTTTTGGCATTTTCATAATCCTCAAACTCAAGAACAAAATGAATATAACTTATGCCAACAATAACGTCAAATTGGTCAAAGTATTTTTGATGTAGTTTTTCAGTTGGTAACCACTCTACTCCGTTTATCTTTTCTTCAATAACGTTTCCACTAACAACTACTTTCCAGCCAAATCGTGTTAGGGCTTCTGCAATTTTTACAACAGCAACCTCTGATCCTCCAATTCCAATTTGATTGTTAGCGTTCCAGCTCTTCTTAAAATAACCCGTGTAGAATAGTATTCTCATCTATTTATAATGTTGACCTCCAACCCAAAGAACAAAACTTCTACGCTTGCCCTTAGTTACCTTTGTTACTCTGTGCATTAAATAACTTGGGAAAAGTACAGTGACTCCTGCTCCTCTTTGTGCGGCGACTACGTTATTACCACCTCTCCACAGTTCAAGATCTCCGCCTTCATATTCATCGCTTTCGCTTAATTGAACAGTGATTGAAACTTTTCGCTGTGATGCCATTCCTGGTCCAATATCTTGGTGCCATGTGTAATGACCTTCATCCTCCGCAAGGTATTCAGTATATTGAATCTTTTCGTCTGCTGAGATTAAATCAAAGTCCCATATACTATTATTTGCCTCGACCGCCATATTCATCAGCTTTTGGTAAAGCCAATCCCATTCTTTATTTTTTGGAATCCATTTAATTCTTGAAGATCTAACCTCTTTTTCAGAATTACCATCAAGAGTAGTTGCCTTTTCAAAAGGAACATTCTCTAAATCAGTGTAAATCTTTTCAAGTTCTTCTTTGCTGAATCCGGCACGAAACCAATAGTAATTTTGTGGCTCGTTTTCTCTCTGTTTAAAATCCATATAACATGCTTTAATATTATATGTATCACGTTAAGAATTGTTTAGACTGGGAATGTGATGCGATAGTAATCGTTTACGCTATCGATATAATCTAATAATTCTGTCTCAGTATTGAACATTGTGTCATCTTCATTTTCCATCCATCCGAATAGAGGTTCCTCATCGTTCGAAGCATCGTTAATTGTAATTTCAAATGGCTTGTCTCCTTTAAATAACCACATAGTTGCTCCATCGGCAAGGAACGCAGCATTACCACTATCATCATAGCTACCATCTCCGTCGCCATCGACTCCAATCTGACCGGGTGAAGTAATACTTCCAAATAAAGCATGCGTGTTTAGGCCACTCCATGAATTTCCTGTTCCATCGTAATAAAATACTTCAATTGTATTGGTAAACGGTGTAGTAATGTGATAATCAGAAAGAGGACCGTTAAACGAATACGTATTACTTAGATTCTCAAGACCAACATGTTGACATGAATCTCCTCCAGAACCATCACCAATCTCAACGTGGACGCATCTATTCTCGTCTTGGCAGTGATATGTTCCAACAGTGGTTGGAGCACTTCCGATCATATTTTTCTCATTGTTATCTCTACGTCTGTAAATCGTAGTACATGCGGGTGTCATAATGTGCTTATCACCATTTGCCTCCTCGACACTCATTGTTACATCTCCTCCTCTTGCTAAGAAGTAATACCATCCAGTATCGTTTGTTCCTGTATATGTTGCCAAGTCTCCAGCGCCTATATTAATTGTATCAATCACGGTACCGTTAATTCCTGTACCCTCATAAAAAACATCTACAGACGTGTTTTGAGATCCTGGATTCCAAAAGTAAAAGGTAGAATTTCCATATCTTGAAGAATAGTTTGCAAACATATTACTTTTTAAACTTGCAGAATGAATACCATTATTTGATCCGCTACAGTGAATTGAGAATGGCTTATCACAATAGTAAATATATGCAGGATCTAAAGTTGTAGCATACGATGTCGGAGTAGTGCTTGATGAAATATAGATTTGTGTACCGCTAATTGCTCCAGGAAGTTTTCTATATACTCTTGTGCTTGTATACGGTAATGCAAAAGAGGCAACTACAGTTTCTACAGGTCTCCACTCGTTCTTTCCAGCATTTCTCTTATAATATCTATTGTCAATTTTAGAAAGTTCGGCAAACTGAGATGCGGCTAACCAATTATACGATCTTGGTTGTATAACAGCACCTGTATCATAAGGTACTATTAGTGCTCCACCATCATTTATTGGATAACCTCCATCATTTGCAGCATCCACAAACGTAGAATACCAACTCGTTGAAGATGTTGGGCCTGCACCGTTAATATCATCTTCTATCCAGAGACCTTTTCTCTGTACACCTGGATCAAGAGCTAAACTCCAATCATGGGCATATTTATAAACAGTTGACATATTGTATAAATGTATTTGATTTATATATCAAAGAAAGGGACCACATGGGTCCCTTTCAAGCTAAGCTCAAATCTATAAAAATTATGATTTGACTATACGTGTGAATATCTTATATTCACCATTCGGTAGTGTATCAATGTGTGATAGCGCTGTAGCTTCATTTGCAAATTCTCTAGCAGTACACGTCGCATTATTAGTTGTGGGTTCAAACTGTTTCCAGGTCTCTGCCTCTCCTACACTTTGAAGGCATTTGCCAGTTGCAAGATCTTCTATATAATATTTAGTAGTTACCATTATTAAATTTCTTTATTTTAACTAATTTTTTGCATTGTAACTAGACCATTTCCTTGTCTACCTCCAGTATATACTGATCTTGGACCATTACCGTTAATTACTCCGGTTCTTACTGTAAGGGAAGCTTCTTCCTCAAACGTAACATAGAACGCAACAGCATGTGTATTGTATTGTCCATATGTATTGTATCTGTAGTAATGCATCGTCTCACTTCCAGGAACAACACCTAATGTATCTTCTGCCCAAACAGTAAGAGTAGATCTATTAGCATAATCTGATTCTAAACTTATACTATAGGTAACTAGATATGTTCCTGGGCCTCCAGTTGGATTACAAGTTACAAGATCATAATCAAAATTAGATGATAATGATTGCGCACCAACTATGAATGTTTCAGGAGCGCCTGCACCGCCACTGCCAACACCGGCTTCACCCTTTTGACCTTTTGCGCCATTAGAACCAGCAGGGCCAGTTGGACCAGTTGGACCAGCAGCTCCTGTTTCACCAGTAGGACCAGTAGGACCGGTAGGACCAGCAGCTCCAGCAGGACCGGTAGGACCAGCAGCTCCTGTTTCACCAGTAGGACCAGTAGGACCGGTAGGACCAGCAGCTCCAGCAGGACCGGTAGGACCAGCAGCTCCAGTATTTCCTTTGTCTCCTTGAGGACCTGTTGGGCCTGTAGGACCAGCAGCTCCAGCAGGACCGGTAGGACCAGTAGCTCCAGCAGGACCGGTTGAACCAGCTATACCTTTATCACCGGTGTTTCCTTTGTCTCCTTGAGCACCTGTAGAACCCTTGTCTCCATCAACTCCAGATGTACCTACAAGTCCATCTGCACCCGCTTCACCTTTGTCTCCTTGAGGGCCTGTAGGACCAGTTGGACCTGTAGCTCCTGTGTTTCCTTTGTCTCCTTGAGGGCCTGTAGGACCTGTTGGGCCTGTAGGACCGGTAGGGCCTTGCGCTCCTGTGTTTCCTTTGTCTCCTTGAGGGCCTGTAGGACCAGTTGGACCTGTAGCTCCTGTGTTTCCTTTGTCTCCTTGAGGACCAGTTGGGCCTGTAGGACCTTGTGCTCCTGTGTTTCCTTTGTCTCCTTGAGGACCAGTTGGGCCTGTAGGACCTTGTGCTCCTGTGTTTCCTTTATCTCCTTGAGGACCTGTAGGACCGGTTGGGCCTGTAGGACCTGTTGGGCCTTGCGCTCCTGTGTTTCCTTTATCTCCTTGAGGGCCTGTAGGACCTTGTGCTCCTGTGTTTCCTTTATCTCCTTGAGGACCTGTTGGGCCTGTAGGACCAGTTGGACCTGTAGCTCCTGTGTTTCCTTTGTCTCCTTGAGGGCCTGTAGGACCTGTAGGACCGGTTGGACCTAAGATATTACCTGTTAGAATCCATTCTGAACCGTTCCATTGATAAACATCACCATTTTCAGTATTTAAGTACTGATCTCCTGGAAGATATTCTCCTGCCTCAGGTGCTCCTGCTCCTGAATGCCAATCATCACCTCTTCGACCTTGCGCTCCTGTGTTTCCTTTGTCTCCTTGAGGGCCTGTAGGACCTGTAGGACCGGTTGGGCCTGTAGGACCGGTAGGACCTTGTGCTCCTGTGTTTCCTTTGTCTCCTTGAGGACCTGTTGGGCCTTGAGCACCAGTATTTCCTTTATCTCCTTGAGGACCAGTTGGGCCTGTAGGACCGGTAGGACCGGTTGGGCCTTGAGCACCAGTATTTCCTTTATCTCCTTGAGGACCAGTTGGGCCTGTAGGACCGGTAGGACCGGTTGGGCCTGTAGCTCCAGTGTTTCCTTTGTCTCCTTGAGGACCAGTTGGGCCTGTAGGACCAGTTGGGCCTTGAGCTCCAGTGTTTCCTTTGTCTCCTTGAGGACCAGTTGGGCCTGTAGCACCAGTGTTTCCTTTGTCTCCTTGAGCTCCAGTATTTCCTTTATCTCCTTGAGGACCTTGAGCACCTACTTCTCCTTTTAGACCGCTGCTTGGTCCTATCCAAGCACCGCTTGCATCCATAACTGCAGTTGAACCAACAACTACATTATTATCTGGTCTTAAGATAAGATCTTGATCTGCATGAATCTCTAAATCTTCTGGAGAATCAGTGTTTGCTGCAATATAAGTATTTGTAGCGTCTCCACCAAATGCAATTTTACCTTGATCGCTAATTATAATTGAATTAGCCTGTAATAACAGGTCTCCATTCATTCTTGTTTTACCAAGTTGTAAACCAGTTGTAGCGTTATCACCTGAGACAGTTGAACTTGAACTAACAGTTACATTAGAGTTAAATGTAGTAGTTCCTGTCGAATTGTCTGAGTTAATTACAGTAAATGCTATTCCACCATTCTGTGATGTTAATTGAAGAGCACCTGCTCCGCTTGTTTTAATTTGTAAGTTTTGATTAATATCAGTAGTAATATTAATAGTTTCAGCATCATCGTGGATTACCTTCTTACCATTTACATAAAGTGAATTAGCACCAACATAAACATCGTCAGTTGTTAATATACTTTCTCCGGTTGCTTCATCAAATGTTAGTACATCGTATACTGTTCCATTAGTTGCTCTAAAACGTAGAACGGGTGGGAGTGTCATTACATCAGCATCTCTACCAACCTGTCCTTCAATATACTTGTGGATGTCTTTAATCTCTTCCTCAACCGCTTCCATGGCGTCAACTAGCTCATCGACAATCGGGCCAAGTTTATATAGTACGGTATATTCCTCATCCGCATCATATTCGGCAGGCTTGTTTGCTCCACTATAGTTAGAGTCCTTATATTTGTTTTTAAGTTCATCAACGCTTGAAATCTCTGCATTAGCTTTTTTGGCAGCTAATCGAAGACTCTGAACAAGTGTAGTAAATTCTTTAAATGTAGTTCTAGCCATTTATACTTTAGTTATTTTTGTTCTCTAATATTTCAATTCTAGCTCTTAGATCTTTAATAACCTCAAATAGAGCTGGAACCATTCTGCCGTAGTCAAGTGATCTTGGATTTCCTTCAGCATCGTGAAGAACAAATCTTGGATCCCATTCTTCAACCTCTTCCGCAATGAAACCAACTTGAACCCTGTCAGAATCATCATCAATAAATTTATATTCTACTGCATTTACTTTATCAAACATCAAATCGATATCGATGTCAATTGGTTGAATATCTCTCTTAAATTGTCTTGATGAAACTTGATAAGCAAGTGCACCATTAGTAGAATCCCAAATTACCGGCCACCAGGAACCTTCAAATGCATCGGTAATCATGTGGGTTGGATCGATCACAATAGTATTAGCACTATAGTTTACATCGTTTTCTTCAATACCAAATGCTCTATTACTTGCTCCAATATGCGCTCCTGAGTTAATTCTAAAGTGTGAATCACCTTCACCAAACGCAAAGTCTAAATCTTCACCAGTGACGTCGAATTGGCCTCCATTTGTCTCAGTGAATGTAAAATTACTTTCAGCATATAATCCTCCAACAGTACCATCGGATGTAACTACTCTATTATTACCTGCATTTGCTATTGTTGCATCACTACCAGTTTCACCTTTTTGTCCTTGAGGACCTGTAGCACCAGCAGGACCTGTAGCTCCAGTTGCTCCATCGGCTCCAGCAGGACCGGTAGGACCTGTAGGACCGGTAGGACCTGTAGGACCGGTAGGACCTGTAGGACCGGTTGCTCCACCTACAGAAAAATTAATATAAAATTCTTCATCATTTGAAGGGGTTGCACCGGTTCTAGTAACATTAGTTAGATAAAAATTCCAGTAAGTAGATTCATCATCTATAGCTGTAAAGCCATTTAGTACAATTTTAGCAGTAGAAGTTTTAGAAGTAAGACTAATAGTTCCCGTTAATGCCATATCTCCGAATAGAGAATCAAAGTTAGACGTTGGATTATTTGCCACGTCTGTAATTCCTAAAATATTACCACTTGATATACTTCCCCAAGCGGTATCAAATATGAAATATCCATTACCTGGGAAAGAAACTGTATTGGTTGAGTATTTCCAAGTTGCTACATTATCAGGAGCTCCAGTTTCACCTTTTTCTCCTTGAGGACCAGTAGGACCAGTTGCTCCGTCTGAACCATCGGCTCCAGCAGGACCAGTAGGACCAGTAGGGCCGGTTGCTCCGTCTGAACCATCGGCTCCAGCAGGACCAGTAGGACCGGTTGCTCCTGTGTCTCCCTTATCACCAGCAATTGAAATAGCCATGAAATAGGTATCTCCATCTGTAAGAGCGGTACCAAATCCTCCTCTATCAATATATGCTATGTCTACTGCGAACCAATTATCCGTAGTACCGGTATTTTCTGTAATTCCAGTAACATAAAAGCTTGCGAAATTAGAGGTTCCTGATTGTCTAAATGAAATAATTGCAGAGTTTGAGTTACTGCTAGAATCAAGTTGTAGAAGTGCTTTTCTAACGGTAAATCCATCTGCATCTTTGGTGCTTATTAATACTTTGCCTGCATTAGTGATATTACCATCATTAAATCTAAATTTTCCAGCAGTTGGATCGGCTTCTGTTGTAATTGTAGAGTGTTCAATATTAAATCCAAATGTATTTAATCCTAACTCTCCTTTTTCGCCCTTAGCCCCAGTAAGACCAGTAGGACCAGTAGGACCAGTTGCTCCGTCTGAACCATCGGCTCCAGCAGGACCGGTTGGGCCTGTAGGACCAGTAGGACCAGTTGCTCCATCTGAGCCATCAGCTCCAGCAGGACCGGTTGGGCCGGTAGGACCAGTTGCTCCGTCTGAGCCATCAGCTCCAGCAGGACCGGTTGGGCCTGTAGGACCAGTTGGGCCGGTAGGACCAGTTGCTCCGTCTGAACCATCAACTCCAGGCTCTCCTTTTGCTCCACTTGCGCCTGCTAATCCATCAACACCCGCTTCTCCTTTTTGACCTTTATTACCTGTTTCTCCTTTTTGTCCTTGAGGACCTAATATACTTCCTATTAGAACCCATTCTGCACCATCCCATTCATAAACATTACCAGTATCTGTATCTAAATAATGATCTCCTTCTTGTTGTCCTGGATTTGTGGGCTCTCCTGCAGCAGAAGACCAGTCATCTCCTCTAGGACCTGTTGGGCCAGTAGGACCGGTAGGGCCAGTAGGACCGGTAGCCCCTGTGTCTCCTTTTGCTCCATCTATTGGTTGATCTTGAAATTCGTATTTTCCAGTTGTAGCATTCCAAGAAAGATACTGTCCAGTTGTTCCCGTTGATCCTGTTCCTACATCTTGGAATTCAAAAATTTGTTTAGCTTTAATTCTAGCCATTACATATAGTTTTTATTTTGAGCTCAGCTTTTGACATTTTATATATCACTGTAAAAACTAACGTAGGCGCATGCCTATTCTAGTCATTATTATATATCGAAGTTTGTTTGTAAGGTTATTCATGCCTTCAATAATTATTCATATATTCTTATAATAAGGTTAGCGACCGATGCATTACGTCTACTTTGAATATATATTTAAAATTAAAGGGGCAACATGTCAGAAGCATCTAAGAAACAATTAAAAAGACTGATCAGAAAGTACGAGTTTCTACTTGAGGACTGGGAAGAGGTTGATGAGATTAATAAGACTGCAAACATGGAAATGAGTTCTGAGCTGCACAAACACATGCCTCCTGAAATTAAGGCCTCTGATTTTGAATCGGAATGGGACGAAGACGAAGAACAGGAGAGTCCAGAACGGGATGTAGCCTTAAAAAAGTTATTTCGTAAAATAGTAGTTAAGTGTCATCCAGATAGAATGCCATCGGACCTTTCTGAGGTAAGAACTCTAGAGTTGATAGATTTATATGAAAAAGCGGTAGAGGCTCACAGTGATCAAAACTGGGCCATGATGGTAATTGTAGCGATAAAGCTAGAGATAGATTTGCCAGAAGAAGCAGAAGAAAGAATTGACGATATAAAAAAGGAAACAAAAGATCTTGAAAAAAAGATTAACAATACTACAAGTGGAATCGCATGGCAGTGGTACCATTCTGAAGAAGAGGCTAGAGAGAAACTAATCAATAATTATTTAAGCATATTAAAGAAAAGCAAAGAGGTTGGACCGGTAGAAATCAAAAAGGCAAAGTCTAAAAAAGGGTCTAAACTAATCTTAGGAGTTGGTCACCCAAGAACCGGAACCGGATATACTTCAAAATTATTACAAAGCTGGGGGTTAGATGTTGGCCATGAGAAGATGGGTAAAGATGGTACAGTTGACTGGAGCTTGGCGGCTAGTAAAAAGTCTCTATGGCAAGATGTTGATTTTAGAGAATGGGAATGGCAGCATATAATCTATTGCGTAAGAGATCCTAGAAAAAGTATACCTTCAATTGCATATACAGAAAATATCGACAAGTCTTCAGAGAAATTTAGAAAAGAAATGGGAGTTACTCTAACTTCTTCAAAAATAGGAGATGCTATTATGTCAATTATTTTATGGGATGAATTTATTACAAGTCTAAATCCCGGACTAGTATATAGAATAGAAGATGAATCTGAAAATCTTTTTAACTATCTTAAAAATCAAGACGTAAATGTCAAATGGAGCGATGATATAATAGGAAAGCCGCAAAACACTAGAAAACATAAAAACTGGATAGAGTTAGTAAAAGAGAGCAGCTATGTTGGTAATCTTTACAAAAAGAAAATCAATGCGTATTGTGCGAAATATGGTTATAGTCTTTTATTCTAAGTCTTTTTATTTATTTCGTCTAAATACTCTTCTTGGTACCAATCATATTTTACTTCATTTATACCATAAAGTTTTAGTAATTCTTTATTGTTAAATTTATTATCTTTTAGTAAATTCCATACCATTTCATAAACCATACCGTTTCCTTGTGTTAATCCACATCCTGGTAAATGTAAGAAAAATGCAGACTTACCAAGAATTTCAGATATAGTTGGAGAATCTTGAGATTGTTTTCTATTTAAAATGCCTCCAGTAGCTCCAAAAACAGAACTATGTAATAATTCAGCGTCAATGTCAATAGTTACATTTTCAGGGTTTTGGTCTATATACATACCCATTACATATTGGTCGTCGTCAATACCCTGTTCTTTAGCCTTAGAAATCGACCATTCTAACATTTCTATTAAAGCAAAACAATATCCTGAAATTAGGCCAGCATTTAGATATTTTCTATTAGGTAAGTTATTAATGTCATATCCTTTTGCTTTCCAAAAATTATGCATCGGATAACAATTATATAATTTAGTAGAATTTTTATAGTTAGGATCTAACTCGTAATACTTAGGATCTGAATATCCTCCACATATCATTTCTCCAGAAACAACAATGTTTGAATTGAATTCTAGGAATTTATTATTAAAATATGTTGGTGGTCTTAAACACAATACATCTCTAGCATCAGAAAGTATACATATTTGGTTTTTATCAAGCGTTTTTAGTTCTTCTAAATATGTTTCCATTCTATTTATAAAACCTTTCCACTCTAGATTGGTACCTATTATTTTAAAGTTCCATTCCCTATGGGTTAATGTTTTTATAAAGTTAAACGAATTTTCAGTCAACTTAGTGTCCATTGATATTAATACAGGATCTCGCATATCTCTAATAGTGTATTTATCTATTTAAAAAATGGAAACCAATCTCCATTTTTTGTTTTTGTTAACTCAAACATATCTGGATTATTTAAGTAACAAATTAAATAGTATATTTGATCGTCATCGATAAGATTTTTTTCTAAATAGTAATCTATTTGACCATAATATATTTCCTCTAAGTTTTTCCATAGTTCTTTTTTACCCAATATCGTACCTCCCATGATATAAGAATTGTTTTTGAATATTTCTTTTTCAACTTTAAATTCTTTTGGTATACTATGATAGAACATATTTATTTTATTACTATTTTTAGAATATTCGTATCCTTCGATATCATTTAGAGTTACATTATCTCTAACATATCCGAAATCAATCCATGCACAGTACTCTGTTTTAATAAGATTTTTAGATATTGCAAGATTTACAAACCTAATTTTATTAATGTTGACTAAAACATATTTAGGATCAGAATATTCCATACACATTTTTAATAAAACTTGATCAATATATTCTTTAGACGTTTGTACCTTTTTAATTTGTAATAATAAATCCTTGTATTCTTTCTCAAAATCTATTATGATAAACTCAACATTATCATGTATAACATTTGGTTTAATTAATTCAGCGATTTCTGTCGAAGTTATGACTATAAAGTTATTTTTTAATTTTAGTAGTTTTGAAAAATATTCTAAATACTTTTCAGTACTTCTTGTAAACACTTTCCAGTCAGATCTTCCTATATCAAAAAAAGACGTTACAAACGTGGTATTATATGTTTTCATTTCTTATCTTTTTCAGCAGCTGCTGTTCTTTTTCTTAAACCACTAGAAGAAAACCTGTGATCTCTCTTGTTATAAAAGATTTCAATTTCTCTATCAGCGCATATATTCTTTGCTGTAAAGTTTTTACCTCTATATTCATCTCCAATAATTCTAACATCTAAATCGAAAGATTGGAAAATATCTTCCAAGTCGCTTTCAGTAACATACGGTACGATTTGGTCTACATAAACACATGCTTCTAATTGAATATATCTTTCAACTACGGTCTGTACCGGTTTATTTTTTTCAGGGCGATCTAACGTTGGATCTACTTGAAGCGCAACAATTAGCCAGTCGCATTGTTTTTTTGCCTCTTCTAACATTTTAATATGACCTGCATGTAATAAATCAAATGATGATGCTGTAATTCCTATTTTCATAATATGTGTATAATTTTTATTGGTCATACCCTAAAGCGTTTCTAGCATTTATTACTTCGGCCTTGCTTAGATGTATCTTCCATTCTTCGGGCAAATCTACTTCTTTTGATCTATTTAAAAGTCTATCTTTATTAACTTTCTCGGTTCCTGAAAAAGAAGATCCTCCTCCTGCTGAAGAAACATGATCTGTTAGGTCGCGATTGGTAATATTTAAACATTCACATATAAAATCGCGATATTCTTTAGAAACCAACCAATCTTCGTATTTAATTTTTAATTCAGTAGTAGTAGCACACTCGACCCATGACCCAATCTTAGAATCATTAATTGTAAAAGTTACTTTTTTACCTATTTGCGAGGTGCTTGCTTTATATCTACTTGCAAGCACATTTACAATGTCTCTTATTAATGTTATTTTTTTAGATCTTTTTAAAAAATAGAATTCATCAGGATATTTATTAAAAAGACTAGCGCTTGGACCATAGTCTTCATATGAAAGAATTATTGTTTTAGCTCCAACTGATACATAGCCGTCTATAAGACCTGCCAAATACTTAGGATTTCTAACTGACCATCCAGCGCCTACATCGTTTAAATGGTATGCGTCTCCACATCTTTTTGAGATAAAACCAATTTCGGGCGAAGGTGCAATTAAGTTTTCAAGTTCTGATTCAATTGAGCTTAAATTTTTTAGTAGCCATGCTAAGATAGCGTGGTTACCACTTCTTCTTAAACCATAAAATTCTATAAATTTAATATCGTCATAGTTCCAATGTTTAGTATTATGCATAATTATTCAATAAAATTTGTTTTTCCAATCATGAGTATACCTTTCAATTATTTTTCTATTTCTATCCATGCATTTGACTGTATTATATAGCTTATTTTCATAATTCTAAAATCTTATTTATGTTATTAGAACATAGAATATCTATATTATCATTGATTTTATTAATTGGCCATTTCCACCATTTTAATTCCAATAATTTATCTATTACGTCTTGCTCAAACCTTTTACCTATTTCTTTTGCTGGATTTCCACCAACTATAGTATATGGATCAACATCTTTAGTAACTACAGAACCTCCTGCGATTACTGCACCGTGCCCTATTTTTACTCCAGAAAAGATAGTACTTCCAAATCCAATCCAAACGTCGTGTCCAATTTCTATATTTCCTTTAGTTGTTAATGTATTTGAATCTCCAAACATATATGTAGTAACGTTATTTATATTGTGGTTTGATCCTAGAAAAAAATTACAACCATTTGCAATTGAAGTATAGCTCTTTATGATTAATTTTGAATTATGGTGTTTTTCTGTCCAAACTTTAGATTTTAGAGATTTATTATCTGAATCTGTTATTTGTACATTATCTTCGATATTAATCCACTCTATTTTGTTTTTGCTACTTAGATTAAAATCTCTTAAATCTCTTAAAGAATCATAAATCATAATATTGAATTTGTTTTCCAATCGTATGTATACTCTTGAAACTTATTATTCAGAACATTTTCAACTAACATTTTATATTGTTCTTTAAGCTTTTCGTTTTTATGAGTATATCTTTCGATTATTTTTCTATTTCTATTTATGTACTCGGCATCGCTGTTATGGAATTCTATTGCGGTTCGTAATTGATTAATTGCATCCTTAACTTTAAATTCTCCATAATAATATCCAATATCTTGGCATAGGCTACCGTTGTGTATTACTGGCCAACCCATCCAAGCAACGTCAAGCCATAAATAGTTTAAGTTATTTTCCCATTGCCAGCTTAAAACAAAATCAAGGTCATTATTTAAAGCATTAAGAACTGGAAATCTTGGATTCGAAAATATTATTCCTTTTTTAAACATTTGAGTCCTTGTTACTAAGCTCTTAAATGTTTCTCCATTTTTTAAATGTTCAGTAGTGTATAAGATAACTTTTTCTAAATCTTTGTATTCTTTTTCATATTCTTCTAAAATTACTGTTGGTAAGAGCATGTTTTTCATTACTGAAGAATTTGCCTCTAAGACGCCAACTCTTTTTGTTTCTCGAGGAGTATATGTTTGGATGTTATTGTCTTTGCAATAATCTTCAATTGTCATTGAGTCCCAAATAAATGGTACTACTGTCGCTTTCTCTTGATTACTTAAAAATTTATAGTATTCTAAATTTGACTTTTCCATTTGAGGTATCGACCAAATTTGATTTGGCTTAACCTTATCTTTTATAACAGTATCTTCTTCTTGTTTAAATAGAATAGCCTCCATATCCATGATAAATTTATTGCCACATTCATAGAATACTAGCTTCATATTTTTGCTCTTTGATTTCCACTTATCATAGAATGGTTTATGGACTGCAAATCCAAATTGTACCATTAAATCAAATGGAATAATATATGATTTATTAATTGTTAGAGTTCGGATTCCTTTAATATCTTCAATTTCATCCGGTAAATCATGAATAAGATATACCTTATATCCTATTTCTTTTAAAAGATTTGCGAGATATATTGCATTTTGATTAATGCCATTTGTCCATAAGCCTTTACTTAACCTAACTGTTATTCCTATTCTTTTCATTACTCTATTAAATTTGTTTCCCAATTATAGTTTCCAGTTGGTTTTTTAGAAGGGTCAAAAAGACCTTCTATTAGATTTCTGTACTGTTCGACCATTGCCCTATTTTCAGCAGTATATCTTGAGATAATCTTCCTGTTATCTGACATGTAGTCTTTATTTTCTTTATGTGTTCTTGCAACATGAACTATCAAATCACCTGCCTCTTTTAGATTAAAGTCTGAGTAATAATATCCTATATCTTGGCAAAGATGTGCATTATGAATTAATGGGTAGCCAAAATAGACTACATCTAAATATGCATAATTTAGTGGGTTACCCCATTGATGTGAAACTATCATATCAGAAAATAATCCTAAAAGACTAGGCGTTCTCCACCTCTTATCAAATGTCAACTTTTTGTCCTTATTCATTTGAAGAGCCTTTCCAATTGTAATCATTATCGGGCTATCTAAAAATTCAATTGCATTTGTAATGTTGAATTTTTTAAATAATTCTTTATCTTGTCGATATGCCCATTCCATTGCATGAATAATTGGCATCATATTTTTTAATATGCTTGTGTTTGGTTCCATACAAGCAACTCTCCATTGATCTACCTCTTTTTCATCAAACAAAATCTTAAAATCAGGACTTGTCTCTTTAATCTTTTCTACGTCTTTTTCAATAAATTTAGGAGACCATATAAAAGGAGTTGCTATTGCCGGGCATCCATATGTAATTTCAAAATAGTCTTTATTATGGTATTCCTGTTGTGGAACCATCCAAATTTCATCATATAGACCTAACCTGTCAGGATATGCTATTCCTTTAGTTACGTCCATGTTTCTTAAGCCCCATCGTTTTTCAAATAATAAGTCTTCAGTAGATAGAATTAAGTTATTACCTCCCTTAAACCCAACGACTCTTGTATTTCCTCTATCCTTAAAATATTTTAGATCTGGATCGCTTGGCATCACACCCATCGTAATTAAAACATCAATATTGTCTATATTCTCATGCCAATGTACGACGTCATATTCTTTAAGATGCTCTGCCTTGCTCAGCTTTTCAGAATCAAAAGAAGGGTCAAAAACAACTAGACAAACTTCATCAACACTGTCAATATTTTTCAGTACATCATATAAAAAGTATGCATTTTGCCCAAGGCCGTTTGCAAATAATCCAGTTTCGGTCTTTATAGTTATTCCAACTGTCATATTAAAGTCGTTATTTATTTTATATATCAATAAAAAAGGGCCCCAATAGGGGCCCTTAGAAGTTTAATAATCAATTAAACTGTTTTAATAAAACTCTAGATTACGCAAGTTCCCAGTTGTACTTAACCTCGATGATGTCGTCATCGTCCCAGTTAAATGGAACGGTAAGGACAAAATTACTAGCGGACTGTACTACAATTTGCGTTGAGTCTTGGATAACTCCGTTAACCATAACATACATGATGTTTTCTTCGAGCTCATTTGCAGATGTACCTGAAAGAACTCTCGAACCACCTATAGTGTAATCCATTTGTTGTCCGGCAAAGGTTACAGTATCAGCAGATGGAGTACCGTCAACTTCATTAACAGTACCTAGCGAGAACAGAATTGTACCTGTTCCAAAGTCATCATTTGCTTTTTCATCAGAGTATGTCTTAGCAGCAGCTAGAACACTTGCATCCTTAGAGTCAACTGAAAGAGCAGTATCAGCAGCATCAGCATATGATTCTGCAGCAGCTAGAACACTTGCATCTTTTGAATCGATAGAAGCAGAAGTTAATGCTCCGTTAGCAGCAGCTAGAACACTTGCATCCTTAGAATCAACTGAAAGAGCAGTATCAGCGTTTGTTGCAGCTGTGTTAGCAGCAGCTAGAACACTTGCAT